CAAGTGGTAGCAGTGGTACAAGTGGTAGCAGTGGTACAAGTGGTACAAGTGGTACAAGTGGTAGTAGTGGAACTGCCGGTACAAGTGGTAGCAGTGGTACAAGTGGTAGCAGTGGTACAAGTGGTAGCAGTGGTACAAGTGGTACAAGTGGTACAAGTGGTAGTAGTGGAACTGCCGGTACAAGTGGTAGCAGTGGTACAAGTGGTAGCAGTGGTACAAGTGGTAGCAGTGGTACAAGTGGTACAAGTGGTACAAGTGGTAGTAGTGGAACTGCCGGTACAAGTGGTAGCAGTGGTACAAGTGGTAGCAGTGGTACAAGTGGTAGTAGTGGAACTACAGGTACAAGTGGTAGCAGTGGTTCAACCGGTTCAAGAGGCAGTAGTGGTACAAGTGGTACAACCGGTACAAGTGGTAGCAGTGGTAGCAGTGGTAGCAGTGGCACAACCGGTACAAGTGGTAGTAGTGGTAGCGGTGGTACGAGTGGTACGAGTGGTAGTAGTGGTGCAAACGGTGGTAATGGTACAAGTGGTACAAGTGGAAGTACAGGAAGTAACGGTACTAGTGGTAGTAGTGGAACTACCGGTACAAGTGGTAGTAGTGGTACAAGTGGCGCCGGTGGTAGTAGCGGTAGTAGTGGTACCGGTGGTAGTAGTGGTGTAAGTGGCGTGGGTGGAACTAGTGGAACTAGCGGAAGTACTGGAAGCAATGGTACAAGTGGTACTAGAGGAAGTAGTGGCACAAGTGGTAGTAGTGGAACAAGTGGAATCGGTGCTATAAGTGGTGGGTCGTTTACTAATACAAATAGATTAATATATGATGATACGACCACATCTATAAAAGATAGTTCTTTTCTTTATCATGACACTACGAATAGTAGATTTGGTATAAATGTTGCTTCTCCGGCCTTTAGATTAGATATGACCGATCAAGCGAGAATTGGAAAAGCTGAAATAGGTACTTGGCCGGCAGTTTCTACTTACGCTTATTTTGGACACGAAGCGTTGGATCATTCGGTCTTAGGAAATTACGCTTTATTACAATTTTCGGATGGAAACACATATTTGAACGCTGCGTCTGCGGCTAGTATATATTTACGTATAGACAATACAACTGCATTTGTAGTTGATTCAAATAGACGTACAGGAGTTGGAGCTGCACCGGATGTGAATGGAAGATTGTATGTATTTGGTGAAGGTTCAACTAGTAATTTTCTTTCTATAGCGAATTGTAATGGAGATAAAACTGCTAGTACGACTGGATATACGTTTGCGGGATTTATTAGTATATATGTGAACAATACTGTTACTGGATTTGGTTCTGCTAATGGAACGTATTATTTTCCAATTTACAGCAAACCATAATATAGTTATTACTAGTTATGAATAATATAAGATATAGAATTTCTAGATGTGACGAAGTTGCAAATTTGCAAGTGAAACATGTTTGTTTAAGTGTGGAACGTGAAGATAATGTTGGTGAACAAATATCTCATTGTATTGCACTAAGTGGATCACAATATTTGGGAAAAACTAATCAAGAATGTGTAGATTTAGCGTTTAGTTTAATGAGCGAGTCTATTTCTCGTAGTGTTAGCAAATTAAGTTCCATTGATTATTCTATAGTTGGTAGTTATTATATACCGAATTGAAAACCATAACTTTAAGTTCGAACTATAGTTACGTTAGTGGATATGGTATTATTTTAGAGTCTTTGTTGAAGGATTTACCCTATAATATAATACCCAGATCGTATGGTCCGATATCTTCTAGATTTGATGAATATTTCAATAAAAATTTTAAATATTCATCTGATATTTTGGATTTAACGTTGTTGAGTATAAGTAATGATGTTGACGTTTTAAATCCGTTATTACATATATCTTTTGATAGACGCAGAGTTTTGTATACAATGTGGGAAAGTACTAGAGTTAACGATTTGATTATAGAAATTTTGAATAAATTCAAGTGTATTATAGTGCCAAACGATTATAACAAAATTAACTTTATTAATCAAGGATTGAACGTTCCAGTTGAAGTTGTTAATTTATTTTGTGATACCGAGACATTTGTTTATAAAGCTCCGGAGAATAGATCTAAGTTTGTGTTTGGTATTTCAAACGAAGATCCTAGAAAAAATATAGATAAAGTTACCCGTTGTTTTTTAAAAGCTTTTAAAAATATAAAAAACGTGGAACTACAAGTTAAAACGTGTGGAGAAATTAAATATAAAAATATAGATTCTCGTATTGTTTATACTACAAACAAACTTTCTAAACTTGATTTGCGGAATTGGTATTATAATTTGGATGTATATGTGAGTGGCGCTACGTGTGAAGGGTGGGGTATGATGCAACAGGAAAGTATGTGTTGTGGTCGTCCTTTGATATATACAGATTATGCTGGACTTTCTGAATTTGTTAACTATAATAATGGGTTTGAAGTTGGATATACAGAAGTATTTAGTACTAAACAGTGGGGTGGTTTTTGTGGAAAATGGAGTGAATTTAACGAAGAGGAATTGGTTGAAAAAATGGTATATTGTTATAATAATAAAAAAGATGTACAAGAACGTGGGTACATATCTTCGGTGGAAGCTAAAAGGTTTACCGTTAATAAATTTATAAATAATCTGACGGATGTGATTAATTTATATATATAGCATTATGGATGTATCATATTTGCAATCAAAACCTATTTTTGAGTTTTCAGACTTGGAATTAAAAGCGTTTGGCTTTGAAATAAGTGAAATTATTTTAAATCACGAAAAAAATTTGAATATGATTCGGGTTGAATTAACCAGAAGATCTTTATCAAAAGTAGTCACTTCTGTAACAAACGATCAACTGAATAATATATTGACTCAAAATAAAAAAACAATATAATATTGCCAGGTTAAATTATATAAAGTATAAGCATATTAAGCGCTTTTATTGATTGTAATATAAATTTCTTAACATAAGTTATATAGTATAGTGCTTGTAAATGCTTATATTTATTATAAATGATTAGTAATAATTACAAAATATATGTGGATATGGATGGTGTGCTTAGCGATTGGGAAGCACAATTCAAACGTTATAGTGGTGGAATACCGGTAGATACTTATGATAGTTTATATGGCAAGAAAAATAGATATAAACTAGTAAATAAAAATAGTCCTGGTTATTATGCTAATATGCCATGGATGAAAGATGGTAAATTGCTTTATAACTTTATTGATGGTTTTCCTGATGTGGAAATATTGAGTCATGCACCTGATAACAAATCAAAAATAGGCAAAGAACAATGGTTAGCTAATAAAAATATTAAATTTAAAGCAAATCTAGTATCTAATAGGCAAGATAAAGCTAAATATGCTACTTCAAATAGCGTATTGATAGATGACCGTGAAGATGTTGTAAATGATTTTATTAATGCTGGTGGTAAAGCTATTCTTCATATCAATTCTATAAACACTATTAATCAATTAAAAGAATTGACGGGTATTAAAGAAAAACATAGAATATATAATAGTATACTAAATCCTACTATATGGTCTACAGAAAATAATTTAAGAACAGAAGTACTTAATGCTTTAATAAATGTTGCTGAAACTTTTTACGAAGATAGTGAATTGAACGTTCCTCTTGAAGATGTTTACTTTCTTGGCAGTACAGCTGGATACAATTGGACGCCCACAAGCGATATAGATTTACATTTGGTGGTAGACTTTAGTAAGATTGGTACCAATCAAGAGTTAGTAAAGAATTATGTTGACGGCTTAAAAAATAAGTGGAATCAATCACATGATATAAAGATAGGCAATCATCCGGTTGAAGTTTATATTCAAGATATTAAAGAATTAAACAAAAGCCAATCGGTATATAGCTTGATGAAAAATCATTGGATTAAAAAACCAAAACATGAAGATATTTATATTGATAAAGATACCATAAAAAAGAAATACAAACAACTGACACACTCAATAGATAGAGCTATATCAGACGCTGATATAGAGAAAATAAAGAAGTTGATTAAACGTGTATATGATATACGACAATCTGGATTAGATAAAAGCGGAGAATACAGTACCGAGAATTTAGTGTTTAAACTTTTAAGATCAACTGGATATATAAATAAACTGAGAGACACAATCACTCAACTAACAGATAAAGAATTATCTAAAATATAAAAAACTTTGTATAAAATCAAATTTTATAATATTTATATCTAGAACATAATAAGGTAAAAATATGGCAGAACTACTAAATCCAAACGAAATATTTGCAACCGCATTCGAACCAAAAATCAAGAACAGATTTATACTGTACGTCGACGGAATTCCATCTTTCATCATCAAGAAAACTGATCGCCCAAAACTAAGTCAAACCGCTAAAGAACTTGATCACATCAATATTCGTACCTTCTATAAAGGTAAAAGCATTTGGCAAGCAATCACTATGGAACTGTATGATCCAATCGTACCAAGTGGTGCACAAGCTGTAATGGAATGGGTGCGTTTACACCACGAATCTGTTACAGGTCGTGATGGTTATCAAGATTTCTACAAGAAAGATTTGACCGTAAATGTTCTCGGTCCTGTAGGCGACAAGGTAGAAGAATGGAGTCTACGTGGATGCTTTATTACCGAGGCCAGTTTTGGTGATATGGATTGGAGTGACGATGGTAGTGCATTAACAATATCGTTGACCGTGCAGATGGACTACGCAATCTTACAATATTAATATCAATATAACCTTATTAAAAAGAACCCCGATGGAAACGTCGGGGTTTTTCTATTTATTATTATATGAATCTAGGCAAGAAACTATTTGTAATTTATCCAGGCAGATTTCATCCCTGGCATAAAGGGCACAAAGGCGTATTTGATTATTTAAGTACAAAATACGGTGGTAACGAAGTATATATAACAACTACCGATAAAGTAGAGCTACCAAAGTCGCCATTTACGTTCGACGAAAAAGCTAAGATGATGGTTTTAACCGGTATACCGTTAAATAAAATAATAAAAGTAGTACAAAATTATAATGTACAAAATTTAGTGGGTAAAATTCCAATTGATATCAATAGAGACAGTATCATATTTGTTGTAAGTGAAAAAGATATGGCGGAAGATCCAAGATTTAGTAAATTTACTAAAAAGGATGGATCTCCAACTTATTTACAACCAATTCCTAAAAATTTAACCAAGTTACAACCAGCTATAACTCATGGATATATTGATACAGTACCCACAACAGATTTTACAGTATTGGGTATGCCAGCTAGAAGTGCTAGTCAATTAAGAACACAATATACAAATTTGACTTCTCAAAACAGAAAAGAGTTTATTAAAGATTTATTTGGTAAGTATGATGACGGGGTATTTAATATTATGAACACAAAATTAGGTAATTCAGCTCAACCGATATCAGAAAACCAAAAGAATATATTAAAACGATTGATTCGTGGAGTTTTAAAAGAAGATGAATCTAAGGTTAAAAACATGAAGAAGTTAGCTGATATGGCTTTGCAAAAACAAAGACAGGCAGAATTAGACGATGCAAATGAAAAATTAGATTCAGCCGAAGCACAACAAGACGTGGCTACATCTGATGAAGATAAAAAGAAATCTGATGATGCTGTTAAAAGAGCTAAGGATATTGTTAAAAAAGCTGACATGATGCTTCAAGCGGCTAAACATCAAGTACAATCAAGTTAAATATAATAACAAAAAAGTTATAACAAGTTCTATATATTATAAGTTATGAACGACGAAATTTTAATTACACGTAGTAATCAATCCAAAGAAGTTACACAACCAACATATCCTACAGAACGTATAGATTTACCAAGCAAAGGTTATTTCTATAGTGAAAGTGATCCATTAAGTACGGGATATGTTGATATGAAGATGATGACCGCTAAAGAAGAAGATATTCTCACCAGTCAAAATCTTATCAAAAAAGGCGTGGTATTGGATAAACTATTAGAAAGTTTGATAGTAACACCAGGCGTAAATATTGAAAGTTTATTATTGTGTGACAAAAACGCTTTGTTTGTAGCTGCTAGACGATTGGCATATGGTGATAGTTATGGACCTGTACAAGTTAGATGTCAAAAGTGTTATGAAGAATCTAAACAAGTTGTAAATTTAGGCGAGTTACGTGAAAAACCATACGAGTTTGAAAAGGTACAAAAAGGACATAATAATTTTCAGTTTGTATTACCTTATTCTAAAAAAACAGTTGTATTCAAACTATTGAGTTCAAAAGATGAAACCGATATTGATAATGAATTGAAAGCAACTGCTAAGTTTGTAAAGTCAGGTGGTAGTACTGAAATTACTACCCGTTTGAAAAAGATGATAGTTTCTATTGATGATAAATCGGATAGAGCTACCATTAATAAATTTGTTGATAATGAACTTTTATCAAAAGACAGTATGGCTTTGAGATCTTACGCTAGACAAATTTCACCTGAATTAGACATGTCTTTCAATTTCACTTGTGCAAATTGCAGTCATGAAGAAAGGATGGATGTACCGATGACGGTACAGTTTTTTTGGCCTGAGTCCTGAGTATAGATTGCATCTTCACGAACAAATATTTCAGTTAAGTTATTTCTCTAATGGAGCTATAAACGTAATTATAGCTTATAATCTGCCTGTATATCTACGCAACTTTTATTATAAACAACTTGTTAAATTCAAAGAACAAGAAAACAAATCATATGATAAAAGTTCATCTCCTCCGACAAAAACAAAAATAGATAAACCATTTTAAAATATAATATATCTATATTTATATTATATAATTTATGGCAGATAAATTAACATCATCTGATTTAGATTCAATGAAAAAATCGTTGGATCTTATGACCGATTTGTCTAAAAATTTACGTAGTGAGTTTATTAAAATAAAGAACACAACTGACGTTTTAAGTCAGGATTTCAAGGACATTGTAAAATCCGCGACGGATAATAAAAATATAGCGGAAAGATATCTAATAACACAGAAAGTAATTGCTGTTTATTCTGAAAAAATTAACGAATTAAAATCCAAATCGGGATATTTAGACAAAGTTTCTCTGCAGTTTAAAAAGAACGAAGTACTTTTACAAAATCAAATCGTTAAACAAAATATTAATCTACTTACAGATCAGATAAACAAAGGTAAAATAGACGCGGCCGAAGGACTCAAACGAATTGAATCGTTAAAAATGCAAAGAATTGAACGATTGGGAGAACTGAATGTTTTAGAACGATTAAACGGTAAGAACAATAAAACTCTTGACAACTTATACAAACAACGTGAATCCTCGGAAGAAATTATAAATAATATTGAATTAATCAGTGAAAATGAAAGCATAAGAAACAAACTTTTAGGAATAGGTAAAAAAATATTAGGCGATATGGGTACGCTCGGTTCAGCGATCACAAAATCGTTTGACGTGGAAAAATTAAATAAATGGAAAGTTGCCCTAGAACTCGTGACGCTTATTTTAGAAAAGGGTTACGAAAATTTCAAATCATTCGATAAAACTGCAGTTTCGGTAAGATCTAATTTAGGCGTTCTTCCTGGTCAAGCAAATAAACTTGAATCATTAATTAAAGAAGTCGGCATCGATTCCATGCATTTGGGTGCAACGTTTGAAGATATAGGTAAATCTATAACGGCAATTGCTGGTGAGTTTAATTCTCTTGTTGCACAAGATAAAGAATTGTTAAAAACAACAACTGCTTTAGCAAAACAGTTTGGAATTGCAGAAGGAACTAGTGTCAAGTTCTTGAAAACACTTGGTGGTATATCGGGCAGTTCTACATCTTCACAGAGATCAATGGCAGGATTTGCACAAAAAATAGCACAAGCTGCGGGCGTACCTCTGGGAAAAATAATGGAAGATATTGCAAATGCAAGTGATGATGTTAGAATATATGTTGGTAGTTCTGCTGTTTCTATGATAAAAGCTGCCGCTGCGGCAAGAATGATGGGTATTGATTTAAATAAAGCGGCTTCAAGTGCAGAAAAACTTCTTCAATTTGAAACTAGTATAAATGCGGAATTAAAAGCGAGTGCTTTACTAGGTCAAAATATTAATTTTAATTATGCTCGACAGTTGTCATTTAACAAAAATATAATTGGAGCTAATCAAGAAATATTAAAAATTGCAAAACAAGTTAATTTCAATCAACTAAATCCAATTCAACAAAAAGCATTTGCCGATGCAGCGGGTAAGAGTGTAGGTGAATTACAAGATATGTTGACACAAGAGAAGAATATACAACTTGTCAGAGACGGTACTAACGAAAAAGCAAAGAAAGCTTTGGCAGATTACGAACGATTAATGCAATTGAAAGAAGAAGAAGCAAAAAATATAGGTAAAGTCGCAGAACAGGAAATTTTGAGAAAAGCTAATCAAGAAAAATTAGCACAAATACAAAATAAATTTAACCAACTCATGAGTGAGTTATCTGAACCTGTTATGGAAATTACGGGATATCTACTAGATATAGCAATCGGCATAATGCCTCTTGTTACAAATGTTGTCAAATCGGGAATATTTATGTTTAAAGGATTATCCGTAATAGTTGGTTTTGTATCAACCAAGCTTGGAGAATGGATAACAAAAATTTCGGCGTTTGTTGGTCCACTAAGTCGTTCAAGTAAAATTTTGTTAAGCATTGGAAAGTTTATACTTCCAATTATCACAGCTTTCGGAAAATGGTTAACTCCGATTGGATGGGTAATAACAGCTTTTATGGGACTTAAAAGCTTAATGGATGGTTTCAAAAAATATTGGGATGAAAGTGCCGATTGGCCATCAAAAATGTGGACTGGATTAAAATTATTAGCAAAAGCTATAATTGAAGCATTTTTACCATTTGAAGATGTACGTAAATATTTAGACAAATGGTTTTTCGGAAAATCTCCATCAATGGCCGGAAAATTAATAATGAAAGGATTTTCTTCAATAGGTCCTGAATTACACGATTCTTTAACAAGACCGATGGAGAGTGCTTATAAAGATATTGAAGACATGTCTCCACCTGGAATAAACGTAGAAAATACTACTACAAACAAACTTGTTGAAAAATCGGATAACGAATTGATATCTGCTATTAATACAAGTAACCAACAATTAATTGCAAAAATGGACCAGTTAATAAATTTGATGGCAAATGGTGGTATTGCTGTAAACATGGATGGTCAACGTGTACAAAATGCTTTATCAAGAGTTAACTATAGATCAGGTGGATTTGGTCAATCAACAACATTAGCTTAATACTATTTATAATAAATGGCAAATAGTCAAACATACGTAGATGGATTTACACCAACCGGCACACAGTTAACCACATTATCTGATATTCAAGGATCTGGCTTGAGATTACCCGCGCCTACGGCAAATTATATTAACATACGTTCTCCAGGCAAAATAGAAACGTTATTTAACGCACAAGGCAATTCAAATACCTTATATACAACAAATAAACCTCAAGATTTATACCTAAAAGGACCATTTGCCAGTCAAATGTTCGTATATAAAAGTATAGAGGAAGGTCAACGAAATAAACTTACAACAGTATTTCAAGCATCACGTCAAGATACAACTAGAGTAACTAAATTCTTAGGATCCGCTGCGGGAACACGTTTTATACTAAAACAACTCACACTTCAAGGTTTTCAACCACACGATGAAACTAAAGTATACAATCCAGCTTCGCCTATTATAGCGGCTTTAAGATTGGCGTCGCTTGGCTCAATTGATAGACCGACTCGTCACTTGGATACGAGTAATATAGTTGGTGGATTGTTAGGGGCTAGCGGCCTGGGCAGTGTCGTAAGAACCGTAGGAGGACTATTTGGGGGTGGTGGACCATCTATACCAGCACCTCCTAGAAGTAGCGTTGCAAGTGAAGCTAGTGGTGGATTAGGATTGTCTACATTTACTTCTTTACTTGGTGGAGCTGATCGATCTGATAGAGTTGTCGCTCCTTTAGCAAGGCCTGATGTAAGAGATTTATTGAGAGGACAAACTGCTACAAATGCTTACAACGCTACTCGTTACGGCAAGCTGGTAGCGAGTGGTGGTGGTAACTTTTTTACGAGATTGTTAGGCGGAGTAGGAAACTTTTTACAAAACAATACTTTGATCGGCGGCATTATACCTCCTAAACAACCGTGGAAAGCTAATTATCGTGCTGATGAACAGACTTATGATTTGTATTTGAACGCAGGAGGACTATTTGATACTTTTAATGTTACCCCAACAAAAAGTGGTGGTATTTTAAGTGGATTGAAGAAAACACTTGGTATAGGAACAACACAAAAATTTACAGGAGTAAGAACCAATCAAAGATTCTATCATGGAAGTACAAACCCTTCATCCATGCTTAGATCTGATAACTATATAAAAACATTTGGAGACCAATATCAACAGACCGCTGTTGGTGTAGTTACATTTCAAGGATCAACTAATTACAACAATGTTGAACAATTACAAAGTTCAGACTTCAGTCGGACTGCTAAAGATAGTTTTGGTAATCCAATTGTTGTAGATGGCAAGAGCACCAGTCAACTTAAATATACAGATGTAGTTAAAGCTGATAGAAATAATGGTACCAATCTAGAACAAAGCGATCAATTATTAAACTATAAAGTATTAATTGAAAACGTTGATAATTTACAAGACACGTTTAGCGATCAGACAAAAGTTCCTACAGACTTAATAATAAAAAATTTAGATAAAGCAATTGAAAATATAGTAGGAAACTCGGCAAATGATTTATATTCTATTAACTCTATAGGAAACAAAAACGCTAAACCACTTCAGTTTGCTAAATATGGAAACCAAAGTGAAGTTGGTATGAGTTATCTTGAAGATGTAAAAACCAAATATACTGACAAATTTACCGGATCTCCTGATAATTTAAATTTTCCAACCAGACTAGGAAAAAAATATGGAAAAGACAGATTTATACAACCCACAAATAATGTGGATTACGTAAACTCGTTGAATGTATTAAACCAAGAACAGTTTGATAAACAATACGGAAAAGATTCTGAATATGGTGGTTTTGGACCTGATATAATAAAATTTTATTTTTATGATATTATTAATCAAAAATATATACCATTTAGTGCTACTATAAAAGGCATTCAAGACAGTAATACGGCTGAATGGGAAACAATTGAATATTTAGGAAGACCTGATAAACTTTACTATTACAAAGGATTTACGAGAGAAGTGGGGTTCAGTTTTACAGTTAACGCACATAGTATTAAAGAACTGTTACCGATGTGGTCAAGAATAAATTATCTAATAGGATTGACACGACCTGCTAATTACACACTTGGTGACGTTGGTGGATACGTAGTTCCGCCGATGGTTCAATTAACTCTCGGAGATTTTTACAAGAACCATTTTGTACTAATAAGAACGTGTAATATTACTATACCAGACGACGCAACTTGGGAAACCATACCAGAAAACATGACATCTCCAAATGACACGTGGAGTTGGGGATCCAACAGAGCTTACAAATGGGACAGTAATAAAAATTTATTAAATTCGAGAAATGACAAGAGTTCTTCGGAAGGACGATTCGCTCAATTTCCTAGAACAGCCGAAATAAATTTACAAATGAATGTTCTAGAAAAAGATAAGCCAAAAACAGGTAGAGCTGTTTGGGGAGATGCTCCGATCCGTGAAAATGAATCGTTTTTTGAAACTGTTAAAGGCGACACATTTAGTGAAAATGTACGATTTCCAATAGGAACACAATTGAATTATACTTCATAAACAACAACCGACGCAAATATACACAAATACGTTTAATATGAGATATCAATTTACACCAGTTCAAAAACGATGGGACGGTAAAAATACATACAAAACTACGTATTATCCCATCATACCAGAATCGCCTGACGATTTTTATATTACTGTAAGTGAAGTTGATTATCTCGACAGTTTGGCTAAAAAATATTATGGCGATGAAAGTTTATGGTGGATCATTGCTAGAGCAAATAATTTAACTGGATATAAATTATCTGTCAATAACAATAAACAACTACGTATACCTGCTAACACATCTATCATATTTAATAATTTAAAAAATATAAATTGACCGTATGGCACAAAATCAAGAAATATCTAATACGGCCCCATTGTGGTGGGAGTTGCAAAACATTCCGACGCAAGTTGTGAGAGAGTTGAGAAGACGTAGCAATTCTCAAAACATAGGATTGAGTGTTCCGTCTCCCTACATACCAACTTCAACATTTAATTTTGAATCCAACTATAACTCGTATAAGGGTCCGATGACTCCGTGGGTTAGAGTGTTTAGTAACAGTACAGGAAAATCCATAAACGGAATGGTACCACATAGTTCTTATTTAGACAGATATTATGTACCGGTTGATTATGATGGATTTATTTTAAAAGGAGGTGACGGTTTTTACGATGCTTTTGGATATGATTCAAAAATAGGTTTTAATCAAACAAATGCTATAATTGGTTACCAAGCCGATGGAAAACCTCATTTCATAGACGGATTATATCGTACACAACTAAACTATACAACGAGAACTGAAGGATATTTTCCACAAAATAATCAAACTCCATCGGTGTTACCGCCTCCTGGAATAACTCAGGTTACTGTTAAACAAAGCAAAGAATTTTTAACATACGCTACTATTAACTTTAAATGTTATGGGTTAGCACAACTAGAGTATTTAACTCCGTTTTTTCTGACTGCTGGAATAAATGTTTTTGTTGAGTTTGGATGGAACTTATTTAATCAAAAATCAATACTAAATTTAGCAGATGAAAAGGAATGTTGGGAAATTATAGAAAAACCACAAACGGCTCTAGACAGAGCTAATGCATCAAATGGTAATTATGGATGTGTAAGTGGAATTGTAACCAAATATTCATTTGTTACGGTTGATGGATATACATATGATTGCACTACTGAACTTATTTCTAGACAAGGATTGTTCGCCGGTATGCGAACGGATACAAATGCTAAAATATCTGTAGGAGACAAAGACGGTGATAAAAATGATAAAGAATTCTTAGATTTAAGAACATTTTTTAAACTTTATTTGCCATCAATAAATCAAGTATTGATGGAAAATCAAAATGAACCAAAAGCTAATTTTTTGAATTATATTATAGATAAAATAGATTCTATAAAACCTGATAAGTCACAAAAAGACGCCGACGCAAACGCGCAACAATCGGAGAAAAGTATAAGAACTGTTATTGAAACCGTTAAAAATTACAATAAAACCTTTTATGATGGTAAACCCGAAGATAGAGTTTTTATTGGCAGATTGGAAGAAGTTTACAAAAAGAAAAATTCCGTGAGTTCCGGACCTGTTATTAGTTATAGAAATATTAAACCGTTTTCAAAAGCACCGACATTAAGCCAGCTTTCTGACATTGATGTTAAAACTGATTTTGACGGTAAAGACGGCGCAAAAGAGGTTTGGATGCAATTAGATTTTGTGTTTGAATTGGTAAATCTGTTTATGTCAAATAGAAATACAAACCAATTTTTAATTGATATAAAAGATGTTATAGTAAATGCTCACCCAAACTTAATATCATGTGATAAAAATGTATTAATACCAAATCCGGTTGCGCCTAAAGTAAATAAAGGTACGGTTTATAAAAAAGGATCTCCAAACAGTGGTTATATTAAAACTAAAGATACTTATGAAGATTTAACAATGTCAGATACAAGAGCTGTAACGGATTTTTTAAGCATAACACAGTTACAAAATTTTGATGTAGATCCGTTTATTTCACAATTACAAGATATAACGGTTGAAAGAAATATAGAATTGGAAAATAAATATAAAAAAGCTAAAGATGAAAACGAGTTAAAAGAATTTTACAAAAGATTAACTGTAGAAGAAAGTTATTATTTGGCGTGTGAATCTGCTAGAAAAGCTTTTAAAACCGCCGGCCGTGTAAGAGACAATCTGGATATCGTTATTAATTATTTATATTATAATAGTATAAATAAAAACGCAGAGTCTATAGCAGCTTTTCCTTTTGCAAAAGAAACAAATGGTTACAAACAATACTATTATGGATACTTAAAACACATTTATATCAGTAAAACAAAATTAATAGAAATTGTAAAATCCGAAGAAACAAAGGGATACAAACAGTTTATAACAGCTATATTAAATACACTAAATTCGTCAACTGAAAATTTTTGGAAGTTTGAAATTGTTGAAGGACAAGACAAAGATGGAAAGTCGACGGTGTCAATTATAGATAAAAATACGTCAAATTTGGATGCTTTAAAACAGATTTATACATTTGAATTGGGTAGTACAAATAATGTTGTACGAAGTATAGATTTCAATGTTAATTTAACAAATGAACAGGCTATAAACGTTTTGTTTGGAGGTCAAAATTCCGCTGTAGCTGGATTGAAAGACAAATATACATCTTCTATAAAAAATGCACAATCTGTTGGTGATGTTGAGGGTACATTGACCGATTTAAGCAAAGTGCCATTTTTGAAATTTGTTGATAGAATGGATCGTTATCAACTAACCTTATTAGCTGAAAAACAAAAAGAACAATTAAAATCTTCACCTACATCTTCAACTGTACCTGGTACAACATCTGGTATAGAAAACGATAATAGTATGATTGAGTCTATACAAAAATATGGTCCGCAAGAATCAAATGGAATACTGTGTATGACTTTTAAACAAGTTTCGTCTGTATATGAAAACGACATAAAAATAATACAGAACGTTATAGGAACAGGCCGCGCGGACGCGTCTATTCGTGGACCGGCGCTTAAAAGATTAGATAATGTTCCTAAAAACTATAAATATTTGTGTCTGCCAAATGAACTTAGAGGTAAATTATTACAAATGTTAGACGACGGTGATTATAGACATAATGCAGCAAAATATAGCGGCGTAGCAGATAATTTTACCGTAATTATAAAACTTGATGGTATTTTTTCATTTAAAAATCTACAAGTATTTGCTATAAATAATTTACCAAAACCATATGTGCCTGGAAATGTAATATTTCAAGTATTAGAAGTTGATCACGTTTTGACCGCTGGAAAATGGGAAACGGTGGTCAACGCTTTGGTACGTTGTATCGGAGGCACAGACCTTGAATATGTTGTTATATGATAAAAGATACCCCCGATAATATTGCATCAATTGTAGGATTAAATTCGTATACATACACGAATCCTACCACATACACCCCCGTCATAAGTGAAAACGATTATGATTATGGATATATCAGCAGATTTTTCGTCGCAAAAATTAATTATTTTGATGTATACGAAACCAATAACAAAGATTTTAATTTGGCGAATGATTCTTTTTATAAAAAAATAAAGATTGATTGGAAGATTACTGGACCAGAATTCAATATATACAAAGGCAAGGTTTTAGAAACAACAGGAGTTGTTAATTATAACGTTTTACAAATCAAAGCAGCATCTTCGTATATACCAAACATCGGGGTTATTTTAAATAATCCAAAACAGTTTTGGAAAGGATAATAGTTGACTTTTATTTTACTATGTGTAGTATTAAGATGTGAAGTACACATCAAAAATTTACCTTAAATTAATAACCAGAGACAACAATTGTCACAGTAAAAGTGACAATATAATCGCGGCGTTTGTTTATGATTTTGGTACCCGACAAAAATATTACTATAATATAAGTCATCCGGACGTTGCAACGAATTCATCGCTTGACGAGATAAAGAATGAGTTAAAAAACAGTTCGTATTCGGTTTATGTAAAAAATAAAAAAACTTATAAGTATTACATTGATTGTAACTTATTTGACGTGAATCTTTTTAGTTTTATTAATAACAATCAAATATTAAATGACATTAGTTGTGAATGTAAAGATTTTTTGCAGAACAACTATCACAACATTAAAGATTATAACGTAATCGTTCCGTATGTGACACACCAGCGCTGTTTTGATGATGAAGTGGAACAAATCAAACATTTATCAAACGAAGACGTTGATACGTATTGTTACAAATTTTTCAACAACGTTATTACTGATACGTTATATGAAGTTGAAAAAAATGGACTAAAAATAGATTCCGACTTGTTTAAAACTCATTTTAAAGCCCGTACTTATGATGGATATGTTTATACAAGTTATAATATTTACAATCCCACGGGTAGACCCAGTAATTCATATGATGGCGTAAACTACGTAGCTTTAAAGAAAGATAATGGATGTAGATCCAGTTTTATATCCAGATATGGAATTTCTGGTTACTTATTGATGGTAGATTTTACAGGTTTTCATCCTTATATTGTTGCCAATTTAATTGATTATAAAGTACCTGAATCAGAGACGATATATGAGTATTTAGCCAAACAATATTACAACACCGATTCAATTTCGTCTGAACTGCTTAATAAGGCTAAAAAGTTGACATTGGTTAATTTATACGGTCAAATAAATGATGACTATATAAACATAGATTATTTTAAAAAAACAGAACAATTAAAAACTGAGTATTGGAACAAATTTCTTAAAAAAGGTTATGTTACAACACCTATTTATAAACGAAAAATAACAACTAAACACGTATCGGATCCAAATAAAAACAAATTATTTGCGTATATTATTCAAGCTGCGGAAACTGAATATGGTATGGATAGATTAAAGTCGTGTCTTAAATTTTCATCCGACAAACAAATAACTACTGTATTGTACAATTACGATGCTATATTATTTGACGTGGGGATAGTAGATGCAAATGATATACGTGATTTAGTTGATATAATAAAAAACAAAAAATTCAAAGTTAAGGTTTATAAAGGAAATAATTATAATGATTTGAAATTAGTGTCGTTGTAAATATATTTATATCTATATTTATAATAGATGAACTTTAAATCATTAATAAACGATATTTGTTGTGACGGTCGTATAAAGGGTGGATTCATAGATCTTAAAAACGCAGATCATGTTTTTGTGCTTCAAGAATATCTTGAAAAGAATGGTTACGACGTAAATGAAATAGTAGAAAAAACCGCTGACTTATTTGAAGCTGGTAGATTTCCTGAAAGACAGGCATATAACAAAGACGGTATATTGGTAACATTTCCAAACAAATCTTATAGAGATCGTGCAGTAAACAAAGGTACACATTTTGCTGAAAATCCAAAAAAAGCTGATACTAATATTTTTACAACTCCTCCGCCTGATGTATCTACTAATACCGAACCAAGTAAAAAAACAGTTTCTATAGACCAGGAATTAACTGGAGACGTCGAGGATACTCAACAAGACAAGAGAACCTCTCAAGAAAAAGAATTTGATGCTAACGACGTATTGTCTATGCTTATAGGACAATCACCACTCGTAAATTACAGTGTAGATGAAGCTAAACGATTTGGTTTTTATAAAAAAGGTTTTAAATGGTATAATTCTGAGGGTGAATATATTGGACAACAAATATACGATGAATCCGTTTCTAAAAAAGTAATTGTGTCGGATGCTATATCTCCCACCGTATATATGAAAAAAGCGGAAAAGATCAAAGATTTAATACATCCCGATCTTTTAAAAAAGCTTGATTTCTTAAAATCAGCAGATAAAACAAAACGAACTCAAATATTTGAAACAATTCCTATATTAACCGCTTTTGGTATTACAGAGTTTGAAAATCTCCAAACAGGAGGAGACTATATTGATTACGCAATAGGTTTTTTAAACGATTGGGGTAAGTTGAGATCAAAACTTGAAACGATACAAAATCCTAAAGCAAAAGAAGAAAACTTAAAAATATATGAGTTAGTAGACAAAGATTTAAAAAATATAGGAGGTGAAGGTGTAACTCTGGCGGAACTTGGTACCCCTAGCGATTTTATACACAAATCTATACGAACATTTTATGATGCAGCTAACGTATACAATAATAAATTTTTAAAAGGACAAAAAGAAACAAAAGAAAATACAGCTGATATCATTTTAATATATGGAGGAAAATCCAACGATGTTATAACTGCTTTGAAAAATGGTCAAATAGAAGACACGGATGTAGATTCAATGGCGAAAATTAAAGATAAAAATATAAAATTTGCTTTAATTAGTTTAAAGGCCGGTACTGCTCGTTTGGGACACGTATTAACACAATTGGCACAATATGTAGGTCAAACTCTGTCAGCACAGCCATCGTCTGAGAAATTGAACGAAGGTATAATTGACACAATTTCAAATAGCATAAAAACCGCTATAGATAAAATAAAAAATATTCCTGATATCGTTAAAAACTATTATGAATCTTTTATAAAATCTATAAATCCATTTACCAACAAAATACACAACTTCTTTTTTAAAGAACTCAACGTTGATGTAACTCAAATTGAATCTACTGCGTTTAAAAAACTAGAAAGTTTAGAAAATGAAATTGAAAAAGAAATAGGATCGCTAAATGAAGACGTTGAAAAATGTGATGATGCTCATGCGTTATATACAGGAACAATTGATAAAAATCTAAAATCGTTCAAAACTGTACTACAGTCTAATGTGGAAGATATATCACTTTTAAACAAAATAATAGAATTGTCAAACAATCAAATATTGATTGAATTTTTTCCTATCAGTATAGAAAAACTGGAAATGGAACAAATTAAAAATCTTAAAAAATCTATTGTATATACTATAGACCAAATACAAAAGGATTATAGTATTAACGACTGCTTAGAAAGAGATACACTAAGACCTATATTTAAATACAGAGCTAATGTTTTAGCTTTAAAATATATTGATCTCATAATGAATAATGTGCTTAAAGATGTCAATACATCTAATCCAAATCTAATACGAGACGAATTTATTAAACTTTCAAGCTTGTTATCATCTGAAGCTGTATTTGGTACAAATGTTAGTTTGCCTCTGATTAAATTTACCGGTAAAAAAATAGAAAAACTAAAATATAAGAGCAATTTTAAATTAGAACTACCTGAAAAGTATAAAGATATAAAATTGGGAAAGATTCGTATCAATGTAGTACCGGATGAGGGTTATTTAACTGTAAATTTATATTTGTTTATAGGTATCACAATGAAAGATGACATCGCGACACCTACATATGCCAACTATTTAATGGATAGTAGCAGTGGAAGCAAATTTACATTCAAAGTTGAAGGGCAGAAAGTAGTGGAAAAATTATGATAACACAAAAGCAATTGCTTTGTACATTTTCAAATAACGTTCAATATACAGAGACACTAAAAGAAATTAACAAACAGTACCATTTAATAGATGGTAAAATTTTTGTATTTGCTAACGAAAAAAATTTAAGAGAACTTTATTTAACATTTAACGTTGTAAAAAAAGAAGAAATTCGTAGATATAAAGGTACCATAAGCATACATCGTAAAAAACAAACAAATACGTTATACACATTAAACGCCATGAATCGTTTAATTGAAGATGAGAATAATGGTGTATTTGACAAAAATTTTCAATTAAATTGGAACAATTATAAAAATTCAATTATTTTAACAAATGAAATAGGAGTTAAAATTGTTTCATTAAAATTATTTTCTGTGTTTGATGTTTGATAGTTATTTATAACTTGATTTTGACATATACACGTTGTATGATCAAATCAAGTTGGTTATCTGAGTCGTGTGACTCAAAATAATTAACTAATTAAACAATTAAACAATTAAATAAATTATGGCATTAGATATTAGTAAGCTAAAGAGTCGTTTGAACTCTCTTTCAAACACAAATCAAAAATCCAACCTTATTTGGAAACCCAAGCCAGGCAAACAAGTCGTTCGTATTGTACCTTATAAGTACGTTCCTGAGAATCCCTTCATTGAGCTAAAGTTTCACTACAATCTCAATAACAAGACTTATCTATCTCCCGATAGTTTCGGTCGTCCAGATCCAATCGTTGAGTTTAGTAATCGTTTGAAGAAGACTGGTTCTAAGGAAGATTGGCAGATGGGTCGCAAGATGGAACCAAAGATGCGTACATTTGCGCCGGTAATCGTTCGTGGCGAAGAACATGAAGGTGTAAAGTTCTGGGGATTTGGTAAGCAAGTATATCAGGAACTTCTATCTATTATCAGCGATCCTGATTTTGGTGATATTACTGATCTAACCAGTGGTCGTGACATCGTTGTTGAATTCAAGACTGCTGAAGGTGGCGCTAGTTTCCCAGAAACCAGCATTCGTGTTAAGCCAAATGTAAGTGTTGCTATTGATCCAAAGAATACTCAGTTGCTTGATGCTCTAAAGGCACAAGTTAACATTCTGGATCTATTCCCAGAACTTTCTTATGATGAACTCAAGGAAGTTATGGATAAGTGGTTAAATCCGGAAACATCGGCCGAGTCAACTGTTCCAACTGAAACAGCTGCTTCTGTTGATGATGATGATGTTCCATTTGCAACACCAGCTAAAGCTACCGTAGCTACAGCACCAGCTTCACCAACTGCTGCTAAAGCAAAGGGTAAGGATAGTGTAGAACAAGCATTTGATGACTTGTTTAACTCCTAAAAAATAAAAATAAGCCGGTGGAGTTTTTATACACCACCGGTTTTCTAGTTATATACATTATGGCAAAAAAAAGTGTTACGAAAGAAACTGGACAACGAGACGAATTAGTTGAGTTGTTAGCAAACGAACTAAACAAAGCAAACAAAGATGGTGGCAAGATTGCTTACTTTCTAGATGAACAAGAAAACCCAGCCGAAATTAGCGACTGGATTAGTACAGGTTCTTCTATTCTGGATCTAGCAATTAGTAACCGTCCGCATGGAGGTTTGCCTGTTGGTAAGATGATAGAATTCAACGGTTTGGAAGGAACTGGTAAGAGTCTAGTTTCAGCCCACGTTGTTGCTGATACCCAACGAAAGGGTGGAGTTGCGGTAGTAATTGATACTGAAAACGCAGCTGCTCCTGAGTTCTGGAAGAGTTTGGGTGTAGATCTATCTAAGTTACTGTATGTTCAATGTGAAACCGTTGAAGATATTTTTGCTCAGATGGAGAAAATGATTGCAATTGTTCGTAAGAGCAACAAAGATCGTATTCTAACAATCATTGTTGATTCTGTAGCAGCAGCATCAACAAAGGCAGAACTAGAAAGTGATCATGGCAAGGATGGTTTTGCCACGGGTAAGAGTATTATTATCAGTAAAGCAATGCGTAAGATTACCACTATGATTGGTCGTCAAAAGGTTCTTACTGTATTTACTAACCAACTACGTCAGAATCTAAATGCTATGGCATTTGGTGACAAGTATGTAGTAAGTGGTGGTAAGGCACTAGCTTATCATTGTAGTGTACGTGTTCGTTTGAACAACACTGGTAAACTCAAGAAGGGTGAAGAAATCATTGGTAATGCGTGTAAAGCAGTTGTTGTTAAAAACAGAATGGGACCACCACAACGTCAAGCAAGTTTTGATATCTATTTCGATAGCGGAATTGCTGACTATAGTAGCTGGATTAAAGTTCTAAAAGAACAAAATCTGGTTAAACAAGGTGGTGCTTATTACACATACAAAAAAGACGATGGTACTGAATGGAAGTTCCAATCCAAGGACTTTGTGACGACAATGCAGAGTGACAAACAATTGAGTGAAGAAATTTACTTGAAGATTTGTGATGCTGTTATCATGAAGTACAAAGATCCTAACAGCCAGATCGTCGATGATGCTATCGTAGATACAGACGAAGAAACCGCTGGAAACGAAGAATAAAAATATGAGTGGATTCAGTTCATCTGAAAAGAAAAGACTGTTTTCTCTCTTTGAAAATATCAAGGAGGATGTTGGAACGGGTCTCAAAAAGAATACCAATTCTGACATCCTCCTTGTTGACGGTTTAAATAATTACATCAGATGTTTCGCTTCTATTCCATCTTTGAATGAAGACGGATTGCATACGGGTGGTATTGCTGGATTTTTAAAGAGCGTTGGCTTTGCAATTAAACTACTTTCTCCTACCAGAGTCATTATTGTATTTGATGGTAAAGGTGGCAGTCAAAAACGTAGAAAGATATATCCTGGTTATAAGAATGGTAGAAAAACGGATATTAAACTCAATCGTAATTATGAAGAATTGTCTTCTTCACAAATTGAATCTGTTAATTTCAAGAAAGAACTTATTCGTACAGTAAATTATTTGGATACACTGCCTGTAACTGTAATGGCAATTGATCAAATAGAAGCAGACGACACAATAGCTTATTTAGCTAAAGATACATTCAAAGACAGTAATGTAACCATTATGTCTACTGATAAAGACTTTCTTCAATTATCAAGTGATAAGATTAAAATCTGGAGTCCTACTAAAAAGAAGATTTTTGGCTGCAAAGAAATATTAGATGAATATGGAATTACTTGTAATAACTTTATTTTCTATAGAATTATGGAAGGTGATACAAGTGACAATATTCCTGGGTTAGATGGAGTTGGATTAAAAAGAGTTGTTAAAGCATTTCCTTTTTTAGCCAACGAACAACAAGCTTGTTTACAACAAATTTATAATTATTCTGAAAATTATAAAAGCAAATACAAGATTTATGAAACTGTATTAGATAATAAGTTATTACTTGAACGTAATTATGAATTGATGCAGTTACATAACACTCAGATACAGTCTTTTACACAACTACGTGTAGAAGAGATTATTAATACCCCAGTTAAAAAGATAGATAAAATTAGCTTCTCCAAGTTAATTACAGAAGATAAAATGTGGAACAACATTCCAAATTATCACATTTGGTTAAACGAATGTTTCGGTAAATTAAATAGTTTCGTAGAATAAAAAAAAGTTGGTAATAAAAGTTGAGGTACACTAAAAACAGTGATAAAGTAGTATTATCTTATGGAAAATAAAAAAGCAATTGATTCATTAATTAAATATGGTCGGGATTTTCAACTCAAGTGCATTTCGTGCTTAATATCTGATCGTTCGTTTATTGAACGTATTCATGATATTATTGAAGTCGAGTTCTTTGAGAGTGATGCTAATAAATGGATTCTAAAAGAAAGTTTATCTTACTTTAGTGAATATAAGGACTTGCCTACACTAACAGTATTTAAAATTAAAATTGATTCTGTATCGGACGATGTGCTTAAAAAGAGCATTGTAGATAATCTTAAATTGATATACCAAAAAGTTACAGATAATGATCTAAAGTTTGTAAAAGAACAGTTTCTAGAGTTCTGTAAGAACCAAAAGTTAAAGAATGCTATTATTGAAAGTGCAGATCTACTAGAGATCGGTCAATATGAAAAGATTAAACACGTTGTAGACCAAGCTATGAAAGCTGGTATGGAACGTAATATTGGTCACGATTATTCGGAAGACGTTGAAAAACGTATGAGTGTAATGAGTCGTAATTGTGTCAAAACCAATTGGGTTGAAATTGATACCATTATGGATGGTGGACTAGCGGCTGGTGAACTTGGTATTATTACAGCTTGTGCTGGTAGTGGTAAGAGTTGGGTACTCAGCAAACTTGGTGCGGAAGCAATGAAACAAGGTAAGAATGTAGTTCATTTTACTCTTGAGTTGAATGAAAACTATGTAGGATTGAGATACGATAGTTGTTTTACTGGAATTGATTTCCAGAATATCCGTAACAATGTTGATATTGTAAGAAATAAAATTGCGGAAGTTCCTGGTAAATTAAAGATTAAATACTTCCCAATTAAAACAGTCAGTGCATATAGTTTAAAAGCACATTGCGAACGATTGGCTGTATTGGGTACCAAGGTAGATATGATTATTGTTGATTATGCTGATATTCTACGTCCATCACAAAGTGAACGTAATAGTAACAGTTATAGTGAAGCTGGTGGTATTTATGAAGAACTTCGTGGTGTAGCTGGTGAATTGCAAGTTCCAATTTGGAGTGCTTCACAGAGTAACCGGGCTGCTATGGATGAAGATATTATTCAGGCTAACAACATCGCTGATAGTTATCGTAAGATTATGACGGCTGACTTCGTTATGAGTTTGAGTCGTAAGGTAAATGACAAACAGGCAAATACAGCACGATTCCACGTAATTAAGAATCGTTTTGGTCCAGATGGTTTGACATTCCCAAGCAAGATGAATGCTGGTTGTGGTCAGATTGAAATCTATAGTGAGAACTCCAAGGAGGGTATGGGTATTCTTAATGAGATGATGGATGGTGAAAATCAAGTTAAGAAAGCACTAAAATCCAAGTGGAACGTTCATAATAGCGATGATGAAGAATAATTTATAGTGTGTTGATCAACAAAAACGTGCAAAAAAATTATTAAAAAAGTTATAATCCAAACACAAAATGAACTATCCAAACGATAGTTATTTTTTATCCGTATGAATAAAGAAATTTTTATAAAGAAGAGAAATGGTAATACTGAGAAATTCAACGCAGACAAGATCAACAAGATCTTACAATGGGCTACGGAGGATATAAAAGGTGTTAGTTTTGAAGAAGTCGCAATGAATGCTCATCTGTCATTCTTTGATGGAATGACATCTAAAGATATTCATTCTATGTTAATTGAAGCTTCTGCTAATCTAATTACAGAAGAAAAACCAAATTATCAATATGTAGCATCTCGTTTGCTAAATTATCAATTGAGAAAGAATGTTTGGGGAGGTAAAAATCCACCTAAACTATATGATCTAGTAAAAACCAATATTGATGCTTTGGTTTATGATGGCGGTATTCTTGACTGGTACAGTAAACAAGAATTTGATAAACTAGATGAGTTTTTAAAGCATGATCGTGATTTTAATTTCACTTATGCTGGTATCAAACAGTTGTGTGATAAGTACTTGGTACAAAATCGTATTACTAAGACAATTTATGAAACTCCCCAGTTTGCATATATGCTTATCGCCATGACTTTCTTTAAGGACTATAAAGAAAAGAGACTGGATTATATAAAGAAAGCATACAACTACTTTAGTAAGCATAAGATTAATCTGCCAACGCCTATTATGGCGGGTGTAAGAACTCCTATGAAGAGTTATGCTAGTTGTTCTCTCTTTACAGTAGATGATGATCTACGTAGTATTTTTAGTAATAATAGTGCTGTAGGTTTTGCTACCGCTAGTCGTTATGGAATTGGATTGAATCTATCCAGACTACGTGCTACAAACGCTCCTATTCGTAACGGAGAAGTTGTACACACAGGTCCAATTCCATTCGCTAAAGCATTTGAATCTACGGTAAAGAGTTGTCACCAAAATGGTATTCGTGGTGGTAGTGCTACGGTAAACTTTGCTTGGTTCCATTATGATATTCTAGATATTCTTGTATTGAAGAACAACCAAGGTACCGATGATAATCGTGTTCGTAAACTAGACTATTGTGTTGGTTTGGATAAGTTAATCTTTGAAAGATTTCTACAAAATAAAGATGTAACACTATTCAGCTATCACGAATGTCCATCACTTTGGAATACATTTGGTATGGAAGGTTTCAAAGAAAAGTATGAAAAGGTTGAAGCTAACAAGAACATTAAGTTTAAAAAGAAAGTACCTGCTCGTGAATTGATGGGACTACTTGCTAAAGAACGTCTTGAAACCGGACGTATTTATACAATGTTCGTAGATCATGCTAATGAACATGGTAGTTGGTTGGATCAGGTAGATACAAGCAATCTATGTCTTGAAGTAAATCATCCATTGACTCCAATTTATGATGTTAATGATCCAAACGGTGAAATCGGCGTTTGTGTGTTAGCAGCACTAAATTGGCTGGAGATTAAAGATGATGATGAAATGGCAAGTGTGTGTGACATCATCGTTAGAATGTTGGATGCTTTGATTGATCATCAAGAATATTTCGTACCAGCAGCAAAGAATTTTGCTACTAAACGTCGTAGTCTAGGTGTAGGTGTAAGTAACTTGGCTGCTCTATTGGCTAAAGAAGGTTTGAAGTATTGGGATAATAAGGCTCCAAACTTTGTTGCCAAGTGGATGGAAAAGACCAGTTATTATCTAATCAAGGCTAGTGTACAAATGGCTAAAGAAATTGGTAAGTGTGAGAAGTTTGAACGTACTAAGTTTAGTCAAGGAGTATTACCAATTGATACTTATAAAAAGGATGTAGATGAATTCATTACTGAACCACTACATTGTGACTGGGAATCTCTACGTGAAGAAATCAAGAAATATGGTATGAGACATAGCACACTTACTGCTTGTATGCCAGTTGAATCTAGTAGTGTAATTCAAAGTAGTACCAATGGTATTGAACCACCTCGTAGTGCTATTAGTTTCAAGGGAAGCAAGAGTAACATTTTGCCTGTAGTTGTTCCTAATATTGACAAGTACAAAGAAGATTATACTTTTGCTTTTGATATGCCAAGTAATGAAGGTTACTTGAAGGTAGCAGCTGCTATTCAAAAATTTACGGATATGAGTATTAGTACAAATACTTACTATATTCCATCTCGTTATGATAAAAATAAAGTTCCTGTTCAAGAAGTAATTAAGGATATGTTATTGGCTTACAAATATGGTCTAAAGAACTTGTATTATGCTAATACTGATGACGGTGATAAACAAACCGTTATGGACGAAAAGAAGACAGAAACAAAACAACCAGTAGTACAAGAATCCGGTTGTGAAAGCGGAGCTTGTGCTCTATAATAGGAGGAACAGATGAAGAGTGTATTAAATAAAAAGAATATAGACCAATTAAGAAATCCAATGTTTCTAGGAGAAGATCTATCTCTACAGAGATATGATTTGATCAAGTATCCTAAATTCTATGAGTTGTATGATCAACAATTAAACTTTTTCTGGAGACCACAAGAAGTTTCTCTAGTTAAAGATATTAGTGATTACAAAAATCTTTCACCAGAAGAACGATTTGTATTTGATAGTAACTTGAAGTTTCAAACTATGACTGACAGTATGTTGAGTCGTAGTATTCACGAACTAATGAAACACGTTACTAATAGTGAACTAGAAATTTGTATGAATACGTGGAGTTTCTTTGAAACTATTCATAGTAACAGTTATACATACATTCTTAATAATGTTTATCCAGACGCTACCAAGTTTTTTGATAGTATCTTGAATGATGAAGAAATTGTTAAGAGAGCCACTGCTATTAGTAAGAAATATGACGAACTATTAACACCATCAGATGATGTTAAACAACAATTGTTTGATGCTGTATTAGCTACTCAGATTACTGAAGGGTTAATCTTCTATGTAAGTTTTGCTTGTAGTTTTTATTTCGGATATCGTGGAAAGATGGAGGGTAATAGTAAGATTATTAAATTTATCAGTAGAGATGAAAATCTTCACGTAGCTATTACCCAAAACATTATGAAGAACTGGATTAATAATCCAGATGAAGGATTCCAAGATATTGTTAAAAAGAATGAAGACAAGATATATGCTGCTTATGAAATGGCAGTAAATGCAGAAAAAGACTGGGCTGACTATCTATTCAGTAAAGGTAATCTAGTAGGTCTAACAAGTGAAAGTCTAAAACACTATGTTGAATGGTTAGCAAATAATAGACTAAGTAGTCTTGGGTATAAAAAGTTGTATCCTAATGCCAAGACTAATCCGTTGAGTGGATGGTTGGATAGTTACTATGATAGTAAGAAATTGCAAGTAGCCCCCCAAGAAACCGAACTAAGTAGTTATGTAAAAGGTGTAGATAATACGATCACCGAAGGTGCATTTGATGACTTTAAATTGTGATATTGGATGTAAATAATCAAAAATGTAACGGGTACTTAAATAGTATCCGTTTTTTTATATATTTATATATACTTAATTATGGAAACATTTTTTAACTATTTAGAAAAAATAATTGTAATAAGCGCTGCTGGAGGAGTACTTTTTGGTGCTTTTAAATGGGTATTTATATTAAATAAAAATATTAAGGAAATTTTATCCGAAGTCAAACCAAATTCAGGCACTTCTTTGAAAGATCATATTTCTAAAATAGAAAAACAAGTATGCCATGACAGCAATTTGATACAAACTATTTGTATTAGACAAAAATGGTTATTAGATAATCGTCCAGAACCCATATTTGAATGTGATACGCATGGTAATTGTACGTGGGTAAATGAAAAATATTGTCAGTTATTAAAACACGACGTTGAATATTTTTTGAATAATGGATGGAAAAACGGCGTACACCCAGAAGATTTAGAATATGTAGAAAAAGAATGGGAAAAAACCATAAAAGATAAAAGAAGTAGTGTTAGTACTCATAGGGTGGTTGATAGAGAAGGTACGATTTATAACGTGCGCGTAATCGCTACACGAAACGACAATCACGGATATATAGGACACATAGAAGTGTTATCCAATAAAAAAGAATAATAATTGATCCACAAACACTATTTATATAGTATGAAACATTCCAAAGAATTAGTAAATAAATTAGTTAAAGAAACTCTTGAACAAAAATATACAAACGCATCCGCTTCTTGGTCTGATTTAATTGATGAATTATCCAAAGATATAAAAAAACCAATTGTATTGGACGATGCTGGTAATTATAACGTATGTGAATGTGAACCGTATCATATTAGTATACGTCCTATAATACACGGTATCTGTGACGTACAAGCATTTAAAGATTACAGCGACAGAACGAAGAAATTGTTTAAAACATTTGATGAAGTTAAAAAGTTTGTCAAAGAATATCTAAATAGTAAAGATTCAAATTATGTTGATTCTGCTTATCAACGCAATGTTGAAAATAGTAAAGATAAAGAGGGTGGTAAAAAGGCAGATAAAGCTTCTGATGAACAAAACTTAATTGATCCGGAAAAAAACAACAAAGTGGTGAAAAACATCAAGGCCGACCCAATGAATAAAGAAATTGACGATCCTACTCAACCAATGCGTGAGGTAGAAAAATTTGAAAAACAAATTGATCGTAAAAGCAAAAAACCAAGTTATACTCCTCCTACTCTTCCTAAAAATTTGCAAAAATTGGTTGTTAAGTATACAAAAGCTGGTAAGAAGAAAAAGAAATAATTTTATTTTAGTTTAAATTTTTATGATACCAGAATACAATCCAAACGATTATAACGCAGTAATATCACGAATTGATGTAAGTTTAAAAAATATTACTGATAAATTAACAGCGATAGAAACTAGTGTAAACGCAAACGTAATTCAAGTAGAAAAACGATTGACTTTGTTAGAACAGTTTAAATGGAAGTTGATAGGAATAAGTACAGGTATAACCTCTATATTTGCAACATTAGTACATTATTTTACAAATAAACAATCATAATAATTTTTATCGTCCAATCAAACCAAAAACCATCTAACCGATGGTTTTTTTATTTTTTGTGTTGACTTCTTATAAGTCCGTGGTAAGATGGATTTACGGTAAGAAAAACATATGAAAAATAAAAACTCACTAAGTCTGGTTACTAGCAAGGATTTTGATATTAAAAGTTATCTAAATACCTGTGTCAATCTTCGTCCTTCTTCTTTGATCATGGACGATCTAAAGTGGAAGTATATGGTACGTAGTGCTATTCGTGGCAAGAACATTCTGCTTCTTGGTCCAACTGGCTGTGGTAAGACTCTATCTGCACAGACTGTAGCTAAGGCTATTGGTCGTGAAGATAACTTCTTCTATTTTAATTTGGGGGCTACGCAAGATGCTCGTAGTGCTTTGATCGGTAATACCCACTTTGATAAGAAGACGGGTACTTTGTTTAAGGAGTCTAGCTTCATCAAAGCGATTCGTACTCCAAATGCCATCATTCTTCTTGACGAAATTTCTCGTAGCCATCATGATGGTGTAAATATTCTAATGACTGTTCTGGACGATCTACAACGTTATCTACGTCTTGATGAAAAGGACGATTGTGAAGTTGTCAAGGTTGCTGATGGCGTTACTTTTATTGCTACAGCTAACGTAGGTAACGAGTATACCGCTACACGTGTAATGGATCGTGCTCTGCTTTCACGTTTTCCGGTAAAGATTGAAGTAGTTCCTCTTGACAAGGATAGTGAATATAATCTACTAAAGAGTCGTTTCAATATCGTAGGCGAAGATCAGCTTGAGATTCTCAAGTCTGTTTGTGAAATTGCCGAACATACACGTAAGCAGGTTAAGCAGGATGACAGCAAGCTAACGAATTTTATTCCTACACGTTCAACTGTTGAGATTGCTGAACTTATTGTTGATGGATTTAATTTGCTTGAAATTGCAGAGTCAACCATCTATCCTAACTTCAGCGATGACGGAGGTGTAGACAGCGAACGTACTTATATTCGTCAGCTTGTACAGAAGTACATCAAGGTCGAGTCTAAGGAGAAGTTGTTCAATGATCCGTTAAAGAACGATCAGCCTCCTTTCTAATAACTAAATAAACAAACAAACTATTATGAGTAACTATAGTGATTTCTGGTTGAAAGACAACCATTACGAATGGGATTGGGAAGATGAACTAAATGTGGCTATTGAAGAAGAAGCTGGCACGGATACCAATGTTGATGCTGAGGATCGTGTTAGTGAGAATACCGCTAGATTGATTCGTCTTTCGTCCGCTCGTCGTGCTGTTGCTAATTATGTCAGTATTCTTACGAATCAGAATGTACCTGTAGTATTCAATGATAGTGCAGTAAATTGTACTGATGGTAAGGTGGTTTATATCAGTAGCGATATTACTAAGAAGGACAATTTTGATGTGGCTGTCGGACTAGCCTTACACGAAGGCAGCCACATCAAATATTCTGACTTTGAAATGCTCAAGACTGTATGGATGAATGTACCCCGTGACATTTATAACTACTCTGAAAAGTTGAATATTTCAAAGGACGAGGTAGGTAAGACTTGTCAGACAATTCTAAACTATGTAGAAGATCGTTTTATCGATTATACAGTACATCGTAATGCTCCTGGTTATCGTGGATATTATGATGCTTTGTATGATGAATACTTTAATAACAAGGTAGTCACCGATGCTTTGGAAAGTGATTTGTATCGTACATTGAGCATTGAGTCTTATTTGTATCGTATTATTAATCTTACAAATCCAAGTACCAATCTAAAGGCACTGCCTGGTTTGTATGATATCGCTAAAGAACTAGATCTTACCAATATTAGTCGTTTGATTACTGCTAAGTATCGGTTGAACGTTGCTTATAAAATTGCTGAAATTGTGTTTAAGAATATCAATGAACATACTCAACAGCAAGGTGAAATGACGCTGGGTCAAGATGTAGGTATCGGAGAAGGTACTTCGTCTGGGACTTCTATGTCTACTGATAGTAGCAAAGATGCATCTGATGTACTTGGTGGTACAGAATCAACTGTAACCACTGATAATACAACTGTTGTTTCAGATATTGGCAACGATCCTAACGTTAGCAAGACCAAACAAAGTAAGATTACAAAGGCTTTTGAAAAACAGAAGAATTTTATTGCTGGTAAGATCAAGAAGAAGAAGGTTTCTAAACGTGAAAAGGCACTATTGGACGTTCTTGAAAAGAGTCAGATCGATCTAGTGCCGGTAGCGCAAGAAATGCTTAAGGCTAGTGGTATGATTGGAAATATTGAGTGTATTCTTGTAAAGAATATGACTAAGGATCTTATTATGTCTGAGGAATTTCCTATGGGTATTGGTAGTAATAATGAAATTACTCGCAAGGAACTTCAAAAAAACATAGATGATGGTATTGTATTGGGTACAAAACTAGGTCGTCGTCTTCAAATTCGTAATGAAATTAATATTGATAAGTTTACTCGTCGTAATTTGGGCAAGATTGACAAACGGTTGATGCACGAATTGGGGTTTGAAACCGATAGCAATATCTTTTACAACACATTTACAACTAAATATAAGAAGGTTAATTTTCATATTAGTGTAGATGCTAGTTCTAGTATGCGAGGCAGTAAGTGGAATCGTACAATCAAGTTGTGTGTAGCACTAGCTAAGGCTACATCTATGATTGATAATGTGGATCTTACTATTAGTTTTCGTACAACTATGAGTAATAATCCATATATTCTAGTTGCTTATAATTCTAAAGTAGATAAATTTATTAAAATTAAGAATTTGTTTTCTTATTTAATTCCTGTAAATACAACTCCTGAAGGATTGTGTTTTGAGGCACTAATGAAGTTCTTGCCAAAAGCCGATGGTAGTACAAATAGTTATTTTGTTAATATTAGCGATGGTGAACCTTGTTTTTTCTATAACAATACAGTAACTCACATTTCATTTGCTTATCGTGATAAGGAAGCTTGTGAACATACACGTAAACAAGTAAAGAAAATCAAGGAATCTGGATATAATATTATTTCATACTTTGTATCGGATTATGATACATTCGGCCTTGACGTTACACGTAATAACTTTAAGACTATGTATGGTAGTGATTCACATTTTATTAATGTAGAGAATCTGAATCAGATTGTAAAAACTGTTAATAGCAAGATGATGGAAGCTATTGACTTATAATATAATTGTGGTATAATATATAAATGGTGATATATTCACTAAACAAACATAATAAGAAAGGATAAAACATGAAAAAGACAGATCGAAAGAATAAGACAAACCTAACAGTAACATGGCCCTCAAACATCTTTACTATTAAAGAGTTGAATGTTCTGAACCCGGATTTCGTAGAAATTACACTACGAGTTCGTATAAAGAAAGCAATAGAGAGTTCTGAAATTACTGATATTGGTGTACTTCACAATGGTAAAGGCCGTCCTACATTGGTATTTGTACACGGCACTCCAACCAAAGAACATCTTGAGGAGGCTAAGTCAAGACAGGTAATTTTGAAGGATTCAACTACTGTTAACGTAGTTAACATTAATTCTAAAAAACAAATCGTATCTATTTTTGATGATGCAAAGACAACGAAAAGTGTAATTGAGATGAGTGAAAATAAACCGGTTAATGTATAATAAATTAAGGATTGTGTGACCAAAGCGGATTGTACGTAAGCAATCCGCTTTTTTCTTTTACATAATAATTTATTTCTGCTTTTGGCATATTTTTCTTTATTGATCGTATAATACCGGATGTCATGTTCCAACTTCCATGATAAATTGGTTCGTCCATTTCACTGTCCAATACGAGAAACTTTGTTGAAGAAATTTCAAATATATAAAACAACTTTTCTTTTGGGTTGATTTTTTTGAATGTCATGTTACTATAGTTATAAATATGAACGTATTACAAGAATATTTCGGCATTGAGTCTTTTGATTTTGGAACAAATAAAAAGAAATTGGTAGATAATCTCAATTTCTTAAAATCAATGTCTGTTGAAGAACAAACTTTTTATAAAAAATGGTTAGAAGTACAAAACTATAGAAATGTTGCTAATAAATTAAATACGATAAAAGCTCGTATATGGAGACCTACGGATTTTAATAATGAAACACTTACAATTAAAGAAATTGAAAGCTGTCAACCAGAATTGGTTTATGTAGAAACCAAACAACAAAATGAAGATTGGACTTTATTGCGAATATTTGTAAGCACATTTGAGTTTAGTCAAACTCCGGGTCGGTTTCTTAAGTTTCTTATAGTTGATAAAAATAAACCAGAAACTCCATACATCGGAGTTTTAGCTGTTAGTAGCGATGTAATTACTATTACGGACCGTGACAATTATATTGGGTGGAATTCTGATAATAAAATTAAAGATAAAAAATTAGCACACAGTGCTATTGGTAGTAGTATTATTAGTACACAACCATTTGGATATAATTTTCTGGGTGGTAAATTGGCAGCCGCGATGGTTGTTAGTAGCGGTGTAAGAGATTTATGGAAGAAACTATATAATCAAACTCTTGTAGGCATGACCACTACATCGTTGTATGGCAGCTACAGTATGTATAACAGTTTAAAATGGTGGCATAAATGTGGAACTAGTGCTGGTAAAGTTGCTATAAAACCAGATGATGAAATTTATAAAGTGTGGCACAATTGGGTAAAAGAAAATTGTACTGAAAAATATGATAAAGCTATGACTCAAAAAGAAGGAGTAAGTGGACCTGTAACCGGTGCTAAATCAAGAGTCATAGGAATGATCTTTAGCAAGTGTGATATAAAACAAAGTCATTATATGCACGGTTATGAACGAGGTGTATATTACAGTTGTTTTTATGATAACAGCAAAGAATTCTTTCAAAATAAAATTACCGAAGATAAATTGGTGATGAAGAAGTTATTTGTTGATGATAATAAAGCCATTATGGAATGGTGGAAACCAAAGGCTATTGAAAGATATAAGAAATTAAAGAGTGAAGGTAATTTAAAAACTGATATACACTTTTATAATCAAATGATCGGCATGACATATGATGAAGCAAAGAGTGTTTATTTTCACGAAGTTGGTCGTTGACATTTTATAATTTGTGATGTAATATTATAAAATGATGAAAAAATCACTATGTTGCATCAGTCTCAAACTTCAAGAGCAAGGAATCAAAGGGTCAACCATGACCAAAACACGATTTCTTGCTCTTGATCGTAAAAATGCAGAAAAAATTGTTGCAGATCGTACTCTCAACAATGTTTTTGTTACGCGTAAAACTCTGGAATTTTGTGTTTCTAAAAAATGGAACTATCGTGTTACAAGTGGTATGATGCCGTTGGAAACACTTCCCGAAGCAAATTTGTTACTAGAATCTGCCTATAATTTCAAGTCTATCAAAAACGAATTTGATTTGTGTGTTAAAGTAATCAAGGATAACAATATTCGTTGTAGCACGCATCCGGATCAATTTGTTGTACCGGCTAGTTCAAACTCAGCTGTAGTAACCAAATCCATCGAAGAACTAAAGATGCATGCCAAAATGATGGATATGCTTGGTTTACCACAATCATATGAATCTCCTATCAACATTCATATGAACTGTTACAAGGGTGATGTAAAAGATATCGCCTTGCGTTTTATTGATGTCTATAAAACATTTCCTGACAATGTGAAGTCAAGACTGGTTTTGGAGAACGAAGACAAACCTAATAGTTGGAAAGTTGAAGAACTGTATGATTTGATTTATTCTCAAACCGGTATTCCGATTACATATGACAATCTTCATTTTCGTTGTAATCCAGGCAAACTATCCGCTAAAGATGCAGTAAAACTTGCAAAATCTACTTGGGGTAAGTATACGCCACTGTTTCATTTTAGTGATAACGATTTAAATAATAGTAATCCACGTGCACATGGTGATTATGTACGTAACATTCCTGACGAATATGTAGGTGAATATGATGTGGATTATGAGTTTGAATTTAAGGCTAAAGATTACGCGATTGAAAAATTTGAAAAAGAGTTTAATCTATAAATAATAATATTATGGAAAATATTTGTCCGATCATTGTACTAAACCACATTACGGATCGTATCAATCAACATCACAAATTGTATAAAACTTTACCTGTAAAAGACATATATTGGGAATATATACTTTCAAATTCATTAAAAGATGCAAATTTTAAGTGTAAATGGGATGGTGATAGTCACGATGCGGGTAAAGACATTATTGTTGAGGATATGAAATATAAACGTATTTCTTGTAAATCAGGAAAGTTATCGTTTAGTAAAAGAAAAAATAAAATTGAAACGTTGAACATTAGTGGATTTCGCACAACGTCACAAAAAACTTTAGAAGAAAAACTCAATTATATTGACAATAATCATGAGGATATTGTATACTCATTAAGTTCAACATTATTTAAATCACATAAAAAATATGTTTTAACTATCTTTACTCCACCTAAGTTTAAAGATTTAACGTGGACCGAGAGTTATACAAAGAAAAATAAAGTAAATTATAAGTCATCTAAATTAAACGGCGTTTATGCTAAGATATTGTCATCGTGTAGCGACCAGTTATGGTATTGGATAGATTATGATTGTTCCTTAATACTAGAAAAGTATGATATTCAACTTTAAATTAGAAAATTTTATAAATCATAGAAATTCAACAAGAAATTTGAATGATCAAGAATTTGAAATAGCAAAAGTAGAATTAGCTTATCAACTCGAGAATTATGATTATAAGATAAAATTTACAGATAAAGAATTACGGAGTGATTGGAATAATTTATGTAAATTTAATGAAGATGTTAAAGAAATTAGTTCTACAGTTAGACATGGAATGAAATTATCGGAACATTTCATGGATAATTTTTATGATATTAAAGATCCAAAAGGTAGAAGTTTTTCAAATCAATGGACTTCCTCAAATCTACAAAAAATACTAACGTGGAATAGAAAATCTCACAGTACTCCTTATCTTTCTGAAATTAAAAGAGGAGTATATTTCTGTACAGGTATGACCAAAAATACAATGTACAGACCGACGTTGACTAAACTTATATGTAATAAATATGCTAAGTGTGGTTATGTATTAGATCCGTGTTGTGGATGGGGTGGCAGAATGATGGGTACAGTCGCGTCCGGTGCACATTATATTGGTTTTGAACCTAATACCAAAACGTATAATAATTTATTAAAAATTGTATCTTTTTTGGGAATAAATCATCTTGTCACGATACACAATGATGTCGCGGAAAATATTCACAAATACGATTTACCAAAAATTAATTTAATTATTACAAGTCCTCCTTACTATAATTTAGAAATTTATTCGGACGAAATCACACAATCTGTAAAAAACAATCAATCATATGAACAGTGGATTGATTGTTTTTTAAAACCGGTAATTAAATCATGTTTGGATAAAGGGTGTGAGGATGTAGTCAGTGCGTGGAACGTAATGAACTTTGGTAAGATAAAAATGATAACCGACGTAGAAAAAATACATAACGAGTTTGGATATGTTAATATAGACAAATACAACGTTGTGAGTAGTAAACGACAATCTAATCAAAATAAAACTAAAAATGAGAAAAATAACGATTCAACTATTTGTTATAGCAAAATATAATTAATAAACAAGTTGACGTTTTGAAAAATTAGTGTTAATATAAATTTAAGTTAGTAACATACTAACGAAACAAAAACAAATAAAAAAGAAAGAAAAAATAAATATGTATACACGCACAAATACTCGTAATAAAACTAACTTCGTAGGTCACAATACAACCGGCGTAGAGATTTATCTATCTACCCCCGTTGCAAAGGCTAAGAAGGCGTCTCGCTTGACTCTACGTACCGGTAATACCCGTATCGATCTAGACGGTCGCCAAATTAAGGCTCTACGTGAAGTCTTGAGTCTGGGTTATAAGAATGCCTGATAACTAAATCGGTTCATATATATTAATATGAACTGCGATTTTAATCACATAATGTTATGGTTGCTAATTGTGTTAGCAACCATAATTTCTTTTTTATCTATATTTTTGAGTTTAAGACTTGTTAAAAAATTTGATGAATTTGAACTTATTACATCTAACGCCATTGAAATACTAAATAACGAACGAATAAATTTGTTAAAACAAGTTGAAATATTATATCGTCGTGGTAGAATATTAAATAATGAAACAAAGGAAAATAACAGAAAACGTAACAAATAAATCCCGCGGATTATTTGACCATGTAAATCATATACGGGAAATTAAAAATCCAGACTATTATGCAAGTCTAACTGACTCTGAAAAAACATCTTTCAATAAATATATGATCGTTAGAATATTAAGCATGGATAGTGATCTAATTGAAGAAATGGCACTCATATCTAAATATTTTCAGATTATTCCAAACGAACAATTTTACAAGATAATGATTGAAGTAGTTCCAAAAGGTAGAAAATTTTGTAAGTATATAAAGGGTTCGTTGGATAATATAAACAAAACTGTACTGGAATGCATTTGTAAAAAGTTCTCTGTTGGAGAGTCCGACGCTAAAGATTATTATAATGTATTTATTTCTTCTGAAACAGGCATAAAAGATTTAGTTTGCTTAATTGAAGGATTTGGTTTTTCTGAAAAAGAAGTGGAAAAAATGTTATCATGAAAATTATTGGTGTATCCGGATTTGCTAGAAGTGGTAAAGACTTGTTTACCAGTGTAGCCCAAAACATATTATCTGAACTGGGAATTAAATCGGAAAAGTATGCTTTGGCATATGAACTTAAAAATGATTTAAAAGATCTTATTAAGGAAAAAGTAAATATAGATGTTTTTACAGAAAATACTTCCGAAAAAAGTATTATACGACCTTTATTAGTTGCGTATGGCGATTTAATGCGTAAAACAAGCGAAGGCAAATATTGGACTTCTAAAGTAGAAAACAGAATCGTTGATAGTAAAGCTGACGTGGTATTTATAACAGATATTCGTTATGATGTTTATCCGGAAGACGAATGTACATGGCTACAGAAGAAAATGTCTGGAAAATTAGTTCATATTACAAAATATAAACTGTCACCGATACCTTCAGGCAACCGTTTTAGTAAAAATAAAATTACTAAAATATATGATTCGGCTCCAAATGAACATGAGTTATTAAACAATCCCAAGATTTTGAAACGTGCAGATGTTGCTTTGGAATGGCAAGACTTTTCGGATTATTGTGATATTAAAACACATCCAACAATTCGGACTACTGTATCGGACGTACTAAAAAAGATCAACGTAATTTAAACCGTTTTATTTCGTGATTACTGCCGTGTGTGAAAATGATAATGTCATCGGTTGTTTTTGACTTAAAATATTCTAATAAACCGGTACAATTTGAATTTACAAATTGAATGTATATATTGTTACATTCTTCCGATTTTTGAGCTTTTTTTTGTTTTTGACACGAACAGATTTTACCCACGCTTAATATACAAGAACGCAAATTTGATACGGACGGAATATTATCAGATCCTATAAAATTTAATAATGCTTGTGGTCCACTTATATTCATAATAATTTTTTAACTATTAGGTATAGACTAAGGCTAACGATATAATTTATTGGAAATACCATACTAGCAAACACAAAATGATATTCCAAAACAAATGTTAACAAGTTTACTGAAAACAAAGTGGTCCAAAAACACAAACATATCGGACATGACAGTAGTTTGGTTAAATAACCCGGATACATACCATAAATAAATTCTGGATAAGTAGACATTACATCAATTTCCGATTTATATCTATTAAACTCGTTTACTTTTAATAAATTTCTTGTATTGGTTAAATTAGCAATAGTTACAACAATATCACTTTCAAACCAAACGATCATTATAAATGTTACCCAACATATAATTGGAATATTAAAATCAGTAAAGCTCATATAATTTATAATAGTTTTTCACAATACCAACTATCCTCTATTTTAATTAAATTTTTACTATAATCAGATAGTTTATTTATTTTTAATTTAAACATTTCATATTCAAACTCTCCAATTTGACCACTATCTTCTAACATCAATTGTAACATATTAAAGAATTCAAAACCTTGATTGGTCAATTTAGTCGCGTCAAATTCAATTAATACGTCATTTGTTTTTTGATCGTCATATCTCTTCAATTTCTTTTTAAGATCAAATTTAGTATTTTTTTGTTCTGCTTGAATATAACGTTCATAAGGAACATCGGTATAGATTGAGTCACACCACGGTTCCAATAACATCAATTTATATTCATCACAGTTGCGAACTGTGAATCCTACATCATATCGTTTTGGTACAATAGGCTTCATGGTATCATTATGTTTAACAAAATGACCCCATTTACGAATAAAGTTTCTAGCACTACGGTTGTTTTGAGCTAACCACTCATCGCTTTCTTTACCTACTGTAGTTAGCGTAGGATTATATCTACTACCTCTACAAGTCATGTGATAAACACATCCTTCCCAAGTTTGTACAAACTTATATCCATTCAACAGAAAACGATTAAAGATGTCACTGTCTTCTTTGCTTTGGGGTGCATATAGGTCATCATGGCCACCTATAGACTGAAAATCAGTCTTATAAATGGCCCAAGGCGCAAAAATTCCCTCTGTGGTTTTATCTTTTCTTGTTAAACGGGTATCATTGAACCATTTCAAGAATCCAGCTTCATTAAACTCTTCTGGCTCGGTGCCAAATGCTTGTACAATTTTTTCTGGACCTGGAGGATGTAGAGGTGGTTCGATACGAGTCAAACTAACAATCGTGCCTGGCGCAATATATTTTTCAACATATTTGTCAAAGTTAGGACAAGCATACATATCAGCGTGATATATCATTACTACATCGTTAGTAGCTACTTCATTGATGAGACGATCATATAGGATTGTGTGACCCAATCTGGTTGGTCCATCATTACGAATGAATTTGAAGTGCGGATCTTTTTCTGCGGTTTCTTTACACCATTCTAGTGTGCCGTCATTACTAAAGTCGTCTGCAACACAGATTTCATGTTCTTTGTGACTTAAATTTTTACGAATAGCTTCGTAACTCCATTTAAGATATTTTAGGTTGTTTCTGCTTGGTTGAATAAAACTAATTTTCATATTTAAAACTGTATTTTAATTTGTTCCATCAATTTACTATAATCATGTATACCTGTTTTTACAACACTATTGTCAATTACAGGAATAACATTAGCATTTGATAGCTTACGGAAATAACTATTAGGCCCAAAGTAATTAGGGCGTAATTCTTTTCCTTTATGAATATAACTAATAACGGTGCCTCCGAAAAGTGACGATAATATTGAATTTCCACCACAAACTGTAACAAATTTATCACAATTAGCCATTATTTTTAATTGCGTTTCATTATAACTGTACTTTGATTCTTTGACTAAATCATCGATCAGTATTACGTTATCAAAATATCTACATAAATCGAAGTCAGTTATAGTTCCAATATCTTCCACATTTGCTGTAATATCATGGTACCCTTGTTTTAATGAATTATATTCGTTTTGGTCTATTGTGAATTCTTTTTCTTTATTGGTAGCTCTTTTATAGATTACAATATATCCCTTTTCTTTGAAATAATCAAACATTTTATAGAGACATGGTATATTAAAATAACCTAAAGGAATCTCACCGTGTTCCATATTATATTTGTTTGTTATAAACACTATTGGTTTATCAAATTTATATTCTTCATTTTTATAGTAATCTTTAAATGGAGGACAAATCCATTGACTATAATCTAGAACTCCATTTACCTGATATTGTTCTTGTTCTGTTAGATGATGATACTCTTTGCCCATAACCGCTAGCGAATTGTGGTGTATCCATTTATTTGGAACTCCTACTAAAGCGGCATCATTATCAATTGTTCTAGATAAAAATTCTTCTTTAACATTATCGCAGAAGAAATAATATGGACGCATTCCTTTACTAGTAACAACACCTTCTAATTGTTTATTTTGATGTAACCAATAAGCAAATGGTACTGCTAGTGCTAGTTCAATGCCAAATTCAGGATTTACTTTTAGTATCATATTTACTCACATTTATCATCTAAACAAACGTCTTCTTTTAGTACAGCGGCTGAAGCTAATCTTTTAGAATGTTTTTCAATTACATATTCTGACAGTGGTTCTTCTGATTTTTCCAAACCCAATGCTTTGCGATAACTAATTGATATTGGTCGTCCGTGATCTTTTTCAGCCATTTTATTCTTAGCTGATACTTGGCACATCTTACACATTTCCCACATATCAGACTTTTTATTTATCTGCGCATTTCCTTTTTCATCAACGCCGGACCAATCGGTGAATGAATCGGGTAAAGTTTTTCTATTGTATCCATTTAATTTAAACAATCTCGCAATAGCTGACCCATTTGAACAAGGCCAATATCCATCAAATGAATAATTTACTCCACATCTATTTGGAATATTACACTGTGGTATCATTTCTTGACCGGAGTCATAGGGAGCTACTAAACTACAACGGTGAATCTCACCTTTTTCGTCTAGTGGTGTGAAATTTGTAACGGGTATACCTCTGAAAAAATTTACTCTTGATAAAATTTCTTTTAATGAAATCTGATTAGGCATTTCAAATACAATTTTATCTAAATTATTTATGATTTGATCTTTGGTTACATTGTTTTGATTTATATATTCATTTATTGATCTGAATATCGGATTGATGTGGTCAATATATGCCAATTTTATTTTGTTAATTTTTTCAAATGGAAAATATTTAATAACACGATCTGGTGTATCTAAAGTACCAGCTTTTAACATCTTTGGATGTAAATTTGAAATAATTACGATGTTTGGTACTGGATCTCCCCATAGATTATCACGTAATCTATCTACTATATCTGCTATATTTGGGTGAGTCAAAGGTTCTCCACCAATAATGTGTATACGTTCAATTTTACCTTGTTTCTTACAGTCACTTATTAATTTATCAACGTGATCCATTGTCACATTTGTATTTTCATAGTAATTCAATCCAGCCGCATTATCTTTATCAAATGGATCGATTAATGCATTAAAATTGCTATGTCTGTTGCAGCTTGGACAACTAAAATTACATTGTAATGTAACATCAAATTCTATATTCATACAGTTTTATTTATCATCTTCAGTACTTTAAAAGCCTCCGCATATTTGCATTGAGCTTGTATTCCTCTAAATTTAGCTAGAACTTCTAAATTAGATTTTACATTAAGTCCAACTTTTTCATATTTTGAAATTTGACTTTTGTGACACATAGATGCTTCAATTTTTTTATCAAATGAATTGTCTATATTTTCATAATAATTAATATCCATTTGATTTTCTGTCATTCTCGATATCGGTATTTGTTCATAACAAAATACATTTGGAACATAACGAGCCGCAGCCATCGTAGTTTTAAAAGTTGAAATGTGATCTTGATTCGCGTCACCGGCCCAGTGAGTATAGATCGTATCAACTTTGTGTTTTTTGATCAGACTTTCAAGTTTACTTACAGAGTCAAAACTAAATGGTACGTGTAAATCTTTAAATGGTAAAAATTCTACTTGATCGCACATTAATACATTTGACGCATTAATAGTTTCTAGTTTGTTTTCATCTGCGCTTCTTAATAAAGTTCCATTTGTACCATCTACTGATTCGGTATTAGTCATACATACATAAACCACAAAATCTCCTTTTAATTTGTGATTATAAAGTGTTCCACCGCAACCGAATTCGATGTCATCCGGATGTGCTCCTATTGCCATTACACGTTTCATATTAATTTAAAATTATATTTTTGCTATTTTCTCCTTCATTAAACAATAGATCTATTATACACATATATGGTTTGAAGTCACCATATAATTGTGTATATGTTGGATGATTATAATGTTGCCAGATCAATTCTATATTATTGTCTTTAAATTCTTGTTCATTAATATACCTCATAGATCCTGGTCCTGTACCTGAAATGTATTTGGTAGCATTCAATTTTTTTAATAGATACATTATACGATCTCCGCCAACAACATCAATAGGACATAATTCAGAACAAAACACCACTTCTGTTTTAATATCCATAACATTTAAAAAGTATTTAATCAAAGTGTTGTTTAGATCCGATAATGTTTTGTGATTGGTTTTTAAAATAGATTCTATATCTGAATAATATTTGTTTATATATTTAGATTTTCTATAAAAGTTTTTTATTAGATTTAAATGATTTTCATTCCAACCATTATAATTAACTTCTATTTCATTGAAATTTTTAAATTCACTTTTTCCATTTAATGGCACAGTTAACCATTTAGGATCTCCTTCAGTTTTGATCAAATTTCTGTGACCAAAATGTTGTTTTCCTCTTGGAAATTGAACATTGTCAAAAATAACAAAAATATCACTTTTTGCGATTTTATCAAAAAATCCAAGCCAAGGTAGATAATTGGGTTGATGTATACTTACTATCATACGATTTTATTAATTACATCCGCGACATAATCTACTTGTTCCATCGTCATTTCAACATACATAGGAATAGATAAGTGTCTAGTTAATAATCCATCGGCGGATTTATATGTTTGATTTTTTGTATATGGTTCAAATACTTTTTGTTGATGACAAGCGGGCCAATAAGCATTTGCGGTGGGTATATTATATTCTAAATACAATTTTTTACAAAGTTCCGATCTTTCATTTAAAGTAGTAGATTTTGGTAATTCTATAATGTAATGCCACCATGTATTTACTATGTTACTTGGTACTTCAACGAATTTTATTTTAGGGTTAACGATTTTTTCTCTATATCTTTTTGCTATTATATTTCTCTTTTCGACAAATTGATTGGCTCTTTTTAATTGACTGATGCCTAAAGCTGCAACCATTTCGGTCATTTTATAATTTGACGAGATAAATTCACAACTTACTCCAAAATCTACACCATTTACTGGAGTTGGATTTCTAACAGCCCCGTGATTTCTAAGTGTTTTGCAAGTTTCTGCGAATTTTTCATCATTGGTGGTGATTATTCCACCTTCACCTGTTGTTATAATCTTAGTAGCAAATAATGAGAAACAACCGGCATATCCTAAATTTCCTGAATGAATATTATCAATAGTAGAACCAACGGCGTGAGAAGCATCTTCAAACAATAAAAGGCCGCGTTCGTCACACAATTTCTTGATGTTATAATAATCAGGTGTGATTAGTCCGGCCATATGAACCAACATTACACCAGCGACATCCGAATCTATAGCTTTTTCTATTATTTCCGCATTCAAACAATGTGTATTTTCATCAATATCGACGATTAATGGAATATTGTTGGATCTTACTATAGCACTTACACTAGCTATAAAAGTTTGAGTGGGTACTATGATTTTTTTTCCAACTAAACCAGATGCTCTTAACGCAACTTCTAAACAAGTCCCGCCGGAACAAGTAGCTATAGCGTATTTAGTACCACAATACTTTGCAAATAAATTTTCAAACTCGGATACATACTTTGATTGTACCAGTGCTTCTGTATTCAGAATGTCTGATATTCTTTCTAATATTTCCTTATGATCTTCTTTTGGAATATAAGGTTTTGTTCTTGATAATTTATTCATAACGTATTTTTAATATAGTCAAAAAATTCTGGTAGATTTTCTTTTGTACTTGTAAATTTTCTACCTAACTTTAACGGTGATAATAACAAATGTTCATCTATAAATGGAGACATAGTTCCGTTTTCAACGATATTTGCTTTTTTATTTAAAAACTGGCTTATTTCTTCAATAAGTGTTTTTGAACTATAAACATCTTGATTAACAACGTTGTAACTATCTTTTGTATTAAATTTATTTGTGGTAGACATTTCTACTAGTAAATCAACTATATCATTGACCCAAATAAAACTCAATAGTTTATTACCAGCTCCAGAAACTTCTACTGGTTTGTTATTTACTATATTTCTTATATAATAACTCATTCTGGGTCTGGGACAATCTTGACCGACAATGTATGGTGGTCTTATTACCACGTAGTTTGTATCAATACTTTTGATTATGTTTTCACATTCTGCTTTTTCTACACCATAGTCCCCAAATGCCTTTAATCCTCCAATTGTCATATCTTCATTGTATGATAAACAATTAGAATCCTTATAAGCAGCTGCACTACTTATAAAGATATATTTTTGATCGGGTTTTAACCAACTTTTAAGATGTAAAGCTTGAGATGGTTTGAATAAACAAAAATCTAAAGTTACATTATAATCATTTTCAATTGTCAGTGGATTGTTTCGGTCAAACTTAATTATTTTTACTTTATCTGGACCAGTGCCAGATCTATTGAGAACGGATACACTGGCTAATTTAGTTAACTCATATGCTACTTTTTTTCCAACGAATCTGTTACCACCTATAACCAATATTTTCATTAGATTAATTCTTTGATTTCTTCGATTGTATATTGATCTACCTCATTGCTATAAGGACCATTTTCCAGAATCTTTTCGTGTTTATTTTCTCCTGGTTGCAGTCCAATTATTTTGATATTTGGTCTTGTGTCATTCGGAGAATACTTTTGAATAAGCGCTTCTAGTAGATTTCCAATACTCATGCCTTTCATAGTAGGAACGTATGGAGTGCTATCATTACAATTTTCAAGACAATTATAGATCAAATCAATAGCTTGATCCACCGTCCAGAAGAAACGTGTAGCTTCTGGTTCTGTAACAATTAGATCCTTTCCGTCTTTAATTAGGTCTCGCCATTTACACAACACCGATCCAGTGGAATACAAAACGTTTCCATATCTAACAATTCGATAATCCGTAGTTGGATTTAATTGTTCAAATTGTTTAAACAATCGTTCCATTAACAATTTAGACGCGCCATATACTCCGGACACTTGAGCTGCCTTATCTGTACTAATTCCTATAACAAATTCTAGTTTATGATTCAACGATTCTTCTAAAATATAAAGAGAGCCAAGTGTGTTTGATTTTATACATTCACGTACTTGTTTCTCTGCAATTCCAATATGTTTTGATGCGGCTAGATGAAATACACCATTAACACCGTTCATTGCTTGTTTTACTTCAAATGGATCTGAAATATCACCTGTCAAAATTTCTATTGATGGGAATGACTGTTTGAGATCAATTAATTTTCCTTCGTCTCTAGATAAAACACGCACTTTTGCTCCATCTTTTAGAAGTCTTTGTACGAGTGGTTTTCCTAAAAATCCACTGCCACCTGTGATTAAAAACAACTTATTTTTAAAAATATATTTTTTCATAATTTAGCTACTAAAATTTCTCCTTTTGTCGGTAGATTCTCTTCGTTTATATTTTGATTCAGACTATATATTCTTTTTTGAGTGAAAATTTTGAAGTCTGGATTTATTTCTTTCAATATATTAGATATATCTTCTTTAGAAAGATTTTTAGCCCATCTTTCAAACGAATGATAATCATCTATCAATATAATAATATTTTTATTTCGACAATACTTTTTGATTATTTTCAATTCTTCTAATAAAGGCGCATCTATATTTTGATCGGAAGCTCCGTGTGCATCTAACCAAAAAGTTATATCTTGATATATTTTTTCATTTTCGAAAAAACTATTCAAAAAATCAACAGAATTCTGTTTAAAAATCTTAACCTTGTGATTATTGTATATATTTTTGGCATTTGAGACATACGATTCGTCGATATCACAACTGTATATTTTTTCAAAGCCACAGTCCAATGCTACTTTAATTCCGTATCCCAACCATAAACCTGTTTCTACAAATATATTTTTTTTGTATTGATTTAAAACAATTGGGTATAATGTATTGTATATCATATCTAATTATACATACGATTCAATTCGTCTTAACTTTTTTTTTATTTGATAGATTTTATTACTCCGGTTTTTTCGTCATTTTCTAAAATGAAAGCCGGTCTTTTTACCTTATTAGAAACTTTTTTTATTAACTCCATCTCAGCTTGGCGATTCAGATCGTGAAACATCATATGTACATCCGTATTGAATAAATTTAAGTATGTGTAAAATCCTCCTCGCCCGTAATTACCATTTGGTCCGTCAATAATAATTAAATCATAATTTGGTATATTTTTTAATACAACTGATAATTTATCTGGATCATACCAAGCAACTTGTTTTTCTGAAAACGGAAGACAACTTATACCGTCTGGCGATTTAAAATCTATATCATTATATTCTTTTAATGGTACGTGATAAGCGTTTGGATGATTTAACCACTGTATATTATGTTCGATTGAGTAAACATTATACCAATTTAATAACAGTTTAGATGTAACTCCACATCCAAATTCTAGAATAGAAGACTTTTCGGGCAGTAAATATCTTATTAAATCTACCGCTTGTTCTCCTATTGACCCTTTTATTAACGTTGGATATTTCTGACTAATTTGCATATTACTAAATTGTTAGTTATATAATTTATTATAAGTTTTTTCCATCCAGTGATATGTCAGTTTATTTTCGATATTATTTGGTATAGCGTTAAATTGATATATTCCTTCTATTGATGTAAACAAGAGATCGTCTGCTAGTAAATTTTTACTATGTAAATCTGCCATACAATATCTATATGGTAAAATATTTACTGGTATATTAAACACGTTGTGAACAAAATGATTGATTAACGGTTGATCTGTTCCTGTTTTATATTTTTCTTGTACAAATCTTATTTTTTCTTGATTTTCTAAATAAAAATTTGTGAACGATTTTAGTAACTCCCTATGATTCTTATTTAAGACTATAAATCCAGCATTGAAATATTTCCAAAGATCAAATTTTTGGCCAAATATTTCATGTGCATAATTTTCCATACTTCTAATAGTCCAATCATAACTACCATCTGTATGTGTTACCGTTAATTCACGGTTGGTTAATTTAAAGAAATCTGGACAATTTGGGTGAATTACCGCGTCTGCATCGGTTAGAAGAATTTGATCATATTCGATGCCCGAATTTTCTAATAGATCAAAACAAAAATATCTATAGAAATTTGGCTTCATCACATCGTTTGGGTACAGTTCTTGGTCCAAAACAACTAGTTTATAATCTCTAGCCTCACACCATCTTTTAAAACTTTCTATGCCAAATTTATAAGGCGCGGATCTTGATTCTTTTCCAGGCACCTTCACGGCAGTCATAAATACTATATTTTTCATTTATATCTTTCTTTTATGATATTCCAAGTGTCTTTCATTATACTTTCACGATGTTCAACTGGAAAGCCAGTAAAATGCCATATGTAAGCATATTTAATAAAATACGGCGTTGGATCATTGTTTAATTGCCAATTATGTTTAAACATATCTTTTCGATGTATTGAAATTAAATTCCAACAAGGATCTAAAATTTTTTGTTTTACACTATTCTCAGTTAGATGATAGTTAATCAACGTTTGATCTTTACCCCCTCCTTTATCCCAATTATCTAATTCATTTTTATTTTCGAAATAAAATTTTTGTAATTTATCAAATAAGAATAAATGATCTGACGTAAAAAACATAACGCCGGAATTTATATAATTATCTATATTTAATTTTACATTTGGGAAAAATTTGTTGTATACTAAGATACTGTTGAGTATCCATCTATAATCCGATGTATCGACAACCCCGCAAAATTCATTCTCGTACATTTCAAATATGTTAGGTGCATCCCAACGAATCATAGTGTCAGTATCCACTATTCCTATTTTTTTATATTTTTTGCCAATTTCGACAATGTTTGTTTTGTTCCACATTGCCTTTCCAAATTTCGGATCGCCAACTTTTTCAACAATTAAATCGACATTATTTTTTGAACACCAATATTTCCAAGTATTAATACAATAGTCCGCATAACTACTACATTTCGTCTTGGATTGATTGTGATCTATCGAAACTATATAAATTAGATTGTCCATTTTACGTCGTAGCAGATTTTGATTTTTCCCAATCCTTGTTTTTACGCACAGATAAATTACGTTCCCAAACAGATTTTAATACAAATGGGTCTAATCCTTCCTTTTCGAACGTCTTTATAAATGCGTTTATATCTTTTGGAAAACACGTACCACCAAATCCATAATCACCATCGTGACCAGGAACTTGATAATGACTTATGCCAATTCTACCATCTGACATTACGCCTCCTAAGACTTTATTCCAATTTAATCCTAGTTTATCAGACAAAAGATACATTTCATTGAAAAAAGATACTTTGGTAGCAAAGAATGTATTTGCAAAATACTTAACAAACTCAGATTCATTGCTTGTCATAACATGACAGTTTACGCCTGGAAATCTTTCTTCGTATAATTTTTTAATAACATCCGTTCCATTTTCTTCACTGCCGCCCACAATATTTCTACTAGGCGTAATAAAATCTATCAAAGCAGTTTTAGCAGTTAAAAATTCTGGAGAATGTACAATTTTTAATGGTTTGAATTTCTCACACAAACTTTTTGTTGTGCCTATAGGTACTGTAGATTTAATTACAAATACAGTTTCTGGATTATACGAGTAGGTAATTACATTATTAAAAAAGTTTGTAATGTATGTTATATCACAATCCAACGTATTTTTAAACATGGGGGTAGGTAAACATACAAATACTATTTGTTGATTTATTACATTTTCAAATGTATCTGTTGAACGAGTTTGATCTACATCATAAACTTTAACTTCGTGGTAATAATTAAATCCTTTATTAACAGCATTACCAACAAACCCATTTCCGACTACTCCAATTTTAAATTTGTTCATAAATTTTATTCCATTTTTGTAACCACATATTCTCCGTATATAACTTTCTATAATTATCTTTGCAGACATTAGAACAGTAATTATAAAACTTTTTATCATCTCTCAGTTTAATTGTTAACTGATTTGCTTTTTCTATATCTCCTACATCGACCGATAAATCTGGATGTAAAATTTGTTGTGTGTCTAGTCCTTTATATCCTATACACGGAACGCCTAAATAAGCACAGTTGAGAGCGAATGTGCCAGCTGCATGTGTACGCATTAAGTGTATACCAATATTAAAATTAGCAAGTGTTTTAATCCACTCGTTCCACATCATATATGGCAGATGATGTAAACCTGGGAATTGTTCTTCGTTTTGTATCTTACGTCCCATACTTGGGATGAATATAGGTTTATCAAAATTTCTCGCTACAAAGTAACTATCTACACCACCGTACCAACTACAGAAGTTACCACCTATAATGGGCATGCCATTATTTTCACGGGGTACGTCTTTAATTGTATCTTCGATCATAAGAGATTGCAGATTGAACGTCGGTTTTTTAAATATACCTTTAAAGTATGCAATATCACTTTTATTGTGTGTTAATAGAAAATCCATCTCACTCAGGAAGTTGATATAATTAACTTGATTGATATAATCGTAATCTTGATAATACCAAGTCGGACCTTCCTGCATTACTGTTACTTTTTTGCCAATTGATTTAACTAAATCCAACAATCTTGAACTGTCATAATTTTCTAATTTTTTTGGTAGTATAACAATTACTAAATCGTATCGAGGAACACCTTTAAATGGTTTGCTTAAAATATAGTCTATAGGTAGATGATCAGCATCAAGTGCAATTTGCCACGAAAACTCTGTACGGCAGTTTTCAAATGTTCTTGGTATCTTACCAGTGTGACCGTTTTGACTGACAAAACAAATATTCATAGTTTATTTTTAAAGTCTTCGTATGTATAAAATTTACCGGTGTTATTAAACAGTATATTTAAATTGTGTTGAGACATTTCTTTAAATATCTGCCACCAATCACCTTTTTCTTTTCCACAAAATCCCCTGGGATTATTTTCATTTACAATGTACATTCGCTTGTTCGGATGTCGTCTAGCGTGTACCTTTAAAACATTTTTAAATATAATTTGAATATATTGATCTCCCTGTATCTTCTTAGCCATCAATGATAAACTTTCATCGTCATTGTGTATGAAACAAGGTGGTATATTAACTCCACTTTTAATTAAATCACTTGTTAATACCAAACAAGATCCATCGATTTTTGGATAATTAATTGATTGTATGTCTAATTCTTCTATTTTTGAATTAATTTGATTCATTTGTTCGATTGACATACAAGACTTTGCTTGATTTATATTATCAATGTCTTTATCGTCATATCGATGATTAATAAAATTAGGATGTACGGTTACGTCCCAACTGTTGTCCCACATCTTTCTATCAGCGAAACACGCTATGAATCTGTAAATTTCTTGTTTTCTTACAACGGGCGTTAGTTGTTCCAAAGATACTATAGCTTCTTTAGGAAAAAGACTGTCTGTTTCTCCCCAAATCAAATAGTCGGCTAGATAAGAATATTTAGTGTTAAATTCTCTTCTATAATTTGTTTGTGTATAAAATTCATTGTCATTATCAATAATTTTATAAAATTTATTAAACGTATTAGGTATTCTATGATATTGATCGTTAAATTTTTGTATTAGTTCTTTTTTGTTTATTTTAGTGGTATCTATTTTTTCAAAAAACTGAGAAACATTAAAAGCAAAGTCTAGGTATATATTTGATGGATTGTCTACAGTGGATAATAAATTTAATAAACCATCTATATAAGTTGACATCATTTCTATTTCATAGAACATAACGTGAACTCCAATTGCATATTTTTGCTTTATAACCATATCATTTCTTTTTTAGAACGATTAAAGACCCAGGCCAACCTTCATCAATACATTCTTCTATTATATTGTAGTAATCTAATACAGTTCTGTATCTGATTCTTTCCTTAAAATCGTGTATATACACGATACCATCTTCTGTTAAATAGTCAAGTGCTTTATAAGCACAAAATACTCTTGCTCGTCCATCAACTAATACTTTATTGAATTTTTTATTATGTGTGGATATACTGTTAATATAATTTACGTAGCAATGCCAATCGTCTCCACCGCGTGTTTGAGCATAATATATTCCATCTTTAACCTGTACATTATTGGTTAATTTTAATAAATTTCGAGATTCTTTGTCTAAGTGACTATCCAAATTTATGGGATGATTGGTTACATGTTTATAAATTACATTTTTAATATTTCTATTTGTCAATACATTATTAACAGTATTATACCAGTTAAAATCGTGTTCTACTGAATAGTATTCCTTAACATACTTACAGAAGTTATAGGTACTTCCTCCTGATCCCCACTCAAATACACAATCTGTTGGGGACAGATATTTAATTAAACAATCTATTTGAGTTGCACTCATCATTATCTCTGGATGTTGATCTTTAAATAAGCTCATATTAATTTATAATGTTTCTAACTACGTGCTGTATAATATATTCTGGCGACGACAGTTCGTTAAATGTTTTTCTTTGATTTGAAATTAAATATTCGGATCGATTGTCATAATCAATTAAGTTTGATTCTATAATTTGATTTATATCTGAAAAATCATCTTTGCAATGTAAACAAGATGTGTCTTTATTGTAAATAAACGGACTTGTTTTAATATTTTGTATTGATGGCTTTATAATTACGGTGCCTGTTAATAAACATTCTATTTCTCTAATATTAACTTCGCCGTATCCAAATGGAGAAATACAAAACTTACTATCTGACAAAACATTAAAGTATTCTTCTTTACTTAATTTTCCTGTTTTTTCTGTAGTAATAACATTATATTTAAGTTTGTTTACTTCCTCAAATAATTTTAACCTCGATTTATTATAATAACCATCTGTGCGAATTCCGTGTTCATAATTTTCTTTAGATAATCCAATTAACACAGCAACGTCATATTTTTTATCTTTTTTAATAGTGCCCCAGTTAAACCCACATCCATATGTATTCAACCAATTCGTACCACTGCTTACTAGTTTATCATTTAATAATGATAGATCTTCTTTGTTAATTTTGTATCCACTAATATCTGGACCCCAAAACCATCTTCCATTTGGATAAGGATTTAAATAACTTTCTTTATTTTTGTGTAGGACATTTTTAGCTAGTTTTAAACCAGGAAATTCTTTAAAAACTTCCCATACCCCCAATAATGTAGATGAATCTTGTCCGTCAAATAAAACATACGGTTTATCAAGATTTTTAATAAAATTAATACCAATTTCAATTGACTGATCAAGTGGTAGTTTTTTATTAATAATAGATGCCTGACCTACAAAATATATATCCGCTTTATCTGCGTCTTCTACAAATTCAATTCCATAATCACGAAAAGCTTCAGTTGAATAAAGATACGGTCTAAATGTCGTTTCGTTTCTATGTTTTTCTAATTCTAGAATTTTTATTTTCATATTTTGGAAAATAGGTTGACAAACTCTGAATATTTAAATTCTCATGTTTTCTTAATTCTTAATTGGTCATAAAATATTACTTTATAGTATATCCTTTATTTTCCTCTTGGGTAAATAATTGATTATAATTTATATTTGTTTGTCTTTGTTTTTCTATGCTTTTTTCGTGAATTATAGCATAATCTTTTTGTGGTGGTATAAATGTATAACTTTTATAACCTTCAACTTTTTCATGTAGTCTCCGTTGATATCTAATATTTGAACTATTGCGGTATAAACGTGATTGATAATCAGGAAAATTAATCATTCCATCATGAAGCTGCCATCCCCACATTTGTATATCTTGCTGAGTAACTCCTATAAAATAGTTTAGTCTTGGTAACCATATAACTTCATTTTCATCATTCGATTCTAATATAACATCAATATTTTCAATTAAACCGTCAGTCGGTAATTCGTCTGCATCCAATTGAAATATCCACTTTCCTTTACATAATTCAATTCCATAATTTTTATGAGCGCCATAGTTTTTATCTAACTTATGTTGATAAAAATTTATTTGATTTTTATACTTTTGTATAATTTCAACAGTATCTTGATTATCTGAATAATCATCAAGAAGAATAATTTCATGATTATATTTTTTGTATTTAATTAATTTAGATAATAGTTTTTCTAAACTATCGGTTTCATTGTGACTTGTTACTAAATAAGACAAAAACATATTAAAGAATTTTTAATTTTGGCAAAGTAATTTGATTTGATTCGTTGGATGTGTTAGTCATAGCTTTTAATTTTGGCAGTACAAACTGATTTTGTACAGCAAACTGAGGTACGTACTTGTCAAGTATGTCCCATAAACGTTTGTCCATAGACGGAATACTAAATTTCTCAGCGTTTTCCTTACGTAGAAGTTCGGCATTTTTAGTAAACTTATCACTTTTACGAGCGAAATAAATTTGTTTCATTTTATCTTCTGCTAATGAATAAGCTACTTTGAACCATTTGCTTTCTTTGATAATCCATTGATTGACTGATTTTTTATCTACATCAACAAGAGTACCTGGTAATAAATTAGCATAAGTCGGATTTAGATAATCTAATTGACCACTCCAATTTGGTGCTAATAATGGTTTTCCACTTAGAGTAGCCAATAACAATGGATGTCCATAACCTTCACCGTGAGTAAAAGATACGTGAGCTATAACTTTTTCATGGTTTAACAACGCATTCATTTCTTTTTCACTAAGTTCGCCGTGTAACAAATATACACTTGGTACATTACCGCCAATACTATCACGAATCTTTTTAATCTTACTCAACATGTCGAATCTGTCTACGGTAGAGTAACTATGACCACTCGTTTTAACAATCAAACATGGACGATCATTTTCCGATTGATTTTTGAAGGCACTACAAAATGTTTTGATCAGATTACCAATGTCTTTACGATCATTATACAATCCACCATGAGTCCACTGACCAACAAATAAAAACGCACTAGATTCTTTTATCTTAGATAAAGCATTTTCAACAGTTTGTATTTTATCTTCTGTTTTTTTGAAAATGTTGGTATCGGCCCCCCAAAAACACACTTCAATTGGTTTTTCTACTTGAACAGGAACTTGTTGACCATTTTCTAGTTGTTTGGCCATTTTAATTTCCGAGAAAGTTTTCTTTACATGATTAGATAGACCGATTGTTAAATTCATTTTATTAACGCCTTCGATCCAACTACCGGGTGGAATGGTTGTTTCAATACCAGCCGTCATACCGATATTATATTTGCCAACAGGATGAAATTCTTCTGGAATTGTTAACTGTATAAAAACATCTGGTTGTCTATCTAAGTTTCCTTGAAGAAATTTAGTTGCTAATAATTTATCTTCTGGATCGGTTAAATCTTCAAGAAAACGTTTGCTTTGACAATTGCCCCATCTAGTGGGCGCTATTTTTACATCAAATTTATCATAACGAATAATGCTTTTTGCAACTGTTGTTGCCCAGTCACCATATCCGCTACGGTTAAATACTGGTCCTGAAATTAGACATAGTGGTTTACTCATATTATTTATTAAATTGTTTTGTATCTCGTTCGCTAACTAATTGACTATATTTTTTATTTGGTGTAGGTATTCCTCCCAAACTATTATAGAGTGCTTCCATTTTGCTCATTTGTATCTGAGCTATGTCAGCTTTTTCTCCTTTTTTAACATCTGTACTACCAAATCCACCTTCGCCTCTAGTGGTAGAATCTAATTCATTTACCAATATGAATTCTACATCTTCTACTCTGGTTACTTTGAGTTGACAAATTTTATCGCCTTTTTTATAGATCTTGTTGTTATTAACAATTCCTTCTAATAGACTATCTTTATTAATTTTAAAATCTTCTGGTTGCCATATATATTTGAAACGAAGTAATACTTCTCCGCGATAATCCGCGTCAATCAACCCAATACAATTAGCTAATACTAGATTGTATTTACTCACGCTACTACGAGGAAATGCTAGAATATCATAATCAATAGCGGTATATATAAACCCACTGTATTGTCTTACTTCTTGTACAGCTAGTTTAAGATTTGTTTTATACTGAATATAATCAATTCGTTTATATGTACCGTTGTCATACATTTCTCCAACGATTTCTGGTTCACTTGTAGTAATTACATCATATCCAGTAGCTCGATTCGTACCTTTCTTGGGTAGACGTTCTACATCTTGATAATCTTCGTTTTTTAATACTTGAATTTTCATGAAACTGTTTTCTTAATAGCTTCTAAATTTACAACGTGTAAATCAAATCCCAATTTGCCGTTTGGTAGATTTTTAATATCATAACCATTTTCAGTAAAAATGTCAAATGTTTTAACGGGTGTAAAGTTATTTAATGTGAAATCCATTGCTTTAATAAATTGATCACACATATTTTTACTATTGATTCCGCCTTCGTTTATAGCCCATTTACGACCTTCGACACCATATTGTTCACGTATTTCACTACCAATAACATACCAATACCCAATAGCATCAGCGATATCTTTATAATTAACTAAGTCATCCATGATGTAAGGAGTTGGAGGACTGCCTTGTAGATTTTGTACTTTAGCCCACACAGGCTTTGCCCATACCCCGTGTTTAGTGTATCGTCCTGTAACATTTGTACCGAATTCTAAATTGAATTCTACAGGTTTACCTTCGTCAGTAACAATTCCCAATTGATCTTGTAAACCTCCTGTTACGGTGGCTATTACCGGTGTACCACACATGATACTCTCTGCAATACTTAAACCAAATCCTTCATTTGAACTTACATTCACGGTAACATCTGCTAAGTTATAGAACGCCACCATTTCTTCGGGGGTTCTACGCGTTTCATCTAATACAACTTTATATTCTGGACATATTGCTTGAATTGTAGCTACGAGATCTGTACCGGCTTCACATACTTTGTCTGTATGCATTATCAAAGCACATTTTTTAGCTTCTTCTTGATCAATTGAAGCACAGAATGATTTAAATGCTAGTATTAGATTTGCTGGATGTTTACGATGTGCGTTTCTACTATTGAATGCTACGATAAATTTATATTCTTTATCGCCGAGTAATTCTTTTTTTAATTTTAAAACCGACGAATCTCCTTTTGGTAGCGGTTTAAATTCGTTTGGATTGATACCATGTGGTACATAATGTAATAGATGTTTTTCTTGTACTGGCATAATAAATGTTTCCTAAATTAGTCTGTTAACTTAATACAATTTTCTGGTCCTAACACTTGTTCAACAATATTGTGAGTTTGTTTGCTAATGGAAAACAAAGCATCACAGCTTTGATAAAACGGTTTGTTCCACATTGGGTATGGTAAATCGTCCCATATTGTCAAATATGTTAATGGAATTTTGCTACGAATTTGATGTTCTATATTATAGAGCCAACCCCAAAAACGAGGATCTGTAAAGTGCATAATTGCATCGGGTTTTTCTAATGCCATAATTTGATACAACACTTCTTCATCTCCGTATCCATCCACAGGGTATAGTTTTAGATAATTATCTGTTCTACCATTTAACTTATCACAAGCATCCTTCATATCTACTATCTTTCCTTGTTCAGGATGTTTAATAGCACCGGCAATTTGTACCCAATCATAATGATGAAGTGTGCCTAATACCAATTCTCTACTCATTGTAGCCACACCACTATGCATTCTTAAATCATCGCTCAATAATAATATTTTTTTCTTTTTCATTTAGAATCCTTTGATAATGAAAATGGAGCATTGAAACTTAACCTTTGACAAATACTTTCGCTGATTTCAGAACGAAATTTGGAATCGTTCAAATATCTTTCCAAACATTTATTGACAAAATCTTGAAAAGATATTTTACCTCTTATATTTAGTTCTTTAAACTGGTTATATAACTCTTGGTTAAGTTTTACCGTTGTAACAAATTGATCCATAACATATGTACATATATAGATATACACATATGTATATATTTATTATAATTTAGTGGCTTTACCATCACAGATCTTTTTGTAGTGTACACAGTACTTACAATTCTTTTTACCATTACCAGGTACTTTTATATATTGATTGGTTTCATTGTATGTACCATCTGGATTGAATCCGTAATCTAAAAACTCAATAAAGCTTTGAATACTTTCTTTAATAGCTGTTGGCCCTGCGGTAGGTTTAAATAACTGAATTCTACTTTGTGGAAAACTTACATTTTCGTATAATTTACGTTTGACGATAAAGAACTCTACGTCAATATTATTTAAAGGTACGTTGAATTTTTTACTGTAAACACTCTTGTATAGATGTAACTGCGCAATCTTACTTACATCTTCTTTCATGTAAATATTCCAACCATTGCTTGATGTCTTAAAATCAATGATACGATAGATTTCTTTATTTCGTTCTTTTAACACTATATCAATAAATCCTACAAACTCCACGTTGTTCTTAATAGAAATTTCCAGTGGAATTTCAATACCAACCAATTCATATTCTTTAGTCGGAAAATATTTCAATCTATTAGCACTTTTACAAAAAGTATCGATAATATCATTACCATCAAAAATAAAGTCGGTAAATTCATTATCATCTACATCTTTTACTTTTTTAATTTCTTCATTGAATTTGTCTAAGAACAACTTCTTGACATCCAATGAGTCTGCAATACCTACACCTTCATTATAAAGTGATGTGAGATAAGTTTGAAATGCATGGTGAATGGCAGTTCCAAATGTGGTGTTAATATTATCATCTTTAACCCTAAGATTCTTAACATAATCCAAATACCACTTGTGAGGACATTTTAAAAATGTTGAATATTGACTAAAACTGACTCGTTTCTTTTTTATTTCTTTATTTTCTTCAATTGACATTCTACCATCTTAAAGTATAATTAAGAAAAGTCAATCTATAAAAACTATATATTACATATGAAAAAATTACTAACTATTTTATTGACGGCATTAAATCTACACGCAAACGATCTATTTCTATATGATAAAAACAACGATGTGGAATTGACCGAGGTTATTAACAATAAACTAAACGTTTTGTCCACTATCGCAGGTAAAACATATACAATTACTAACAGTCTCAATATCAATACAACCAACTCTAGTACATCATACATACTACCATATCGTATTTCAGTATTTCAGAAAGAAAACACATCTACATATTTTAATCAAACCAGTACTGAATATGTAAATAATTTTAAATTACCTGAGGTGGTTAAAGTAAAAGATGCAATGTTTAACTTTACCGTCAATGGTGAATTATATTGTGTTAGTGAAAGTACTAATCTAAATACATTACTCACAACACTGTGTAGTGTAACATTTAAACAATCATCATTCTTTGTTAAATCTAATGAGAAGTATACACATTTATATGTGGTTAGTGGCACAGTGACAGTATTGGACAATAAATCAAAGAAGAAGAAAGAATTAAAAGACGGCGATTATTTAGTTGTTACTCCACAAATCGTCATGAGTGCTAGAGAAGCTAGTGTTACTAAGATGGGTAATAGTTTTAGTGTAAAAGAAGTGGAGGATGAAGAAAAAGAAGTTCACATCAAGGAACTTATACTACTTAAATCTAAGTTAGATAACACATTATTTGTAAACTACGGCCAGAACATCTTTGGAATTAAATTAAAATGAAATTAGATCACCTACAGTCTCTTACAGAAGATGAATTAGCAATGTTGTGGTTTTGTATTAATAAGGTAAATCCTCCGGTATTGTCGGGGGAAGAACTTGAACCCTCTTTATTTGTTGCAATTAAACACAAAAGATTGATGGATAGAATATTACAATGTGCACAACATGTAAAAGAAGAACATCACGCTGTTTTTACTGGACTTGTGAATAAATTGAAAGTATGATGGTGTTATCATGTATCAAAATATTTTTATTTCAAAGAAGGACAATACGGTCCATTTGTGGGACGATAAACGTGGATATGTAAAGTTTCCATATCAACCATATGCTTATCGTAAGCGTAAGGGTGGTATGTATAAGAGTATTTATGGCGATGAACTTGAAAAAGTATATAAGTTCAGTCCTAAAGACCCAAGTCTGTTTGAGAGTGATGTTCCAGCCGAAACTCGGGTTTTGATTGATGCCTATGAAGACAGCGATGATTCATCTGTAGGCCATCGTGTTGTTTATTATGACATTGAAGTTAGTACCGAAGGTGGATTTCCAAAGGTAGATGAAGCTGATAAAGAAATTACTGCTATTGCGTTGTATGACGCTGCAGCAGAACAGTATACCGCATTTATCTTGGATAAGGAACATCGTCTAGAAGACTACAAAAAAGAAAATGTAGAAGTTCGTGGATTTCAAGACGAATCAAGTCTACTAATGCACTTTTTGACAAAGTGGGAAGAAATTCAACCAACGATTGCTACTGGATGGAATATTGATGAGTTTGATACTCCTTATGTATTTAATAGAATTAAACGTGTATTGAGTGATCGCGAATCTAAACGATTGAGTCCAATTAATGTTTGTTATAAGAACGATTGGAGTGGTAAGATCGTTGTAGCAGGTGTTTCATTTATTGATTACATGGTCTTGTATAAGAAGTGGAATATCAAGCAAGAACCAAGTTATGCATTGGGTGCAATTGGTAAGAAAGTGGTGGGCATGGAAAAGATTACCTATCGTGGTAGTTTGGATGATTTGTATAAGAGTGATCTAAACAAGTATATTGAATATAACTTAAATGACGTAAAGATCATTGTTGCTCTAGAAAAGAAACTTCAATTTATTGAACAGGCAAGAGCTATCTGTCACAAAGGACATGTACCATATGATTGTTTTACAATGAGTTCACGATTTATTGAAGGTGCTATTCTTATGTATCTTCGTCGTAAGGGTCAAGTAGCTAAAAATAAACCTATTGATGGTAGAGAAGAATATGAAAACCAGATGGAACAAGGAGAAGAGGGATTTGAAGGTGCATATGTTAAAGATCCTGTTCCTGGTCGTTATGATTGGGTCTTTGATTTGGATCTCACATCAATGTATCCGAATATCATCATCAGTCTTAACATTTCACCTGAAACTAAAATAGCTAAAGCTGAGAATTGGGATTTTGAGAAATATATGAAGGGTGAGATTGATACGATTCAAGTTGGGTCAGCTTCATATACAAAAGAACAATTTACTAAATTATTGAAATCTTCCAATTACAGTATTGCTAGTAATGGAGTAATGTACAATCAGTCATTTCAAGGTGTTATTCCTGAAATTCTAGTAAAGTGGTTCGATGAACGTAAAGATCTTCGTAAACTAGCTAAAAAACATGCTGATGCTAAAGAATGGGAAAAATATGAATTTTATGATAGTCGTCAAAAAGTACAAAAAGTATTACTTAATTCAATCTATGGTGTATTGGGCCTACCGATCTTTAGATTTTATGATAAGGATAATGCGAGTGCTGTTACCTTAACTGGTCAAGATATTATTAAGACCGCTAACAAAGCAATCAATCAATATTATAAAAAGACATTAAACGATACTGAAAACAAGGATTATGTTATCTATGTTGATACAGATTCTTGTTTTGCTAGTGCTTTGCCAATCATTAAACACAAAATGCCTGATATTGATCTTAATGATGAAAAACAGATGACCGAGGCTATTTTGAAGGTTTGTACAGAAGCTCAGAAACATGTTAATGACACATTTAACGTAATGGCAGATCGTATGTTTAATGTTCAAAAACATCGGTTTGATGCAAAACAAGAAGTTATTGCAAAGACCAGTTTTTGGCTGGCTAAGAAACGATATGCTCAGTTCATCATCAACAAAGGTGGTATTGAGTGTGATGAATTGGAAGTCAAGGGTATTGACGTTGTACGTACTAGCTTTCCAATTAGGTTTCGTAAGTTTATGGAACAGTTTTTACAGAATATACTTCGTAAAGTTCCTAAAGAAGAAATTGATGAGTCTATTCTTAAGTTTAAGGAGAGTATGACTAGTTATTCGGTTATTGAGATTGCTAAAAATACCAGTGTTAAATTCGTTAGCCAAGATAAGGTAAACGATTATAATCCAAAGAGTAGACATCCGTTTCAAATGATCAAGGGCGCTCCTGCTCAAGTAAAAGCTGGTTGTTATTACAATGATTTGTTGAAGTTGTGGCAATTGGACAATGAGATTCCAGAAATCTTTCATGGTCAGAAAATCAAGTGGGTATATCTAAAGCAAAATCCGTTTGGCATGGAATGTATTGCAATGAAGGCTGACGGTACAGATCCACAACGTATTTTGGAGTTTATTGAACAATATGTTGATAGAGATGCAATGTATGAACAAGAGCTCAAGAGCAAGTTGATTGATTTTTATAATGTGTTGAGTTGGGATTATCCAAATGAAACAGATGCTAAATTAGGAGAATTCTTTAGTTTTTGATTGACATTGAATGATAATATGTTATCATATCTAAATGAAGTCTTCTGCGCAAAAATTAACATTACCTTTAAATGGTGATAAAATATCACTATATACAAAATATCCATCCTATTCTGCTATTGCAGAACAATATCAACGTGTAGTAATAGGACAACGAGGACCATATATAGAATTTACAAAAAATCAAATATGTGACAAACTTTTATATATTCCTAAAAATCAGTTATATCGTTTAAGCGATCCTAAAGTCTACTACATAGAGTTTAGATCTATAGAAAACGATGTGAAAGTTTATTATCAAATGCGAAATGTAGCATATGCCGATTATCTTATAAATCATTTTTATATCTCTCCAATTGATTTATACAAAGAAGATGGTACTAAATGTTTAAATACGGACTTGGTAATTAACGAAAATTTAAATGAATTTTTTGAATTCAAAAATTGACAAAACAAACAATCAGAATTAGAATAATAGAGTATGAAGAAACAAGTAATAAATACGTTTATAGATAAATATTCACTCAACGGATCCATTGAAAGTGTAAAATGGGTTGTTGATACCACCAACAAACAAATCAAAACGTCATCTATTAGCGATGACAAAAATGTTTTGAGTTATGTAGTAATTAAAGACGACGCGGGATTAACCGATAGTGAATTTGGTATTAATGATACGACCAAATTTAAGAAACTGTTGAACGTTCTCTCAGACGATGTTAACGTATCATTTAACAAACGTGACGATAAGATCGTCTCACTTTCACTAAATTGTGAAACGACAGAGGTGCAATATGTTACAGCAGATCTTAATGTAATTCCAAAGGTACCGGATCTAAAGAAGTTGCCTCCGTTCAATTTGGAAATTCCATTAACCAAAGAGTTTGTAACTACATTTGTAAAAGCTAAAAGTGCGTTGAGTGACGTTGATACCATGACTTTTACAAAGGATAAAAAAGATAAGATCAAACTTATAATCGGATACAGTAATGTTAATAGCAATCGTATTAATATTGATGTAAAGCCAGTGGAAGGTAAAGATGGTCTTGTTAAGACTATTCACTTTAGCGCGAAGTATCTTAAAGAAATTCTCACTAGTAACAGTGATTGTGAAAATGCAGTACTTAAGATTAGCGACCAGGGTATTATGCATGTAGAGTTCAATAATGATTTGTTCAATAGCAATTATTATCTAATTGAAATCAAGAGTGTAGATTAATTATGAATTTCTTTGTTGAAGAAAAGTCTGTAAATATAGAACAACACAGTTTATGGGCCGAACGATATCGTCCTGATACTGTAGAAAATTACATTTGTAGTGATCAATTGAGAAGTATCTTGAAGGATTTTATTTCTAAAAAGGACATTCCTCACTTGTTGTTTCATGGAAATGCTGGTACTGGCAAGACTACTCTTGCTAAAATTCTAACGAAAAATATTCCATGTGATGTGATGTATGTAAACGCATCAGATAATACCGGCGTAGACTTCGTTCGTGACAAGATCAGACCGTTTGCTTCTTCAATGGGGTTTTACGATCTTAAGATTGTCATTTTGGACGAATCGGACTATATGTCTGCTGCTTCACAAGCTTCACTTCGCAATCTAATGGAGACGTATAGTAAAACTACACGATTCATTCTTACTTGTAATTACATAGAGAAGATTATTTCTCCACTTATTAGTCGGTGTCAGGTATTTCAGATTGAACCTCCTGCCAAAAAAGATGTAGCACTTTATGCTAAGAATATTTTGGATGAGGAAACGGTTAAGTATGAACTATCCGATTTGAAGATCGTCGTTGATAATTTTTATCCTGATATTCGCAAAATTGTTAACTTTCTTCAACAGAGTTCTACCAACGGATCTTTAAAGTTAGTTAAAACACAAAGTGCTAGTTTTGATCTTAAAAATAAGTTGATTGAACTATTGAAGAATTCAAAGACTAATGGTAAAGTTTTTAACGAAATTCGTCAGTTAATCGCGGATTCTGGAACAAAATCATTTGATGAATTATATAGTGAGTTATATAATAAATGTGGAGAATTTGCTACAGGTAAAGAAATATCTGTGATAATTGAAGTAGCAGAATATATGTATCAAAGCAACATGGTTGTAGACAAAGAAATTACGTTTATGGCATGTATTGCTAAATTAATTAAAACTATTACTAAATGATTAAAAATGTTATAACAACTGAAAATCCGCTTGTTGTTTCACGATCTCGTATAATTCGTCCAGATCAAGTTAGTAAACAAGAAGTAAAAAAATCATTTGATATAACAGAAGACGATGCAATCAAATACATAGGTCAAACCGGTACTAGTGGTTATGCTTGTGCTGCTAAAGGTTATATAGCAGATTACGTATTAAGAGGAATTCCAATAAAATGGGTTCCTCTTAATTTTGATGATAGTACCAATGATAAGACGTATTACGTAGATGCATTAGCGGAGTCGGCAATTCAATCATATAGCTTTAATTTTAATAAAGCAATAATACACTCTACTCCTGATATATGGGAAGGATTTCTCAATGAAAATAAAAAAATACCTTATATTTCTGGATATTGTACGTGGGAAACAAATAAACTACCTGAAAAGTGGGTTGATTGTATTAATTTGGTACCTGAAGTCATGGTGCCCTCCGTCTTTAATAAAGAATGTTTTATTAATTCAGGTGTTAAATCTAACATAACTGTTGTGCCACATATATGGCACCATAAAAAGTTAATTAACAAAGATGGTATTGTTATAAAAGATTATAATGATGTAATAATACCAAAAGATAAGTTTACATTTTATAGTATAGGCGAATTTAATTTTAGAAAAGGAATTGAAGATCTTATAACCGTTTTTGACATTTTTAATGATAAATACGAAGATACACAGTTAGTGTTAAAAATTCATTACAAAGAATATAAAAATAAAAATTATTGTATTGAAAAAGTAAAGTCTTTAACAAATAAGTTAGGTACCAAAATATTTCTTATATTAGATAATATCTCTAATAGAGAAATACTTGCGTTACATAGTTTTGGAGACTGTTATATAAGCCTTAATAAAGGAGAAGGTTTTGGGTTAACAATTTTTGACGCATATAATTTAGGTAAACCAATCATAACAACTGGATATGGTGGTCAAATTGATTATTTAGGAACGGATTATGTTGGGTTGGTTGAATATAAATTAGATAAAGTAAATGGAATGGAGTCGTTTAGTACTAATTATTCTAGTGACCAACAGTGGGCATATCCAAATTTGGAACATACATATGAACTGATGAAATATTGTTATGAAAATTAATTTTAATCAATTAGATGAAAATGGAAAACAAATTTAATTTACGCACGAGATTAATATTTTAATATGAATAAATCTGATAAAATTTACATTGCTGGACACAAAGGCTTAGTTGGAAGTGCTATTTTAAGACTTTTACAAAAAGAAGGATATACTAATTTAGTTTATAAAACTCGTAAGGAATTAGATTTAACTAATCAAGTTGATGTATCAAATTTCTTTAAACGAGAAAAACCTGAATACGTATTTTTAGCAGCTGCTAAGGTAGGTGGTATTCATGCTAACAATACATATCCAGCCGATTTTATTGTAGATAATATTCAAATTCAAACCAATATAATTAAATCTTCATTTGAGAATAATGTTAAGAAACTTTTATTTATGGGCAGCGTGTGTATATATCCAAAATATGCGGATGTGCCCGTTAAAGAAAGTTCTTTATTGACCGGAATGCTTGAACCTACTAACGATGCATATGCAATTGCAAAGATTGCTGGTATTAAAATGTGTCAGTCTTATAGAAAACAATATGGTGTAGACTATATTTCTACTATGCCTTGTAATTTATATGGAGTTAATGATAACTTCCACCCAACCAATTCACATGTATTACCTGCTTTGATTCGTAGATTTCATGAAGCCAAGATTAATAAATTGGATGAGGTAGTTTGTTGGGGAGATGGTAGTGTTAGAAGAGAGTTCATGAATGCCGATGATATAGCAGACGCTTCATTGTTTTTAATTAACAATTATAACTCCGATGAAATAATCAATGTTGGTTATGGAGATGATTATACAATCAAAGAAATTGTTGAAATAATTAAAGATATTGTTGATTATGATGGAAAAATCATATGGGATGTTACAAAGCCAAACGGCACTCCGAAACGATTGTTGGATTCTAGTAAAATATTTAATATGGGATGGAAACCTAAAGTTAATTTGAAGGATGGATTAAAAAATACTTATAATTGGTATATTAATCGGAGTAATACAATATGAATATAGAATACAAATCTCAATATGGACAAGATCAATATATTATTGAAAAATTGTTTGATAGAATGGATTATGGATATTTTGTAGATATAGGTGCTGGCGATGGGATAACAATATCAAACAGTTATATTTTGGAAAAACAATTTAAATGGGATGGTATTTGTTTAGAACCGTCCAGTATAAGTTTTCCAACTCTATTGCAAAATAGAAACTGTAAATGTGATGATACGTTGGTATATAACCATACAGGTACTCAAAAATATTTTGATATAAAAAATACCGGTTACTTTAATGAATATTTTTCGTCAATTAATAAACCGGATGATCATTTTAAAGACTACTCTATTATAGATAAAAAGTGTGACACATTGTACAACGTATTAAATAAATTACAATCGTCAACTATGATTCATTATCTATCAATAGATACAGAGGGAAGTGAACTTGAAATTTTAAAAAATTTTTTTGAAGACGAATATATTAAGGATTCGCGGGCGTGGAAACGTAGAATTTTATCCATAAGTATAGAACATAATTTCAACGAATCGTACAGATCTGAAATTAATGATTTAATGAATTTTTATTTGTACGATAAAGTAAATGAACTAGGAGTTGATGATATATACGTACATAAATTATATTCACATTTAGCAAAATAATTATGAAAAAACACTTGAGAATTTTATATGGATGTGACGATAGATTTGATATTGTTATAAATACAGTTAATGTATGTGAAAAATATTTTGATTCTATCACTATACTTAATTCCGGCCCAGCAGAGTTTTATGAAAAATTAACAAATGCCGTGACTGGAAAAGTTGTTGTAAGGCAACTTAATAAATTTTTAGAAATTGAATCGTGTAGACGAGCGATGGTAGATGACGTACCTGAAAATGAATGGGTATTGTGGCTGGATGCGGATGAAAGACCTTCTCCTGAATTACTAAATGATTTTGACAATGTATTAAATCTCGCAGAAAAAGAAAATTTTAATGTAGTACGGTTTATTTGGTGTGAACATACAGAAGGCGTAATGTGTCCGATTCATCCAAACATTCCGAAAACACATGAAGAATTTGCACAAAACCACGGCGGTCATTATTTCATGCCTTCTAGATTAATAAAAAAACAAAAAAACATGTGTGTGTCTTCTAATTTCGGATCACACGAAACATTTATATTAAAAAATGAGAAACAGATGTATAATTCAAACATCGTATTTCATATGAAATCTCATTTGCAATATCACCAATCAATTGTATTCTCGGGATTTCTAAATCCATTTTCTCACGTTAACTGTGCAAATTTACAAACATTACGAGAGTGTATTGATAGAAAAAAATATATCATGTTGAGAGAATTTCAAAAGAAAACAAATGTATATACATCAAATGATTTTGTTAAAAAAATAAAAATTGAAAAAGATGAAATCTTTATAGAAGATGTTAAAAAGCTATTTTCTTCGTTTAGGGACGCCGATCAATCTGGCCCAAGTAATTCAGATATAACTTTTAATTATATGTTAGATTTTTGTGAAAAATATAATTTAGATGTAGAAAGTCCACATTATCCATGTAATAAAAGTTGTTGTGTTTATAATGGTATACAATTATGAAAAAAGTGTTATTTTATTTTGATTGTCGGCTCTTGACAACGAGAGCTATAGATATTTTAAAATTTTTACATTATAAACTAGACTATGACATATATTTTTATGAATTGGATAATAACTCAATTTGGATATTTAATAATTTATATAACTACTATAGTTACCACATTTGGAATAAAAACGATATAAATCAATTTGAAATTATTTTTTATGATAATACGTCCTGGGAACCAGGAATGTCAAAAATAAATGAATATGCAAAGTCTTTCAAAAATAAGCTTGTTTGTATTAATTATGAAGATGGCCAAGAATTTTATTTACAAAATGTAGAACAATATACAATTGATAAAACATTAATGTTTATTAATAATGCTTTATATATTGATAGAGATCGTTATAATAAACAAATTCACGATAAACTTTTTTTGACTACATCTTATATATCTAATAGTCAGATATTTAAGAATAAAACAATAGATATAAATAATAAAAAATCAAGGATTTATTTTACAGGAAGTTTAACAGGCAATCCTTCCAAACTTACTAATTTTAGTGAATCAGAAAAATATTTTAGATATAATTTAATTAAAAAAATATATAATAATAAAAAATACGATTCATATTTAAAATTTTTTAATTGTGATCCAAGTTATAGAACTTTTTTTAATACCGTTGTAGAGAATGAATTAAAAAGTAATACTGACAAATATTATTCTCCAGAAGAATATTGTAATATGATGGTTGAAAGTATGTTTTGTGTTGCTGTAAAAGGTAATAGTTTTCCTACAAATAGACTTCATGAATCACAAGCTGCTGGATGTATTTCTATAACAAATAATTTTGATAACGAAATTGAAATTTATGGCGTTGGAAAAAATGAAAGTACTTTTTTGGAGATAAAAATTGATCTTTCTGATTTGGAAGAAAAAATTGATTTTTGTTTAAATAATATGGATTTTTCTAAAAATTTAATGATTAACTCTAGAAAAAATTGGGAAATGTATAACATGTTAGACGAAATAGGAATATATACATCTAAAACTTTAATGTATCACTTTGATGGTTTTATAAAATATGGAATTATATGAAAAATACTTTTAATGGATGGTCGGAAATATCAAGTTTTGACTTAGAAAAAGTCATTGATTTAGTATTAACTAATGGAACAACCGATACTATAAAATCAGATATGTGGTTGATACCGTTAATAGGGGAGAAAAACAAATCGTTGTCTATTTTAGATTTTGGATTTGGAATAGGAAGAAATATATTTGAATTTTCTCAAAATTTTCCAAATTGGAAAATTTATGGATATGATAATCCTAATATGATAAATAAATCGGAGGAGTATTCAAAAATAAAATTTAGTAAATCTATTCATGATTATACGAATATCGAACTTTCCTCCGAATGGGAATATATAAAAATGAGAAAATATGATTGTATATACGCAACGCTTGTTTTTCAACATATACTTGAAAAAGATATTAATGCATATTTATCCGATATAAAATTAATGACAAACCGATTAATCGTATCTGGTCGTAGATTTAACGATGATAGTATAAATGGTGTATACAAAAATACGTGGCAAATATTAGAGAATAATGGTTATTATCCATCAAATATAAATGATATTAATTATTCGGTAGAAGGAGATCCAGAAGAACATATAACATGTGTATATGATTTTTGACTTAAAAATTTTAGAAATTGAATTACTTAAAAAATTTAATGGGATTAACAATTATTTTAATCCATCTCATTTTAATGGCAGAACCATATACAGACGAGAGTCTAAATTTGAAGGAAAACTACTGGTAAGTGATATAGTAGATGATCTAGATAGCGTTTTATTACAACATACAGTTGATGACAGTTATCTATGGAGTTATGAAGATGCTAGATTTATAAATGAGAATGAGATAAGTGTGTGTTGTTGTAAACGAGATAAAAATGATATTGAGAAAATAATAAACGTTGAGTACAAAAAGTACAATTTAACTACAAAAGAGTTTACTAATTTTAAAACACAAAATGCTCATTTTGAAAAACATTGGCAATTTTATGGTAATAAAATAATATATCATGTAAATCCATATACAATTATGGATGATAATGAAAATATTATATATAAAAAAGAAATTAATTTACAACCGTGGATTGAAAAATACGGTAATCCTGGTTTAAGTACAAATGTCTTTGAAGTAGATGATATTAAGTATTTATTGTTTCATAGTTATGTATGGTTTAGTCGTCTACATTTTAAATATTTCGTTGGATTGTTGCGGTTAAATTATGATTTGTCTCCGTTAGGATATACATACAAACCCTTATTTGAGGCTAATAGAGAATATAACGATGTCACATTATTAAATGATTTGTGGAGCTGGAGGAAAACCAAACTATGTGAGGTCGTAAAATACGAAGTTATATTTCCTATGAATGTAGTCGTTGATGATAAAAATCTCAATATTTATAGTGGATTAAACGATTGTAGCGCTGTCAATATTAAAATTGATAAACAATTGTTTGTGGATAAGATTAAAAACGAACCTTTTATATTACTATGATTTTAGATTTTAATACTATTATTAGTAAATATAATTTAAAAATAAAAGGAATATTACATATAGGTGCGCACCACGGTCAGGAATACAAATTGTATAAGTCACATAATATAAAAAATTTAATGTTTTTTGAACCTATAAAAAATAATTTTAATGTATTAAAATCATCAGTAGGCAATGAATGTATAATACATAATATAGCATTAGGCAATAAATCGGATTTTATAGAAATGTTTGTTGAAACGGATAATTATGGAATGTCGTCTTCTATTTTAGAGCCTAAATTACACATAACACAATATCCATTTATCAGATTTAATAATCGTGAAATAGTAGAGATTAAAAAATTAGACGATATAACCTTTGATAAAAACAATTTTAATATGATTAATATAGATGTACAGGGGTATGAATTGGAAGTATTTAAAGGTTCGGTTAACGTTTTAAAAAGTATTGATTATATAATAAGTGAAGTGAACATTGATGAATTATACGCTGGGTGTGCTAAATTGAATGAAGTAATGGATTTTTTAAAAATATTTGGATTTGAACTGGTTGAATTAGATATGTCAGGTGAAAATTGGGGTGATGGATTATTTATTAAAAAATAAATTTTATGCATATTATTACACCTTTGTGTTATACTTCAAATGAACGACTGGAATATTTTACACAGTACATACAACATGTTAATAAGTTAAATAATTTAGATAAAATTCATTTTTTATTTTTTGTAGAACCCGACTCTGAAAATATGGTTGCGATGATTCCAAATCATTGGAATAAAACTATATTCAAAAATTATTATAGATTTAAGCCAGCTTTGAATCATTTTGTATCATTCAACTATTGTTTTAATGATTTACAATTAGATTATGTTTTTTTATTGGAAGATGATATAATTTGTTCTCCAGATCTATATGATTTATCTACATACTGTTTACAAAATAATTTATTGAATGATTCATTATTATGTACTTTGAATAAACACGAACTTTTTAATAAGAATGACATATTATATCAAAATAAAGATAGTTCTGTTTTGTTATCATTGACAGGCAACAAATATGTTTCTTGTTGGGGTACTGGTATATCAAAATTATTTTGGGAAAGACATATGTTTAAACAATGGAGAATGGATATAACATTTGACGCTACGATTGACAATCAATCCGAACCTTGTAAAGTGATTTCTCCGTTAGTATCTAGAACTAATCAAATTGGAAAAACGGGATTAAACTATTCAGAAGATCTGTGGAATCTGCATGATTTTGCAAGTGTATCTATACTTGAAAACGTTGTAACATCGTATAAATTGTTTAAACCAAATGAGTAAATTTAAAACACATCAAGAACAAAAGTATATAATTGGATCGGATTATAACATCGCATCGAAAATTAAAGAAACTCAAGTTATAATAGGTAAGAGTGATAGGTATCATGATATAATTGAACTTAAAAAGGTAACAAATATTTTAGAAAATTTAAAAATAAAATATTGGATAGATTATGGAACTTTATTAGGCGCGTATAGAAAAAATAAAGTTATAAAACACGATAATGATTTAGACATCAGCATTTTACTAAATGAAATTGATAGTGAATTTTTATGTGAATCGTTATCTTCCGAGTATTATATTATGCATCACTCTCCAAACCAATATATTTGCATATATCCTAAAAACAATAATGAATTTACAATGGTACATATTGACATATATTTTTGGTATGTGGACTCAAAAATCGTTAAGAGTTGTACGTGGCAGAATATATATACACCAAAATATTTTTATGATGAATTAGAATCTATAGAATTGGAGGGTTTAAAATTTAAATGTCCAAGACATCTACATAAGTACTTACAATTTAGATATGGTGAAGATTTTATGCAAGAAAAACCAAACTTTAGTCCTGATAAAAATATGATTGAAGCAAAGTCTGAGTATACTGTTTATACGTACGGCGTATTTGATATGTTTCATATAGGACATCTAAATTTATTTAAAAAAATTAAAGATAGTTTTCACAAATTGATAGTAGGCGTACATAACGACGACGATGTAATGACTTATAAAAGTAAGCCTATTATTCCATACTCGGAACGGATTGAAATAATTAAATCTTGTAAGTATGTAGATTCTGTATACGAAAATGCTGATTTAATCGTAACCGACGATCTTCTTAATAAACTAAACGCTGACTATGTTGTTGCTGGTAGAGAGAATTTTGAATACATAAATAAGTATTACAAAGTGGACGATTGCAGATTACATCTTATAGAAAGAACTAAACACATTTCATCGTCTAAGATTAAATCTTCTTTAAATACATAATTTATTTATAACTTACATAGTTCCAATTATTTAAAACATAAATATTGCCCATCCAGTCAATATATTCGTGTGGTATAGGACAGTATACATTAGATTTTTGTATTCCTAATAGTCCGATCCACCAACTAAATGTGCCCATACTAAGAATTTTATTGGTAAATCTAGAAGCAAACTTAATAGTATCCGATCTTTTTATATCAATCAATTTAATATTATATTTTTTAATTAAATAATTAATACTTTTGTGAGATGGACTGTCAGTCGTTATATAAATATTTTCTTTTTTATTGATATATTGTATACATTTTTCAAAATAACACAATTTTGTAACAGCCTCTCCGTTATATAAACTTAAAAGATCTCCCAATCTATAGTGAATGATTGTACCTTCAATCGGTTCTTGATCAATTTCAAATAAAGCTTTAAAATCATTTTTATATTTGTATACTATTTCTGCGGTTTGAAAATATCCATCTAATAATAAATTTGATTTTATTTTTTTCAAGTTTGTTATTTCTAAAAAATTGTTGTTATTAACAATAATATCAGATTCAAATTTTGTAATATTAAAATTTTTATTATAATTACACGGATATTCCAACAATTTAGGAGTTACCATCAATCCGTGATTTTTAGATAATATTTGCGCGGCACCATAAATAAACATTTTATTTCCCAATCCTCCTGAATATTTTTCTGGCAAAATTTTAATCATATATTTTTTAAAAAATCAATTAATTGTTTTGAATTTTTGTCTAATATGTGTTTGAATAAAAGTCTTCGTTTTGTTGATGTACCTTTTGGTTTTAAATATTTTATAACATCCGTGTACATGTGCATATTTACATAAAAACTTTTTCGTAATGGAAATTTTTTATTTATATTATCCGAGTTATATTGATAGTTAATATTAATATTTTCTACAGTTGGAATAAAATGTACAAGATCAGTATCTAATTGTTCTTTAAACACAGGTATATCGCTACATATTATTTCAGCTCCTGTAGAAAGTCCTTCAAATAAATAATGACCCCAACTTTCGTATAAACTACAACATATGTGTATATTATGAGAATTTAGTAACTGTATAATCTGTTCTTTAGATTGATATGTATTAATATGATTCACATCTTCATTTACTTTGTATCGATTGTACGGATCTATGAGAGTCAAATTATTTGTCATTGATAATACTAACTCTGTGTTTTTTTGTATTGATCTACCTGCAAAATGTAAATTAAAACGTTTTCTTACTATAGATGGATCATAATAATCAATTGATATAAATGGGATGAATATTACATTATGATACGATGATAACAACTTTTTAGCGTAATTAGATTTACAGATTACATAATCAAATAAATGTAAATTTGATAATTCATTTACTCCCGCCCATTCTTCATTAATAAAGAACACGTTTTTTTTATATAAATTTAACAAATTTATGTCATAATTTTGAATCCATATACCAATGTCCGAAATTTCTAAATTGTCTTCTCCTACAAATTTAACCTTTACATTAGTTGAAATATTATCATGAATCAATTTTTTTAACAGTATAGCATCTGTAACTATACCTACTCCGTTGTTATATGTTAAAATATTAAATGTCACTTATGTATTAATATATATTATTATGATATATTATTCAATCATGATTAATGATGAACTGGAAATGTTACAATTACAATTTGTAATTAATTATCAAAACGTAGATAAATTTATAATAATTGAATCAAATAAAACATTTTCCGGAATGGACAAGCCATATTATTTTTCAGAAAATAGAAAATTATTTAAAAAATATGAAGATAAAATAATTTATTTTAGAATGGAAAATTCAGATAGTGACGAAGATATAGATTTAAAAAATTTGATATCGGCGTATATACCTTATAAAAATAATTGGATACGTGAAAAAAATCAAAGAGAAGGATTTTTGAAAACAATTGCATTCAACGACGACGATTTGATTTTTTTTTCAGATGTGGATGAAATTGTTTTTTTAGATAAAGTACTCGATAAAATAAATTTTGATAAAATAAATTATTTTAATTTAATTAATTGTGTATTTTATGCAAACACGACTAGAATTCCAATTGAATATATAACATACGCTAACTGTTGTTATCCATATAAAATTTATAAAAAATATAAAGATATAATTGATACTCATTTTAATATTAGAAAATTAAATCATATATGTGATGATCATATATCCATAAATAATGCTGGCTATCATTTAAGTTATTGTTATAATTTACATAATAAATTAAATTCGTTTTCACACGGAGAATGTAATAATAATAAAAATTATAAATTTATTTTAGATTCTAAAAATTTAATAAGTGAAAAAAATATAATAGAAATTCCTAATATAATTTCCGATAATATTCCTAAACGATTTATTTATCCAACACCGATGGATTATTTTAAAACAATATATAACGAAAACTTGTGGAAAAATCAAGAAAGTATAAGCGGCGACGGATCAACTTTAAAGTGTGCGACGCCATATTTAAATTTTCTGAATGGATTCTTGAAAGAAAAAAACATCAGAACAATATTAGATGTCGGATGTGGAGATTTTAATTTAATGAAACATATTGATCTTAAAAACATTGATTATTTAGGTATTGATTTAATTGAAGATCTTATTAATAATAACAATTCAAAATTCGCCGATAAAAATATAAAATTTAATCATGTTAAAATTCACGATTTTATATATAATACTCAGTATGATCTTATATTATGTAAAGATGTATTACAACATTGGTCAAATCAAAGCGTTATGTCTTTTTTAAAAAATATAAAAAATTATAAATATTGTTTATTAATTAACGATTATGTAAACGAGGTTTATCACAATAAAAATTATAATGTAGATGTACTTGATAGTGAATACACGGTTGTAGATTTAACAAGTAATCCATACAACGTTGATGGAGAATATATTTTTGAATGGCAGTCGTGTGACGTATTTAAAAAATGCTTTTTATTAAAAAATTTATATGTTTAATTTTTACTCGCAAGCAAATCAGGATGAATTTGTTTATAACATTTTAAATAAACAATCAATTGGTACATTTGTTGATATAGGCTCCAATGACCCTATTAATTTTAATAATTCTTATTTTCTCGAAACTATTGGATGGGATGGCATATGTATTGATTTAGAAAAATATGATTACACTTCAAGGCGTTGTAAATTTTACCAAACGGACGCGTTAAAAATAAATTATCCGGAATTGTTTGAAAAAAATAATGTCCCCTGTGTAATAGATTATTTATCCATAGATATAGATTATTATAGCACCGAATGTTTAAAAAAAATATTATTAGCCACTAACAGATATAAAGTCATAACAATTGAACATGATAGTTATAGATACGACGATTTACTTAAATCTGAACAAAACCGTTTGTTGTTTAACATGGGTTATGATTTGTTATGTGAGAATGTTACATGTGTCCCTTTGAGATCGAATCAATATTTTGAAGACTGGTGGGTTGATTCAAAATATATAGATATGAATTTATATAATAAAATTAAATGTAAAGGAGAGTCTTGTGTAAATATAATAAAAAAGTTTAAATTTTAAGATCTATTAATTTATTATAATTTATATCATAGACTTTTTTCGTATCCGTAATGTATGGAATACATCCTTTTGTAATATGACTCGTTAGTGAAGGTATTGGACTAAAACATTTGTTGAATACGTATAACAAATTAATACCATGTTCGTCGTATACATAATCTTTAATTATACTAAAAGTTCTATTGTGTTCTTTATACAACGACTTAGTGAACGCCAATGTATATGTTGTATTTTTTATGGATCTCCAATGATGGGTATCTGACAATATTATCTGGGAGTCGTATACAAATCTTACGTCATCCTCGTATAGGTTTGGATAATCTATAGGGTGACAAAAATAATTCGGATACTTATTTAAAAATTCTTTAATTTTAATTAAAGAATTATCAAAATGTAAATAATCATCTTCACATATATAAATTTGATCTTGTATTTCATTTGAATTTATATACATTGTAGTTTCATAATTAATCTTAGATGCACTTTTATAATTGAACGTTTTGTACTTATAATTCACCTTATAGTTTTTACATAATTTTTCTAATTGATTGATACAATCTTCTCCGTCACAAAAGAAAACTATTTCATCTTCAGATGTCATTTGTCTTAATAAAGAAGTTAAACATGTAAAAACTAATTCGGAAGTGGAATTTGCTATAGAACAATCTCCGTGTTTTTTTAATCTATAGTCGTATAAACATATTTTATATAGTATTGTCATTCTATTATATTTATAAGTATATGTCAAAATTACAAGAAAATGAACTGGGTGATCGTATGATGCTTGGTACACCTTATGCACAAGGAGGAGCTGTTTCTGGAGCTTCTGATGTTTCAACATTTACCAGTCCAGACGTTGCACAAGATCCCAATCATTTTGGTACATTGATTGATAAAAGCAAAATTACCGCTGGAGCTAAAGATTCCATGTCAAAAATAGCTCCATTTGGTCCATATACAGGTCAAAATCCTCAAGATTATGTTAAAGATGTAGAACAAATCAAATATAAAGTTACTCCCGATGAAATAATTGCTGGTATTGACTATGAAATGAAAAAGTTAGTACTTAAAGATAAACAAGTGGCTAAACAAAATGTCGTGAACAATCTAAAAAAAGACCGTCAATATTATAGTAAACTTCATATGTTGGATATTAAAGATGATGAACCAACAAAACAAGAGGATTATCGTACTCCACAAGAAAAAGCTATTGCTGAAATAATGAGGGATTTACACGAAAAGAAACAACAACGTAGAAATTGGAGTTAATTATGAGAAATTTTGCTAAAGACGGTCCTCCTAAATATCGTAAACCAGAACCACTTCACAAAAACTGGCATTATATAGGTGACGGTAGATTTCATGATCCGAGTCTAGGTAGTGAACCTATGAGAGGTCGTAGGTGGATGATTGATCCTAGTGCAAGTAGTGGTAAGAGTTTTGACAAATTTCAGCAAGGATTAAAAAATGATTGATAATTTAAACAAAAAATTGCCAGGTGGAGTGGGGGATAATACTCCAACCAATCAAGTTGATCCAAATCAACTAAGTATAGGGGTTCAAGTTGAGATGGAACATACAAACGATCCTGAAATTGCGCAATCTATCGCGATGGATCATTTAACTGAAGATCCTGCTTATTATACTAAATTAGTAGCTGCTGGTTTAGCAAGTGAATTTAAACCAAGTACTAGTTCTGGATTCGGAGATCCAAATCAAAGTTTTAATGATGAGGCTAGAACCGGTCGTGGAGGTTTAAAGAAAGGAAATATGCACGGTAAAATTGGAAATACTTCAAATGGTAAAGTGGATGGTAGAAATAGCGAACCAATTATAAATAAAACAATTGATATAGAATTGGAAGAAGCTAAGAAAAAGAAAAAACCAAAACCAACCAATCCAGCACTTTGGGCTAGAGCCAAATCAGCAGCCAGATCCAAATTTGATGTTTATCCTAGTGCTTATGCCAATGCTTTTGCAGCTAAATGGTATAAAAGTAAAGGCGGCGGATGGAGAATGAGTGAAGATTATTCATCAAGCCCAATTAAAGCGGCTGAAGCGCCTTTTCCATCACAAGTGTCACCTGAGGGTCAAGGTACAGGCGGTGGAAGTGGATATGATTTTGTCGGATTTGCAGAAAACAATCAAAAACTTATGAACAAACAAAGACTAAAAGAAGCAATCAAAAAAATTATCAAAGAAGTTGAAGACGAAACAGATGTTAATGCTGAAGAAACAGTCAGTATTACTCTAGATCGTGAATTGGCTCAAAAACTGCATGACTTACTCATGACACAATTACAGCCGGTACAAGATGAAACTCCAGCGGGTCCAGAAGATGACAATGCTGTTGTGCCTTCTGAGGACGACGAACAACCCGTCGCCGCCAACATGAACAGTGATCAATTACCTATACAAGGCGATGAAGAAAGTTCCGTTGACGATGTAACGGACGAAGAATCTGAATCTATGGATGAAGCTAAAAAGAAATGGATTCAAAAAGCGATCAAAAAGCCAGGAGCGCTTCATAAGCAGTTAGGTGTGCCGTCCGGTGAAAAAATACCAAGTGGAAAATTAAAAAGTGCTGCTAAAAAAAGCGGAAAGTTAGGACAACGAGCTAGATTAGCTACCACACTTCGTAAACTAAAAGAAAGTTTGTAATATATAATTTGAACACGTATACTTTAAATATAAATAATAAAGATTATTTGGTGGGGGGGCCTGGTGATTTACTAAGCTCTCCACCGTCTGCACGGGGATTTAGTTTGGGATTGTATGAACCAGGTACAGACGAATATGTTACTATTTTTAAAGCGGTTGAAGAAAATGGTTATGGATTTATAATATATTCAGATGAATCAAATAAACTTATATTAAAAGGACCACTGGGATCCGATCATAAAGAAACTATTTATAATCGTAACGAACAACTTAAAAATATTAGAAACGAAAAGTATTCCGATCAAAATGACTTAATTTTTTTAAGAAAAACGTGTTTGAGTGGTAGATCGTGGTTGGTTAATATTGAAGATGTAAATTATTACTTTGTTGCTATATGGAATTCTTATATCACACAAGATCAATATGATCTCTTAATTCAATATTTGACTAAATTTCCAAAAGGTAGAACTTATATTCAAATGGGTTTATTAGGTACGGGACCACAAAGTGAGTTTAAATTATTTAGTAATTTTGTACCAAAATTTTTTGTTAATAAGACTAAACTGTCAAAGAAAGAAAAAGATTTTGTGCAAACTGCACATCAAAGAATAATGGATTTACCACCAACTTATGCTAAAAAATTACAACAATTGAGACGTATGATAGAAAACAACACTTACACAGACGATCATAGAGCGTATGAAAACTATAAAAAATATGCTTTAAAAATGATTGTCAAACTTGAAAATACTAAAAATATTGGCAAATCTAAAATACCTGTTAAAGATATAGTAACAAAAAGTTCTGTACAAACAATTTTGATTGGTATTGGGAACAAATATCCAAATATACGTAAAAAATTAGAATCTTTGATGGATTATTCGTTTACACACAGCGATTTATTAAAACTACACAATAAAGGTAGAATTGATGCAAAAATTTGGCAAGATACGTCTCTCGACGGAGTTATTGATGAAAAAACAAATAAGATAACACATGGTCAATGGATGGATAATATGTCTACAGGATTTGGAAAAAAGGATCACCCGATTAACGGCGATACAAAACATTTACATCCACTCAAAGTAAAACTAGAAAAGTCAGATGTTGTTACGGATGAGTTGGATGAAAGTTATGATGTTAAAAAGTACTGGGTTACTCCACAAGGTAAAATTGTTGACGCGGGTAATAGTCATGAAGATTGGATTAAAAATAATGACAGACCGTTAATGGGGACCACGTTAGTTGATACTTACGAAAACGCAGTTGCAAAAGGATATGTACGTGTTATATATGACATAGGTTCTGGATTTTTAACACTTTCAAATTTACCCAATTATGATTTTTCAATGTCTAAAATAAACAGAAGTGTTAAACAAGCCATAGAAGATTTTGTAGTAAATAAAGAAATAAGATTAGTAGCCACCGGTAAAGGAAAGTTAATAAAAGATTTTCAATTTAGTTTTGCTGAACAATTAGAATTAGCCGAACAAATTTTGAACTCTAAAAAACTTGAAGAAGGTTGGAAAGATTGGGTTGCGGCAGGGGCAATAGGATTGGGTGCTTTAAGTGGAAGTCCAACATTGACAGCTAAACAATCTGTTAAACCGGCTATAACACAACAATCTTCAAAACTCAAATCATCCGAATCATCATTGTTGAATAAAAAAACTAGCGACTATATTGGTCAGTGGGAAGGTAAACGTAATACCATGTATTTGGATACTGAAAAGAAGCCTACGATTGGCATTGGACATTATTTGACAAATACACAACAAGATCGTGACTTGTTCAATACATTATTTGGTAATGATGTAAATTATGATTTAATTTTAAAAGGCAAACAAAAACTTACAGACGATCAAATTGAAAAATTATTTAATGTAGATGTAAAAGTAAAAGAAAAGTTAGCAAGTAAAAAAATCAGTAATTTTTCATCATTTCCACAATATGTTAAAAACGCAATTATTAACGCATTTTATCGTGGGGATATGGGTCCAAAAACAATTAGATTAATGAATAACGGCGATTGGAATGCAGCCGCTAAAGAATATTTAAATCACCAAAATGCCCGTAGTGGACCAGAACAAATTCAACGTCGTATGAAGACAAATGCTTTAGCGTTTGTTCAATATGCTAAAAATAAAAACGAATACTTTGGGTTTAATTATTACTTTTAATTATGGAGGAATGGCCAACAATAAACGCGGGTAACTTACAAGCTATGATGGTAATGCGTCAACAGAGTGCGCCTGCGCCTGCTAGTAATGGTTTTGATCCGTATCAAGCTATGTTGAGACGTAAACAGTCAAATATACAGGATGAAACAGGATATATTAATACTCCAACTCAAGAATACGATCCTAAAGATATTCAAGAATTAGAAGAGTTTTGTACCAAGTACGGTATTGTCGGATTTAACTTCGGTACGATGAATCCGAAATCTGCTTTAAGAATGCTTAAAGGACGTATGGGCGTTAGAGAAGAAAAGATTACTCCTAAAACTATGTTATTTGGATAACAAAACCCCCCTCTGATCAGAGGGGGTTGTTTTTTTATTTTTCTAAACTAAACTTTGGTTGTTTTAATTCGGATGGCAATAGTTCCTCCAACGGCGCCATACAGTTTACACAATATGGTATTGTAATTGGTACCAATGCGTCTTTATCTGTACCGGCCAGAATTTTACTTACTTTTCTAAATATAACTCCGTTTTGAAATACTTCGCCTTTACAATCTGTACATTGTACTGGTTGTGTATCTTTCAATCCAAAATTAACATTTGGAGATTGATTCATTCCTTGTATTTTGTTGTTAAACATAACTTATATTCCTTTTCTTTTTTGATTTTTTAAATCGGTTTCCCATAGTATTGTAACACGGTATCCTAAATTTTCAAGATATTCTTTTATCTCTATAGAATATTGTGTTTTTTCATATAATCTTTTAAAGCTTCTTCAATTGCAGATTCAGCTAAAACACTACAATGAATTTTTTGTGGCATATTTGTTTTCCAATTTTCTGCACCGCCAAGTGCATCTAATACTTCATCGTTTGAAAAATTTTTTAATTCTTCAACCGTTCTTCCTTTAATTAAACTCATAGCCATATCGGCAGCGGAAATAGCTGTACCACATCCAAATATTTTCGCCTTTGCGTCTAATACTTTATGTGTATCTGGATCTATTTTTAGTGTTATACGAAGAACATCGCCACAAGCTGCTGCCCCAACCTCCGCAATTGCGTCTGGATTTTCAATATCTCCAACATTTTGTGGATTAATAAATCTATCCATTACCTTTTCATTATATAATAGACTATCACTCATATACTGTATAATTACAATCCGATTTGATTCAAATCGTGAATTACCATCTTTTGTACAAGTTGTTCAAACGAAGTCTTCGGCGACCATTTTAGTTCGTTTCTAGCTTTTGTACTATCACCCAACAATAATTCTACCTCTGCCGGTCTGTAGAATTTTGGGTTGATTTTGACCAATACAGATGAAACGGGATCATATTTTATAGCGTCTTGTGTAGTAATACTAAATTCTGCCAGTTCAGCTTCACCGTGCCACCCACCATCAATATCTGCTGCTTTAAAAGCATACCAAACAAATTCTGCAATAGTATGTGTTTCATTACTGGATAGTACATATTCATTTGGTTTTTCTTGATTCAACATCTTCCAAATACCATCAACAAAGTCTTCGGCGTCACTCCAATCTCTTCTTGCTTTTACGTTACCAAGTTCAATAGGTTCAAATGATTTACCTTCTAATATAGCTTTTTTGATTCTAGCTACACCCTTGGTAATTTTACGAGTAACAAATTCTTCTCCCCTGCGGGTACCTTCGTGGTTGAATAATAATCCTTGAACAGCATATAAATTATAAGATTCTCTATAGACTTTAACTAATTGTCTAGCAGCTGATTTGCTAGCACCATACGGACTGCGAGGTTTTGATGGATGATTTTCGTCTTGTGGAGTATAAGCTACATTACCATATTCTTCACTACTTCCAGCATTGTAAAATCTACAAGTGGGTTTATGTTGACGAATCGCTTCCAAGATGTGAATTACACTTGTGGTATTACATTCCCACGTTTGAGATGGAAAATCCCAACTACTACCTACAAATGTTTGAGCAGCTAAATTTATAAAATAGTCAGGCTTTATCGTTTCAATCACTTTATAAATACTATGCGCGTCACTTAAATCAAAATTTATTAATTTGAAACGAAGTTCGTTTTCTAAATGTTTGATGTTTTCGTGATTCTTAATACTTAGTCGTCTTGCTCCTCCTATTATAAAATAATTTGTATTTTTTAATAAAAAATCAACCATGTGACTACCATCTTGTCCCGTAACGCCGGTAATAAATACAACATTTTTATCTTTAACTAAAGTTGCAACGTCATTAATATTTAATATTTCCATAAGCTTCATTAAAATCCTGGTTCTTCATTTTCACCCTCTTCATCTAAATAGTCATCATCCGATTCTTGACCAATATTATATTTTTCTTTAAATTTTGTCATGTCATCGTTTGTTATTTTTAATAAGTGTAGTACAGCTTGTATTAAAAATATAACATGTTCTTTTGTAAAATTATTTAACTTACACGTAGCTACAATTTTATTAGCAATAATTAGTATAGTTTGTTGAACTTTTGGTTGTATTATAAGTTTTTTATCAGATATATCCGAACACATACCAGGAATACTATTTTTATTAATATAACGTTCTGTTAAATTTTTGATTTCTTTATCAATTTCACGATCTATTTTCTTAGGATCTATGTTTTGTTTTTCCAATTTTTTACGTATGTTGGATATTTGAGATTGTTTTATTTTTTTAGCAATATCAAATGAAACTAATACGTTGTATTTTGATAATAAATGTTGGTATTGATCCATGTTAAAATCTAGGTTTTAATATTTTTTTACTGTCCTGCAAAGTATCCGGATCAAAAATTTTTGGTCCTTTGCTTATATATCCTTTACCACTTGTGAAAGTACAATTATAACAAAATAATTTCATATTTTCTAATTTGTGATTATGTTTATTACCATCTTCAAAATTGAGTAATAATGGCAATTTACCGTCTATTCTTCTTTCGTGAAATCCACACTGTTCACACTCTGACTTTTTTATACCAGATCTTATCAACTTATCTTTCAATCTATGTATTGGAAAATCGGGATGTTTACCATCTAAAATATCATTTATTGGATATTTTCCTACATGTGGATTGCTTAAACTTCTCGGAGCTTTTGTACCTTTAACTGCTGGCCACCCTTTTGTTACGTGTATACCGTATTTTTTAGCATGTGTTTTGAATGTATTGTAACTAACCCCTAAAAGTCTAGCTGCCATTTTAGCGGACGGTGCTCTGTCAATAACTTCTTGAATTTCAAACTGAGTAATTGGTTTACTATATCTACCAAGATTGGGTCGTTTAGGATATATCTGATCTGCAAATTGTTTTTCTAAATGAGGAATAGTTATGCCTTTAGACCGTAATTCTTTAAATTCGTCAAGTTCTTTTTTTACATCCTGACCTAAATTATTTAGTGATATTAGTTGTTCTACTTTTGCTTTGAGTGCATCAAGTTCCTCTAACCTTTTTACAATCTGTTGTTGATCAAATATGTCGTTCATTAGAATTTAGATGATGATAACGGTTCCATTGCAAGATCTACTTCGGTGGATTCATAAAATTTTAAACGTAAAAATTCAGCTCTGTTATGATATCCAGCATTTAATAATACTTTATATGTGTTAACAATTTTTTCTTTACAGTTTTTACGTTTTAAACTTTTAACAAACATTATTGGATTAACATTGAAATCACTGTTTTGTTTTAGATTTTTTACTTTATTTTCAATACACCGCGTACACGCTTCTATGTGTGGATCGTCAAATATTTCTTCGTTGATACTAACTGTCATAGACCAGTCTGCCGATTTTACTAAATATTTGTTATTTTGTTTAGACATAATTCATATCTCCATCGTTAAGTAAATCTAAGTTAGCCAACTTTTGATTTACACTATTACACACTTTTTCTTCGACTGTGCCTGACACAAACACAATCTTCTGTATACTCTTACTCTTCGCACTATCACGCCAAACTCTACCCGTTGCCTGTCTCATATTGACAGCTGAGTAAGATGGACTAATCAAAGCCAAACGAGGATACTTGCCAGTAACATCGTGTAAACTTAAACCAGCACCACCGGCGGCGAGATTTATTAATATAACCCTTTGTTTATCTGCCTGAAAATCATCTATGTTTTGTTGACGAGCTTTTGCATATTTAGCTTCACCATTAACAATACACTTAGTGTTTAACCGTTGACTAAGTGCTTCAATAGTCTCTGAGAAATTTAAAAATACAACAACACTCATGTTGTTTTCTAGAGCTTCTTCTACCATTTCAACAAACAATGGTACTTTAATCATTTCCACCGTTTGTCGTGCACGTAATATAGCTGTTAGTTCGTTACTCTTTTTATCTTTCTTTAAAAGTTTTTCAATCTTCAACAATTCAAGTTGCATTTCTTCATATGCTGAATTAATCTTGTCTTGATCTTCTTTTTCCATTTCATAACATTCCGCGATAATTTGACTTTCTGGGAAGTTAGGAATAGTGTCACGATTGAGACGAACACCTCTATTAACAAATATGTCATTGCTTAATTTCTTTAAAGCATCTATATTACCACGAAACTCCAGTCCGAATCTACCTCTAGTAACACCATGTGCATATGCCCATTCGTAATATTGTTTATTATTTTTGAATAGTTGAATACATTGTCCTACAGTACGCAGTTCAAGTGGATTAGTAGCCATGGTAGCACTACAAAACAACATCTTGTAACCTTGTTTGAGTGCTGCCATACACATTTCACTGTTTTTGGTTTTGGCATTCTTCAACTTTTGTGCTTCGTCCCATACAATAAGAGTGTTTTTTGGAATCTTCCAAACGAATTCTTTACGATGGGTATCTCTACGTTTTACATATGAAGCAAACATATTGTCTGTCTTACCTGTACGTAGAGCTTCATAGTTGGTAATACCCACACATTTACCCCACATTTTAAAGTGGTTCTTGATAACTCTTTTCCAACTTTCTTTTACTGCTTTAGGACATACTATCATAATGTCCATATTGAGTTCTCTAGCTACAGCTGTAGCTGTATATGTATTATGAGTTATAGTAAAATCTTCTAAGAGATACCTATTGTTTCCGTCTAATGTAAATCCAAAATACTCTCCTTTTCCTCTTGGTAAAATTTTAAATCCACTAGATAATACTGATTTTTTTTGTTTTCTGTCGGTAGATTTTTTACGACTTAATAGGATAGGTAAATCATGTGCGCCTGATATTTGTATTTTATAATAAATTTCTCCGTTTACTCCAAAATTATTATTTTTAGAAATTTTATTAGATTCACTTACTTTATATCCAAGTGATCTAGCTAATTCAATTATATCATTTTTAAGGCGACACCATTTAGTTATTATTCCATAACATCCGTTGGTATCTTTCCATCCATCAGAATCAATAAGTCCTGCTAATAAGTGTTTTCTGACTACAATGTCGTTTATCAAGAAATCTCTAGGTATAAATTTTTCTCTGTTTATTCCAAAACCATATTTTTTAAATTCTTGCCACAAATTATTATTGCCTAATTTTTTACTTCTTAAGTAATAGGTATTACAATTATTATTAATACGATCCTTTGATTTATATATTCTGACATTCAAATTTAAATTTTTTTCAAAATTATATAAATAATTAATGATTGGTAAATCATCACGATGTGTGGTAATGGATAATGAGTTCCACGTTCCGTCTCCAATCCACAATCCCATAAGATATGGTTCAACATTTGTTTTTTTGTATGGATAATTTACAATTGCTCTTCGGAGAGTCCAGTTATGTCTGTTTGTTTTGTATTTAGACAAAAAATCTTTCACAGATATTTCTATCGTTTGTTTTCTAGCTTTATAATCTAAAACGAGTATATGTTCACTATTACATCCCCATGTTATTCCACCATTGGTTGGAACGATTTCATACATTTCGTCTACGCCATTAGCTAATGATAAAACTTTTCTGGAAGTAGAATCATCTCCCATCAGTTTGTCACCCACCACAATGTCCTCTACATTTTTGATAGAACCGTCAAACATTCTTATTTTGGTACCTCTAGAATGACATTTTCCTATGCCAACGTCACTTCCATCTACGCCAGCCCCCCACTTTTTGATCGACGATACTATCTTACTTACCGCGTCAACTTGCCAAGGACGTAATCCGTCTGGATTTTTAACTTCGTAATCCGGAAGCGATTCATCTACTTTTTGTTTGGGTTTTTTTGGATCTTTGAATAGGGTGGGATTATCTTTGGTTTCTGTAAGAACCCATTCATTTTCTCTTTTTATTACACCATATCCTTTGCTCTTTAAAGCAAGTTTGTTTACTTTCCAGTAATTGAAGAATTGGTTTAGGTAAACGGTACCGATTATCCATTCACGTTGAAATGTTACATCGCCATTTTTTTCTACTTGAACTGGATCTGACCACTTGATATCCAAGTTAATCATATATCAATCACCCATTTCTTTACGATATTTTAGATTTCTAGCTAATTCATGAATGTTGGTGCGTATCATTCTACCATCTTTTTTTATGGCCCCCACTTCAAAGTGATCACTCATAGTGGTTGTGAAGTTTATACCCTGTGGATCATCATATCCATGTCCAAGAGTTTCCATCTCAAACATTAGTTCTTTACGACTTTTCTTAAGTTTTTTACGACAGAGATTTTCTAGATAACCGACTACTTCATTTGGATCGGTAAATGTGATAACTTTGTTTATGGTTGTATCTTTAATATAGTAACTCATATGTTTATACTTTACTATATAACTATTGTACAATCAATCACTTATAATATTTTAATTTGATACCATTGGAACTTTTGAATATATGTTACGTTCTGTTTGACTACGTATAGTTTCAAAATATTGTATTATATGATTTACAACTACATCGGCAATACTTTCTAACCAATCGTCAATTTTAAATTCAGTTGTACTTACTCCGCCGTGTATAGGTTTTAAATGACCGTCATTAAATTCTTGTTTTAAAAATCGTATTAAATCTTGTTTTAAACCTTCTTTTTGTGCTATTACAAATATCTCACTCAACGATTCTTTATAACTGACTCTGACGGGGGATTTTCCTTTACCACCACTACCTTTTTCTCCTCTTCCAGCATCACGTTGAGCGGATTTTTTTCTCTTAACCCAATTTGCTATAGCTTTTTTGCCACCTTTTGCTCTTAATCTAGCAGCATATTTTTTACCTAAACAAGCGCTATAACTACTACCTTGTTTAGCGTCACCACATTTACCTGCTTTTTTACCACTACTGTCATAACGATCCCACCCCCCACCACTTGAACTGCCTACAGGTCCTTTGCCAAACCAAGCACGTAATCCGCCACGATATGCTTCTAATAAAAATTTATTGTATTGGTCCACATACAATAAATATAAATAAAAAAAGATATAACCCGAAGATTATATCTTTTTGTGTTAAACACTCATTAAAAAGTGTTCCCAGTCTTTGTGTTTTGCTTCACGTATCAAGGCTGATACTGGTACTGGATTTGGAACGGTTGGGTTTTTTATTAATTTCAACCCAGCTTCGTTGTTCATACGATTACCCTTTTTTGAGTTAACATCTTTAGAACATAACACCAAATTTGTCCATGTATCTTCTCCGCCTCTACTACGAGGTATAATGTGGTCAACTGTAGCATTGTTTCTGTCTATTTTTTTACCGGTATATTGACACATACCATTGTCACGGGTGTATATAGCATCTTTGCTAGGCTTTCCTTTAAATGACTTAACAGGCATTTTGTTGAAATTTGTAGCAATGATAACAGTTGGTACACGAATAGACATGTGAGCGGAGTGTATAACAAGATCCCAACTACGAATCGGCAGTTTAATCCACTCACTCCAACTCACCGGATTCATAGCTGAAGGTTCTGATAGATTAGGTTCTCCGTTACTATCTAATGTGTAATCAATGTCTAATGCAAGGCTTGTTGGTTTACCGTCTGCTTCTGATCCGCAAAGATCTATAATAGCATCTTTTACGGTCTTAAAACCTACTGGTTGCCAACTTTTATTAAGATTTAAACATATCAATTTATTAGCAATTGTGCTCATAACTATGATATAACTATACTACGTTTTTAAAAAAAGTCAAGAGATTTTCTTCGGGTTCTAAACTTTCATCTAATCTACCCTTTACGATTTCAAGGTCACACTTGAACCACTCATTTTTTATTTCAGTGGCGAAATATTTAAGTTTTTCTGCTATTTTCTTTTCGGCTTTATAACAATCCGGATGATGTATAAAATACTCTATTTTATAATTACGAAGAGGTGATGATGTTTGATAATTACGTAAACGAGCTTTTATATCATTTGTTACTCCTACTTTGTAATAACCAGGAAAATTATTATTACTTATGATATAAACATATCCTTCTTTAGATAATCTCGTCGGCGAGTCCATAACGAATTGCGTCTTCGGCGTTTAAATAAATGTCTCTTTTTAGTAAAGTGTTTAGTTCATCTTCACTAAATTTGGTGTGTTTTAAATAAACATTTTTGATAATTTTCATCACTAAATCCATGTTTTGTTTTTCGTCATTAAAATCTTCGTATGTACCTTCAAACCAACTTCTTACTTGGTGTATTAGTAATATACTATTTTTGCGAATATATCTTTTATGACAACAAACACTAATAAGAGTACTAGCACTAGCGACTAATCCTTCAGCATATGAATGTACAGGAACTTTTGATGATGTAATTCGGTCAACGATACTTAATGCGCCAAATACTTCTCCACCATCACTGTTGATGTGTAATTTTATATGAGGAGTTTCTTGTAAATCAAAATTAATTTTTGTTATTAAAAGTTGTCTAGACAGATCGTTTAATGATTTATTTAAAATAAAGACAGATTCATTGTTAACGTCGTTGTAAAAGTACAATTCGTTATTGTCTATTATAGATATGAACTTTTGTTTATCGGTAGAAATGTCTTCGTCTTGTGATTTAAATGTTAGTTTTTTCGTCATAGTTTTTTAATAATGTTCGTAACTCTTCGTCGTCGACAAAGTTAAAGTCTTTTTTATTTGGTGTTAATTCTTCACGTAGTACCTGTATGTATCCTTTTTTATTATATCCAACATTGGTTGTATGACCTGTTTTTTCACATATATAACCGGATATAAATTCTGTAAATTCTATTATTGATCTTATATGTTCGTTACCACCTTCGTAATAGAATCGTAATGTGCCAAATTTTTGTTTTACTTGTAATGTTACAAACTGTTTTACAGGTTGGTAATATTGTGGGTTTTTACAAGACATTTCATTTTGTTGTGTAATATACATTTCAAGATATCTACTCAACCATAATATTATTTTAAACCACCCATCACCACATTCAAATTCAAAATTTTTTGGGTATAATATTGGAAATTTTTTCTTTAAATAATCTTGTAACTCAATTTTCATTTTCAATATATAGTTTTGAATTTACAAATATTTTAATGAATTTTTTTTATATTTACGTGTTGTTATTTTTATGTTATATTTATAGTAAATGAATCTTACAATCAAAAAGAGGGGGTTAATAAACGGTATTCGTTTTGAAATAAAAGATACTAATACTATAAAAATTTGGAAACCGGAAGGTGTACGTTTTGTTGATTTTAAAAGTAGATGTGATTGTATAGTTCGTTATATTATAGACGAAGCGTTATTTGATAAGAAAAATTGCAAAGTAGAAGTTGTTACTTAATTTTTGTTATATTTATATTATATATGATAGTAACTAATTTATTGACATTGCACAATCAACTTAAAATTAACCACTGGCAAACAGAAAGTTATGCTCAACATCAAGCATTTGGAGATACATACGGTGATTTAACTGATAAGATAGACGAATTTGTTGAGACGTTTATGGGAAAATATGGCCGAATTGAAAGTCGTGAAGGTTTTAAAATTGAATTAAGTAACTATAATAATAACGGCGTAGTTGATTTTATTGATCAATATATTAATTATTTAGTAAATGATTTGCCTAAAGATCTTGAAGAAACTGATACTGATTTATTAAATATACGAGATGAAATGTTGGGTAGTTTGAATAAACTTAAATATTTACTAACATTAACCTAATATGGATAGTATAAATAAATATATAGTAGTTAAATTTCTGAAATTTGTAAATGACGAATTGTCTTTAAATCAACCATTTAAAGTTAAGTTGGTTACTCAACGAGACGGAGATTTAAAAACTTATGCTTATTATGATCCAAATAACGGATTAATTAAAGTATATTGTAAAAATAGAGGAATGGCAGATGTTTTAAGAAGTATAGCTCACGAATTAATTCATCATCATCAAAATCAGTCTGGTAAACTAGATCAACCTACACAAGATATAGGTGGAGAAATTGAAGACGAAGCAAATAGTGTTGCGGGTCAATTAGTTAAAAAATTCGGATATGCGAATCCCAAATTAGCTATTTATACAAATACTTTATAAATAACTTTGTATCGTTTTTTCAAGCGAATCATCAAAGTTAAGTAGATTGTTTTTTGGTATTTCCGATAAGTTATAATCTGTGTGTCCTTTTCTGTCTTCTATGTGTTCATACCAATTATCCAATATATTATCATTCGTTAGTTTTGTATATATGTGTTTTATCTTGTGTATTAAATCATAATTACTTATATAGTTCTCGCCCAATATAATATGTCTCGGTTGATTGTTTTGATTAAATAAAATTTCGGTTATTCTGTCAACGTGATCTTCCACATACAACCAATTCCGAATATTTTTGCCTTTGCCATATAATTTGATTTTGTTTTTGTTTTTTAAATTATTAACACATGTAGGTATAAATTTATCTAAAGATTGTCTCGGTCCAAAATTGTTACTACAGTTAGTAGTTATTACATTTAGTCCATAACAATTTGAATAATACTGACAAAAATATTCATTCGTTGTTTTACATATAGCATACGGATTTTTGGGTTGATAATTTAAATCCGATTTGTTAATGTTGTTACCAAAGACTTCGTATGTAGATATATTTATTATTTTTTTAACACGTGAATTTTTAAAACATTCTAATAAATTTACCAAGCTTGTTATGTTTGATTTTACAAATAAACTGGGATGTTTTATGGAGTCATCTATATTACTGTATGAAGCGAAATGTATTACATGATCAATTTCAAGATTTAACAATATGTTTTTTTTATCTATTACACGTTCGTCCGATAAGTCCAAATTAAGTTCTTTGTATTTTTCGTTGTACTGATACGGTAAAGATGTTGGTCTTGGTTTACGACTTATATTGTATATACATGAAAAATTTTTATTATTTATGTTTTTTTCAATGAAATGAGATCCTATAAATCCGTTGCCTCCTGTAACTAATAGATTCATGTTATAGATAACTTTGTATTGTTATTTTTAACGATTGTTTAAAATCGCTTAATTTTAAATCGGGAAATTGTTGTTTTAGTTCCCAATTATTGATGGAATATCTTAAATCGTGACCTTTACGATCATCTACATACTGAAACCATTTCCAATCCACATTTGTCGTTGTTAGTTCCTCATATGCTTCTTTGATACAATGAATCAACTCATAGTTTGATATTTCGTTATCTCCTCCTATCAAATACTGACTCCCAACGATACCTTCTTCTAGAATACGTATAATTGCGTTAACGTGGTCTTTTACATAAATCCAATCTCTTACGTTGGAACCATTGCCATATAGAGGTATAGTTTCTTTGTTTTTTAATTTATTAATTGATAATGGTATTAATTTTTCCGGAAATTGTCGAGGGCCAAAATTGTTGCTACAGTTAGTAATTATTGCCGGAAACTTGTAAGTTTTTACATAACTTCTTACTAATAAGTCACTTGCAGCTTTACTAGCAGCATACGGACTGTTGGGTTTGTAAGGACTGTCTATATCAAATGGTCCTTCTTTGTAATTTAGGCTACCAAACACTTCGTCCGTTGAGATGTGAATAAATTTTTTAATATTTGAATCTTTAAAAAACTCTAATAAATTAAAAGTACCTACTATATTTGTGTCAATAAACTTTCGTGGTGTTGTAATTGAGTTATCTACGTGAGACTCAGCCGCAAAATGAACAACATAATCTAAATCTAGAGATTCAAAATAATATTTTTGATTTAAATATGAATGTGATATGTCTATTTTTAATTTTTGATAACGACTGTCTTTATCAAATGGTAAGTTCTTGTTTGCAGCATACGTATCTATATCTAGATTGTAAAGTTTGACAACATCATTTCTTTTAAAAAGTTCTTCTATAAAATGACTGCCTATAAATCCATTACCTCCTGTTACTAATATATTCATTTAAAATCCTCTTTTTACATTATATTCAAACGGAAAATTATTTTTCTTAAGATAATTAGAGATTACAGATTTGTATTCAGCATTTTTTAAATTGTGATTTAGATTTAAAAATTCTTGAACTAATAATTTATCTAAAAATGGGTATCTTATTTCCAGTCCATACGACCCCCCGACATATTCTTCTTTTGCTATGTATGATTCCATCGTAGAATTATAAAAACTGTTCCATGGAAATATTGAAGATAGATCGTGTGGAAACAGACCGCCGAAGTTGGAATGATTATAATATTTAATTCCATTAAAACCATAATCTGAAATAATTTCATCAGCTCCTACGCTTGATAAACATATTAAACAATTATCCACTTTAGCTAAAGAACATACCGACGAGAACCAATTGGACCCACCATCTTGTGATAATTTTATTCGTTCTTTGTAATCCGAAGAAGAACTATTAATTGTGTAAAAAAATTCTTCGGTATTTTTGTTTATGTAATTATTGTGAGTATTATATAATTCTTCGTTTTTGTTAATTTTAGTAAATTTTATGTTATTGTTTTGAATTATTTCAAAACGTTTGTTTAAAACATCGTCATTTTCATTTCCTATTACACTATATACGTTAAATTTTTTATATTGTTTTAATAATTCACAACAAATAGCACCACTATCATATCCACTACTCAATCCAATAAATAAGTTTTTGTTTGTTAGTGTTCGTTTTTGTATTGATTTTTCAAATGCAAATATCCAGTCATCATATGAATTTTTGTATTGGGTTATATTAAAAGTGTAAACAGACTTTATTTCTTTTACAGTTAGAGTTTGTAGATCAATAACTAAACACTTGTTTTTTTCAAAAGATTTTATATCGGAAAATCCTAAATCTTGTAACGGCGTTTTGAATGTGCTTATACCAATGTATTTGTTTTCAATAGAATAAAATAAAGGTTTGGTCTTGAAAATATCGGATGATACCACTAGAATTTGTTTTTTTAAATCCAGCAAACAAACAGAAAACTCGCCATCCAAATAATTTACAAAATTACTACCATGTTCTATATAAGATTCAGCGATATAATGTGTATCGTTTAAATACAAATTTCTGTCATAATTATATATTTCGCCGTTAAATAATAGACATATATCATTTTTTTCAAATGGTTGTAACACAGTATTTTCTGTTATGCCTAACAGATAATGTATTAACGTATATGGATGTGAGTATAATACAGAGTGACTATCCGGTCCTCGGTTAATTAAAAATTTGTTATGACGTACATCACCGTTAACAGTTTTATTTGTGAATAAAAAACTACACATTATAAATAATTGTTTTTTTGTAAAACGTATATCCTTCGTTTTTTATAACCAAAACTATTGGTTCTTTTTTCGTTATACTGTTGGTGCTTAACCAGTATGTTATATTTTTATCTAAACCATTAAAGGTTGTTTCAAATTCTAAATTATTATTTTTGTCTATTATTTGTACAACGATATTATTTTCAATTGTTTCATCTATATTTAGGTTTAAGCAATCGTTAAAGACTGTTACTTTTATTTTTAAATTTGACAATATCAAAGCTTTTTGAAAGTCAGTTATGTATTTGTATGTACCACTATTAAAGTGTACTATACTTGGAAATGTTTGACCGTCAAAATAATTATATAAAACTTTTCCGTTTTCAAATCTCAAAAAGTCCTTTTCAACTCTAAAATGGTTGAAAAACACATATGGGTATATGTCTATTTTATAATCATCGTTATCATTTTTGACGAAATCTATAGTAGCTGCTCCTTGATCACTTTTGCTTAAAAACGTAAAATCGGCTAAATTTGAAGGGGGGAATTCTTTTTTTTCTAAAATCTCTTTCCATCTGTACAATCTGTATAACAATTGATTTTTGAATCCCATCATAACACCCGCGCACGGAAACTTAAACATATCTTTTTGATTTAATTTGTTTGATGGATAGTAACCAGATTTAATGTAGTTGTTCACCTTTTCACTTACATTATTAATAAGACTATCATATGGCCAACAAAAAGATTCTCCTGATATCAAAACTTTAGCATTTGTTTTTAAGAATTTTTCTATTATAGTTTGTTCGTCGTCTAATACTATACAATCAAACGCGTCCATAAATAATATTAAATCATCGGCTCGACACGATTCAACATATTCAATCATGGGTAAAAGTTTTGAATAATATGATCCGTCAAAACGTTTATTATTTACTACTACCACAAAAGGCAGCTTATTTTTATTTACGGATTTAAACAATTCATCAAAACCAAACGCCTTTTCGTTATTACGAAATTCTGAATTTAGTACAGTAAACACTTTTAGTTTCATATATTATAATCTAGTAACTTGCTTAAGTATTGTTTATATTCACATTCATTCAAATTGTTTATTAAATTATATAGTTGTGCTTTATTTATTAAGTTACGTTTAAAACACTGTTCTTCTATACAACCAATCTTTATTCCCTGTCTAGATTGAATTGAGTATATATAAGTACTACTTTCAAAAAGAGTTTCAGTTGTACCGGCATCGAACCAAGCAGATCCTCTAGCAAATTTTATAGCGGTTAATTCATTATTTTCAAGATATTTTAAATTCAAATCAGTAATTTCCAGTTCACCTCTTTTTGAAGGCTTAAGAGTCTTAGCATATTCCACCACTTTATTATTATAAAAATAAAGACCCGGTACAGCAAATTTGCTTTTAGGATTAGAAGGTTTTTCCTCTATACTTATAACTTTGTCATCTTTATCAAATTCAACCACTCCATAGTTTTTTGGATTATTTACTTCATATCCAAATATAACCGCTCCTGTTAAAGATGCTTTAATTCTTGGCATGCCGTGAAAAATATTGTCACCTAAAATAAGAGCTACGTTGTCATCGCCGATAAAGTCGTCCGCAATAATAAAACTTTCAGCGATTCCTTTAGGTTTATACTGTACTCTATATGTTATTTTTATACCAAATTGACTACCATCACCGAATAACTTTTCATAAGAAGACAGATATTCAGGTGAGGATATTATACAAAACTCCGTTATTCCACAAGACAATAACGTGCAAATTGGGTAATATATCATAGGTTTATCGTAAACAGGTAATAATTGTTTGTTTACCGTTGATGTTAGTGGATATAGCCTACTCCCAGTACCTCCTGATAAAATAATACCTTTCATTTAAAATATATATTTTTTATTTCAGATAACAAATTTTTATATCTTGACTTTTAAAAATATAGAAAGTATAATGCTTTTATTAGTAAGCGCTTAGTTGCTTGATGTGCCTATTAAAATATAATAATTAAAATATAATATTTGCTTAATATAAGTTAAAAATAGTTAATTAATATGGGAATGTTTGATGACATAGTATGTAAATATCCTCTTCCACTGCCAGAAGATAACAAAGGCTTTAAGTCTAATGGGTTTCAAACCAAAGACTTAAATAACGCTTTAGATCTTTATGAAATTCGTGAAGATGGTACATTGTGGTTATTTGAGTGTGAACGTGAGTACACAGTAGGTGATCCCAATGGAGTTACGTTCAGCGAACGATTCGGAGAAGTAAAACAAATTAACAAACGATGGACTCATGTAAAGTTGACCAAAACAATCAATATGTACACTTACCAACACGGTGAAGATGATTACGATTATTGGGTTGAATTTACAATTGAATTTGTTGGTGGTTTTATTAATAAAATTGAGCTCAAAAAGTTTGAAGCTAATGACAATAAAGAAAGAAAAGAAAATCTAAGACTTCATATTGAAGAACTTAAACGAAGAAAAGAGTTTGAGTCCACCGTATTTTATAAACTAATTGGCAAACCATACAATAAAACTATTTGGTTTATTGCATGTGTATTAAACAGTGTTGGATCTTTTATAACTGACATTGGTTATAAATTTTACAGGAATATAAAGATATGAAAGAAGATTCTGTGTTTTTAATGTGTGATTGTCACTCTCACGCTCTTTACGTTGAAAAATTTGAAGATGAAGAAGAAGTATGTATTAGTTTGTTTGAACTGGGTTACAACGGCAAAAAAATGACAGTCTTTGAAAGACTAAGGTGGTGTTATAGAATTATTATACATGGACATCCGTGGACAGATAGTGTTATTCTGAATAAAGAAAACCAAATCAAATTAAAGAATTTTTTAAAATGAACCTTCTCAACAAAACAAAGACATATTTGGTAGGACACATGCAATACCACAACGGAACTGTATGGAGACAATATGTACGAACTGAACTACAAAAGTTAAATATTACGGTATTTGATCCGTATGATAAACCTTTTATTAAAGACGTTGAAGAAGGCGACTCCATACGAGTTGATTTAAAAACTCGTATGGAAAATGAACAGTATGATGATGTGCAAAAAATCATGCGGGAAATACGTATATATGACTTAAATTTAGTGGATCGTAGTGATTTTATCATAGCACATATTATACCGGAAGTTGCGAGTTGGGGTAGTGCAGAGGAATTGGTTACCGCTAATAGAGAGAAAAAGCCAATATTTTTAAGTGTTGAAGGCGGCAAACAAAAATGTCCGCTATGGTTATTAGGAACAATTCCACATCGTTACGTCTATAATAACATAGACGAAATATTAACCACCATAAAAAAATTAGATTCTGGCGAACTTACAATGGACAGTAATCGCTGGAGACTGCTCAAGGAACAATACAGATGAATACTTCAATTTCAGAATTTGAAAGACAAAAACCCATAATTACTATGCAGAAGTTAAACGAATTAAGCAAACGTATTACGGACGAACGTATTAAAACTGAAATTCTATATAAAGATAGAATAAGAAGTCTAAATGAAATAGACGAACTGTTAAAAGATGTTAAAAAAAGTTTCTTAAAAGGTGAGTGATGAAATTCAAAAATTTTGAGGGTAAAGAATATACTGTTAATTATAACAAACTCAATGCCAGATTAAATGCCTCGGGATTGTGTGATAATCCAACAATTAAAAAACATCCCACAATCATAGTAGATCCCACATTAAAACCTCGTAGACAGCTAAATGTTTTAATTGAAGAAGTATTTCATGCACATCTTTATGATTTGCCAGAAAAGAAAGCGCGTAAATTTGCCGCTAACCTCGGTAAATTGATATATAACCGTTTTATTAAAAAATGAAAAAGATTATAAATACATTAATTGGACTAGTCGGAGGTGTTATATTCTCAATACTATTAATATCAGTACTTACTGTATTCTTTGTGGTATTACTTCCGTTTCTATTTTATTTCACAGTAAGAGAAGTACTTAAATATTTAACAACAACCAAATAATATGAACAAAATAAGCAAAAACATCATACTAACATACGCAAAAGGTATTCGTACAATTCAGTCCGAACAAATTGATCCGTACCTAAAACTAATTGAAGATGAATTAATCAAGGTATATCCGGAACTAAAAGATCGAGATGATAATGCTTTGAATTGGACATTTGATATAATGAATGCCGAATCAAACGCTGAAGTCGTAGAAACTTTAGAAAGACTTAACAAAATAATCAACGATGAACGTGTAAGCAAATGGACTTGTAATTATTGTGGTAAAAATACATATAACGATGACGTTGAATATCTTTTTGGTACAAATCACATCAGTTGTGCTCTGACAGAAGATATTAAAAATAGATCACACAGCGACCCAGATTACAACTTAAATCCTGAACTTAGAAAAATTAGTGATCTTGAAAATGAACTAAGACATACAAAACGAGAACTTCAAAACTTGGAATTAAAACTTGAACATCTAAGACGAGATTATCATCACGAACCAACTAATTAAAACAACAAGCGTACTCAAGGTACGCTTTTTTTGTTGACTACCCCCCGATATCGTGTATACTTGTTATATATGATTAAATGTGGCTGTGGAAACGAAATTCATCCTGAACGATATGAACTTGGTTACAAGATTTGTTTGTCATGTGGCGAACAATCCGCAGCAAAACAAAGACCATATGGTTATTTACATTTTGGTCACAAAACAGCTGGTAGTATTGTAATTACTTCTAAAAAAGCTTTTGAGAATTATTCTAAAGTTTCATATCGTAAAGGAAAAGCCAGTAATATGGCATATGCAAGTCGTTTGAGTACATCTTTTTAATATTTATATAATATGACAGCAACATTCTATAAAACCGTATATCAACGTAAATTTGATGAACTTCCACGATGGAAACAGCTGGCAATCGTAGAAGATAGTGGACGCAATCATTGGAGTGGAATTCTTACCGATTTTATTAAATCTGTAATTGAAGAAGCTGAAAAAGAATACGCTAACTCCAAAACACGGAACGAAATTGCACCATTGGAACCTACACCCGAAACATCCGTTAAAGACAAAAAAATTACGAAGAAAAAAAGTTGACTTTTTATAAAGTGAGTGGTATAGTAATTTTACTATGAATGTTTTGGATCACTTAAAGTCTTCGTCTGTTGACGATATTAAGACTTATTGTAAGAGTACTAGTATCAATGCCGGTGTAGCCATGATGCACGTTAATGGCGACTTTAATCTATCTACGTTGGTTCGAAATGCCAATTTTTTCGGCTTTAAGGAAGCTTTTTATGTTGGAGGCAGCAAGCAGTGGGATCGTCGTGGTACCGTAGGTACACATCATTATACAGATTTGAAGCACATTAAGACAGAAGAAGATTTTGTATCTTATGTACGGTTAAACAATTATACTTTGATTGCTATTGAAAATAATATTCCTGAGTATGATAACAAGACGTGTAACCTATTCAGTTATAATTGTTTTGATAGTTCTTGTTATCCAATGTTTATTTTTGGCGAAGAAAAGTGCGGTTTGAGTAATTATATGCTTGATCAAAGTGATATGATTATCACTATTCCAGCGTATGGTAGTGTACGTTCACTTAACGTAGGTACTACTAGTGGCATTGTAATGAGTTTTTATCGCAATTTCGTAGACAACAACTAAAATATATAAAATATGAGTACTAAGTATGTAATGGACAATAACAACCGCAACATTGGTTATACCAAAGATATGGGATCTGTAATTTATGCCCACGATAAAACTGGAAAAAATGTTGGTTATTATAATCCAACCAGCAACACTACGTTTGATCGTAATGGCAAGCGTTATGGTAACGGCAATTTGACCGAATCGTTGGTTTTTGAAGCTTCAAAATCTTCAAAATAATTTTGAAAAAGAACGTTGACATTTTCAAAATCAGTGGTAAGATGAATTTGTAGTCGGTAAATAAAACAATAAAACAAACAATAAAACAAAAAATAAAAAACATGAACACAAGCAAGACTGGCCGTAAGGCAATCACCGTAGTTGAAATCACTGATCGTAACTTCACGATTGTTGATCTTAGTAACCTCAACTCCACAGTCAAAACTCCTACGCTACGAATGCACGTTAAACGTAATCTAGCTAACGGTCGTTATACTGTTGCGGGCTCTCAGAAGACCGGTAAACGTGGTAAGCCTAGTACGGTATACACTTACAATACAACCGAAACTAAAGCTGTTTCTGCTTAAATTGGATATAATCGGGGATAGGTAAATAATATCTATCTATCCCCGAGTTAACAACTATTTATTACTAAAAGTAGTATATGGGAAAGTCATTCAAAGATCGTCGTTCGCGTAACGAAGGAAATTGGCGAAATAAGACAACTAAAAAGTCTAACAAAAAGTGGCAAACTACAGATAGTAAACCCAATCGTTATAATTCAAAATATGAAGACGAAGACTACTCAAACGGTTATTAATAACCTAAAAGGTAAAATTGCTGAACGTAAACTGCAACTCACAGATCTATACGCACAGTATTATTATAAATCCGCTATCAAACAGGCTGTAGATGAAAAGATTGGTGTTGAACCAAATCGTGATCTACTACGTTACGTTGAAGGAAACTAAAAAATTAAAAATAAAGGTTATATGAAGAATACTACACTCAAGCAGTTGGTACGTGACCGTGATGGTCAGCCCCGTGGAATGGTTGTTGCCACAGTTATTGATGGCACGGTTCGTCTAGGATGGAGTCATACCAATACAAAAGCAGGTGACCGTTTTGATAAACGTAAAGCACTAACTATCGCTCTAGGTCGTGCTGAAAACGGTTGGGGGCCAACCACAGTCGTGCCAGTAAGTACCCGCAAAGTTCTTAATAAAATGGCAGAACGTGCTGTACGTTATTACAAGAATGTGCCGGTAACCCTAACCTAATACTTATATTCATGGACAGATATATTAACAACAACTTTTTCGGATCCGTAGACGATCTACTAAATCATTGTACACACCTAGATGTAGATAAAATTGAACAACAAGTCAAAGCTGAAGAAAAAGAAGAATGTATTCGGGTTATTATGAAAGAACTTGAATGTAATGAGTTTGAAGCGGGTGTAATCTATAATGAAATTGCCTTGGTAGAAGTTAAAGAAACAGTTGACAAGATGGTAGCAGATGGTCTATTATATATGTCAGGTCATACTGAAGATGGAGAACCACTGTTCAGTCTAACTGAGCTTGGTAAAGCTGTTCGTGACAAAATGAATAAAGACAAGTAGATTGTCTAATGCTAGCTCCGGTACTGGCGGGGTCTTCTAAGCCCTAAGTGCATAAATGGATGAAAATGGGGGTTCAAGTCCCTCTCGGAGCGCCATTTTTTTGTAATTTATTCAATATATTTTATATTTATAAGTTACCTCAAAACTTTTGAAAAAAAGTTCTCGATCTTTGAAAACTTAGTGGTAAGATAAAGAAGTAGTAAGTGATGGTTCTTTTAAGCATGGTGGGAGAAGCACTCCTCTAGAACATCTACGTATGGCGGAACTGCCTCGGCCTTTAACCGAAGGGGGTCACCAACAAAGAACATCGCTGTTGACAAAAGAAGAAAATGTGGTAGGATAAAAAAGTAACGGAGATGAAACTGAAGTTCATCTTAAAAGAGTGACTAGGAACCGAATCCGTAACTTAGTTCTTTAAAAA